TTTCTTTTTCTTCAAGAAGAGGATTTATCATAGTAATAATGCCTTCACGTATTCTTGCACCATATTCCTGCGCCGTTGTATTTTCGTCTCCTAACCCACAACTTAAGTAATGAGAAAGGTTAGATAAAACATCCATTGCTGCATCTCTTTGGTTGCAAATTTTATTAACTTCCAGCATATTTTCTACTGCAAGAGTATCGTATTTCCGCTTTGCTTCGTCACGCTCTGCAATTAACCTGCATTCCCGTTCGCCAGAGATACCTAGCAATCTAGCCTGTTCCAATGATTCTTCTAGTGCATCGTCTCGCTCACGTTCCAAATTAATACACTTTGTAGCCCACTCTTCGACATCTAAGGCACTAACATAATGTGGTGTGTCGCTCATTTTAAATTTAAATTCAAAAATGCTTCTTCTTTTTGTTTTGCCATTTCCATCCAAGCTTTCTGTCTCTCTTGAGACTCTTTATTTGCTTTAGGAGTATCACAAAGCTTCCAAAACGCATTGTTAATTACTTGTTGTTGTTTTTTGTCGGAAAGCTCTCCGTTGCCAATTCGGTGGCTATAACTCCAATCATCAGCATTCTCAACTAACTCTGCAATACCTCCGTGGTTACCTGAGATAATGAACATATTAATCCTGTGCAAAAAGAACTCGTATTGGTTTACCTTCTGTCTGAGTGTTGGCGTCTTCATGTAGTTAATATTAGTGGAATTGTTAGGACAGGGCAAGCTTTTTTATCAATTTTCCTGTTTCATCATACATATAATCCTCAATCATATTACCTACAACTTCTAAAGAATCAAGTTCTATATTAGAAAATAGATGATGCCAATCTACAACATAAGCACATAGATCATAGCTGTATTGTACTTCTCCCATTATTTCAATACCTAAACCATATATGCCTTTTACTACGTCTCTCTCATAAATTTCACGCATGTTCTTATCCCGAATACCAATAAACTGGTAAAGATGTTCATAAGCAATTCTATATTCACTTGCTGTCATATTAGAAAGATCAAAGTATTCAAACTTTTTTTCTTTAGAATCCCAAACTTTAAATTTTTTATTATTCATTTTTCTTTTTGAATTTTATTAAAAAGACTTCTTCAATCCCCTTTTTCCAAGCTTCAGAAAATTTGGATGATTTTCCACTTCGGTTGCTAAATTTTTAGCACCTTTAAGTTTTTTTAGTTCTTTGCTCATGTAGGTAATATTAGAGATTATTTCTGGAACTGTCAATCTTTATTTTCATCTTCTCCAAAAATTAATTTGTGCAATCTATCTAAACCTTCTTGATGAACTTCCCATTCCTTTTTAAGACCCAAACAATAGCAAATCTTTTCTGCTAAAGGATAAAGAAAGTCTTGTTCGTATTTCAAGTATACATAAAGATAATAAGGTTTTTTAGTCTTAAACAATCTCATTAACCACATGATTATATTTGCAATCAATTCAGAGAATCTAAATAAACCCCCTACTATTACATGAGATACTATTTTTTGTTTGAGTGTCATCATTACATTAATTCTTTTGGTGGAAAATCATCTTCTAATTCAATCCAGCCTTGAAATTCATCTGGATTTTCATTGTAATATTCTGTGTTACAAATTTGCCATTTCGGAATATATGTATTTGATTCACAATAATTCTCATCCTTCCAAAGAGCAAGAACTACATTTGTGTAACCATTTACTTCTCTAATTTCTGGAAGTCTATCGGTAATAATATCTGATCGTTTAATTTTCATATTAAGGACTAGTCGTAATTGGATATGGATAATTCTTCGGCCAATCTATTTTTTCTTTATTACGAAACTTAGAAGGTTCAAATGATGTAGGAAGTAATGGTGAGCTATTTTTCTCGTCCAGCAAATTCAAACCATCCACAATTCTTTTGAGGTTGGAAAGCGTATACATATTAATCGATCCTTCAGAAGCAATTTTTCCTTCACCCAAAGTATAAGGATGTACTTCAGAAGACCAACCAAATTTTGGAACACTAAAATTAAGTTCTGCTCTCAAACAAAGTTTCCATCGTTCTCCGTTATAGATTTCCAAGAAGTATGTTGGTCTATTTTTGCAATGAATTACGTCAGAAGGATAAATTCCACTTTGTTTGGTTTTGGTTTTTCTTCTTTAAATTCTGATTTATTATGATATTCTCCAAAAGAATTCCAATCTTCTTCTGTCATTTTTTGATCAACTTCATCGTAGAAGATCATTTTGTCTTTTGTAATTTCGTACTCTTCGCATTCCTTTTCTATTGCATCTGCTTCTTGTTGCTCATATGATACTTCGTCAACTGGAGTTTGTTTATTTTTTAAAGTGTCTAATACGATAATATCTGCTACCTTGTACCAATCGTTTGTTTTATTAGAAGAATGTTCAAGACAGACATATTCACCTGAATCAGAAAATTCTGAAATAATTGCTTCCCATTGAAGAGTTTGACGGCATTTATGACAGTATAAAATTCTTGTATTTTCTTTGTAATCTTTAATGTTTTTTGATCCTGTTGTTTTCATAATTTATTTCAAAAAGTATAACACACTAAAATATATTGTCACACAAAAGGAATACCAGCAAAGAAACATAAAAACGATGCTATTGCTAAGATTGGATTGCCAAAAGTTCCTTCTTTAGATCCCTTGGCACACATTAAGCCAAAGATAAAAACTAAAATTGTTGCAACAATAGGAAACCAAATTGCTGAGAATGTAATAGTCATGAATTATTTTTTAAAGGGACAATCACTCAACCAACAATCACAAACCAAACATTCTCCATTATGATCTGGATTGCATGGTAATTGAAATATATTACCAACAACTTCAAAGTAATATTTCATATAGTCCATTAAGATTTTAGTTTCAAAAATATTCTTACCTTTGACTCCAAATGATGCTTTGTCTTCAAGCCATATAACTTCCCCAAATAAGTCTTCGGTTTTAGTATAGCCAAAGCGTACTCTGTCACCTTCATATATGTCTTTTCCATTTCGATCAATAAATCCAGTCCATTGTTGTACAACATATTCATCCCCCCCAGAACCATTCTGAAGGTTTTGAAATTGTCCATTCAAATAAAGAACATAATGTCCTTGATATCCTTTGTCTGGATAGAAGAATCGTTTTTCTAGTTTATCCCAAGCTCGGAATTTTAGTTGTCTTTGCATATTTTTTTCTCTTTACACTAACTTATTTTTTTTCCAGGTCAAGCTTTTAATTTATGTTGGCATTACTGTATAAAATGGTTATATAATTTCTGATCCCAATATTTCCGTTCTTTGAATTTTACCTGAGCCTCTGCTGAGAGTTCTTCAAATTTTATTTTTTTATATGTATTTTCATTTTTTTTGTTTGCAAGCGCTTCTTTATCAAAAGAGTCCGAGTTAAAGCATTCTAACAATATTTTTTTAATTGCTTTTTCCGTATCCTTGCTATCGTATATATTGAGTGACTTAAGAAACTCACAGGCTTTATCGAAGTCTTCTTTTGTTAATTCCCTTCCCCGTGGCGGGATATCTAATGAATTTCTAATCAACCAGCTATCTTGTAATTGCAATGACATTACGTGTTCTTCAAAAGAAGATGATTTAAATATTCCATGAGTGCGTTCATGCTTTGATTTTTCGGAAGTAAGGTAATGATAAAGGGATTGCTCTCTAGAAAATGGATCTCTTAATATTATGAATTTATACAAATTAGATTTATTCAAAACGTTGAAAAGGGGCTTTAGCAATGTATCAGTAAGCCTAAAGCCATCTGGTTTAATAAATACTGAATGTATAGATAATTTTTGTAAAATATCTTCTGTTAAATCATCGATGCTCAGATTCCAAATTATTTTGCCATCGTTTAAAGACGTAAATTTATCACACTGATTTAAAAAATTCAAATCATCAAATGCAATAAATTTTGCAATATGCCTTTTTGATTCTGACAAAACTCTAATTATACGAGTTTTATTTTGACTTAATTTTCTGGCTTCATTGAGAAAACATTGAAACACGTAGGTTCCGGAATTTTTCGGAATGTGATAAAATACTGGGATGGTATTGATTTTCATAATTTAAATTTAATATAGCGCTATCTATTCTAGTTGTTTTTGTATTAAAATGGTGATTTTTCTACAATTACCGTAACTATCGTAAAGAAACATGGAGGAATCGGAAACCTTTACTGTTTTGTTGTCCTTTTCAAAAAAATGAATAGTTTCTACCATTCTGGTTTCATCTAGTGATAAATACATGAATTCTTGATCCGGATATCCTAAGTCATAAAGTTCTGGATACATTAGGGTTCCGCTGTTCAGTTGAACGGCTGAAGCTTCCTGTATAAGCTCAAAAGCCTCTTCAATAGATACAGTTTTCATAAATTTTTATCAAGTTCTTGATATTTTAAGTGAAAACTTTAACACAAACTTGTAATGTTGTCAATAGTTTTTATCTCCAGTTAATAAACTTCGAAAGTTCCCCACTAGAAACTTGGATTTTTCTTTTTGCCAATCTACATGTTTATACTTGTTCTTGTATGCTTCGTTTAAGAAGTCTTCCGTTAAGTCGTCCCACTTATCTACTATTAAAAGCGGTAAATTGTAAATGTCTCTTAGTTCTCTGTGCGCGATATAATTAGTTACTACGGGTACTGTTTCGGATAGAATAGACTCGCATATCTTAGGAGTCTGAATTCCATTCCCTAATGGGCATGCAAAGAATTTATAATCACTCAGCTTTTCAAAATAATCTAACGGATCACAAAACATATTATCCATGAATTGAGAGCTACGCGTGAACTCTGCTAGCAATCCTCTGTCTTGAACTGTTTTGGTTACTGAAGGCCATCTACTACCAAAAGCAGAACCAATTAGTCTGGTTTTAGTTTTTGGTTTGTTTATTTGGTGTAGTATTTGATCTCCTCCACATCTTAACATATAAGCCATAATCGTACCCATAGGTATGGTGGTTACCCAATCACATTCTATGTCTTTTGCTTCATAATAAATATGTTTAAATAGATGTTTAACTTCTTTTAAATATTCAATATTTTTACTTAAATGTATATCATCTCCAGCGCACACAAGACTATCAAATTCGCCTGGATGATTCGTAAGAATGGTTTTTATCCTACGGAGTCGGGCAACATCACAATAAACATTATTTGTCGTAAAGTCAGTATTAACATTTATTTGTTGATGAATTATACTAATATTAAAGTTTTTAAACACGAGCGGTATTATTAATAAGTGTTTTTCAATTTCTTGCTGTGATAATAAATTTGACTTAAACCATGTTAAAAAACGCGGATCATATCTAAAGTTAAGAATATCGTGAATAGAATTAATCATTATTTATTACTTGTATGTTTTTCTTTGTATGGTTTAGCAATTCTAAATTTATACTAACGTTTTTTATATAAATTGATTTAAAACCTCAAGCATTTTTTCTACTTTTTTATCTGCTATGCCTTCAGATCTGTAACATCCAGCAATATGAACTATAGAAGACTCCTCCAGATTTATTAAATTTATTTCACTCCACATATTTCGCCGTTGTATTCCATATAAATGCACATATTTTGACAAAGTCGGAGTTAATAAATTTTTATCACACGCTAAAAACTCATTAAAGAAAGGTTGCTCGGATGATTTTATACCTTTAAATCTTTTAAATCTTTCTATATATTTTAGTAAATCTTCTAATGCTAATTTTTGATTTTTATTGAAACCGAATGTGCCAGCGTTAAACGCGGGTCCTTCCACGCATTGTTTTTCAAAAAGTCTAAAAAATTTAGGCATGATTCTATCTTTCTCATTGATGCTGAATCTCTCTCTTACTCCGTGAATAACATCTTTATTACTATTAATAGTATCAAAAATATTACTTAACGGCTTTATTGCGAATGCGTCCGAGTCTAAATATAAAAAATTATCATAATGGTGAAACGACTTCCACTTCACTATGCTATATTTAGCTGTATAAAATGGGTCGAATTCTGGACAAATAAATGACTCTACATCAAGACCAAAATCCACTGGCGTTATGCAGCAAACGTGTATTTCGGGGTTATATTTTCTCAAAAGTTTCAAATTATGCTTAAAGCATTCTAAATAAGACTCATCGAATGCGTAATATACAAGGTTTTTCATAAGATCATATAATTTCCTTTTAATTCAGTTGTTAATTCATTCTTCATATTTATTCCTTACTGTAATTATACGTCAAAAAATCTTTATCATAAAGTTTGTTTACAAGAATTTTAGCTTCTAAACTCAAAGAATGCCCATGTGGGCTATGACCAAATTTTCCCAACTTTTTTTCTCTCAATCCGAGCGTATTGCATATATTTTTAAAATCTTCTTCTAACGTTTCAAATTTTCCAATATAATCAATTGGTTCGTCTAGTATGCTTCCATATACGCAATTTTCTCTGTGTGTTTCATTCTCGACTTCTTCCCTTTTATAAAATCGGCAATCATGCTCTATTAAAATAGGGGTTCCGAATAATTTTTTATACTCATTTATATGTTGATCCGTAATTATACCAGCGAACGGAACGGCATCGCCATAGTAAATTTTACGCATTTTATCAAAAGTGGTCATGCTCAGCATTCTTGAATATGGATCGCGGACAAATGAAAATTTAAAATAGTCGTTCCAATATTCAGAATAAAGTTTCTTAGCTTGACTAGCAATCAAATGCTTTGTTTTCCTGTCAACATTCCACCAGTCGTCCCCAATTAATGCTCGCTCAATACTGGACCCTGCTGTTCGAGGGATATGAATAAATATGCATTTTAGTTCGTGCGAGATCATAATATTATTAAAATTCAATTGGCGTCCACTCGTCAAACACAAATATATCTCCGTGCCATCGGGGTCCGCCTTTAGGATAAAAAACGCTTTTTGAATGACTTAAAAAACCCATCCACCAACTAAACGTTCCCTTACTTAGAACTAAATTACCAAAATCTTTTGCAAAATTTATAGTTTCTACTGGCTCATTTTCATACAAGGTTAAATTGAATTTATTAATCAAGTGCGTTATGATTTCGTTAGAAGGGTCGTCGCTACTAATATATCCTTTTTTGAATTTAGATTGTTCGATAGCTTGAACATAATAAGCAAGACTGGGAACTCTATTGTTTGGGACGCAATCTCCCAATCTAACATGAATAAATAAATCATCTTTGTGTTGTTGATCATATTGTAAATCGAATTGATTTAACATTTCTTGTTTGTATTGTAAAATAAAGTTTTTGTTTTGACAGCTATAATTTAAATACAAACCATGATCAATACTTTGTTTACTTAAGATTTTGTTAAAGTTTATTCCAGTAACTGTAACTGTGTTTTCAAATATTTGAGTTCCTTGCTCGTAAAATCTGGGCTGTAATATTTGCATTTTTTCAAGTTTTGCATATTTTTCAACTTTAATGTCGAACTTTTTTGACATTATGCTGGCCGCACAATTTCTAAACATTGCATTTCCTAACCTGCCTTGGTCTTTAATTGTAATCATTTTAATTTTAAAATCTCCCTGAGTCTACACAAGTCTACACTTGATTCTCTTCGGTTTATTAGTTTTATAATTTGGGATTCTATTGTTTCATTAGATATCCACGCCAAATCAGATGCTAATTTTTGAGTTATCCAGTTAGCTTTTAAATATTGATACACATTTTCCGCATTACCTCTGTAAAGAACAGCCCAAAGACCACAATTTCCGGAGTAGGTTATTATATGTTTAGTTTTTGACATAATAATAATAGCAGCTAAAAAATAACAAGCGTGTTGTTTCCTTTCATGTCTTGGCAGAGAATGATGAACAGATGACTTCGGATCATGATTTATCATAGACAATTCATCAAACCAAAAACTATTTGGAAACCTCTGTTTAAATGCTTCTGCAAATTCAAGCTCGTCTGTTTGTATTAAGAATTTTATATGTGGATTCTTTTGTAGGATTTCTTCAGTCTTATTAAAGAATTGTTCATACTCGGCTAATCCGGTTTCACTTGCTTTGTCATTTCCTCTATAATAAACGGAACATATATTATCGTAATCTAGTTTATATTTTTTTTCTAGTGTTTCTATAATATTTCTTATTGTAATGCTAGGGGAAAAAAATGCTTTTATTAATGGCACAACGTTTTTAAAATCAATATTTTTGTATTTTTGATATTGCCGAGGAAGGAAATAATTAATTTTCTCTACTGTTGATGCAATAGCTGTTTGCTCAAAAAAATATTTTGTTAAGTCGTCTACTGTATCGTCAACTTCTTCTTTGTAATTTCTAAATTGCGCTGAAGAATCTACGGTTCGAGGCAACTCGTTATTTTTATTAATAAAATTAATAATTTGTTTCAGTCTAACCGAGCAATTAGAAAAAAAACCAGCTGTTTTACAATGGCTTGTTTTTAATATTAAGTTTTTATTATCAAAAATCATTAAATTTATTTTAATGGCAATATCTTTTTTAATTCCGCTACATCAATAGTGCAATCGATTTTTTTCAGCATATGTATTGTTTTTTTAGTTTTTTCCTGAAGATCAGGCTCATCAGCAATTTCTTTTAGCACTTCTGTAGGCAGAATGCAAGGAATTATATAATATTCAGCAAAAACTTCGATTGCTCCTGCAAAAAGTCTGCTAAAGGTCTTTTTTTTAGTGGGGCAAAACTCTATAACTTTTGGTTTTTTCGCGGGATCTAAAAAAATTAAATTACTCATAACTCCTCCGTGTAGACCTACTAGAATCTCGACATTGCTGAAAATTTCATATTGTTTAGAAATGGGAACACTGCTTCCGTCGCACTCTTCTCCGTTAAAAAAATAAAATTCCAGATTATTTTCTTCTGCATATTCTTTCAAATACTCTATAATATTATTTTCGTTTTGTTGGGTTATATTTCTACCATGACGAGCAGAGGTGCTACTTCTAGAGCAAAATAGCAAAAAATTTTTTGGCTTGTTTACTATAGGATTTTGCTTGTGAAAAATTGACTTCAAATTAGCAACATTGTTTAATTTATTAATATAAGATGTGGGGCAATGATTCACTATCTCTAATTTATCAAAATTCAACAAATATTTTTCTTCCGAAGTTGAACTGATAAATTTAATTCTATCCGATAATTTTAAGTTGAAAGTTTCTATTACTTTTTCCATTAAGGGCGTCTTGGTTATTAAAATGCAGTCATATTCGGGGTAAGTGTCGTCAACTGAAAAAATTTCTGAAAAAACTTCTGAGTATATGTGTCCATACTGATTAGAATGATTTAAATTTAAAATCATCATATTCTTTGCATTTATGACGGTTTCTTTTATTTGTTTTATAAGCCTACTTCGAAATAAATTAGACCAAGATGGTTTTACCATCACTTCAATAAGTGAGTCTGCAACGTATGCGTAAACTGAGTCTGAAGAGGTAAAGCCTCTAAGATTTTTTTGCTCGATTTTTCTTTTTAGAATAAAATTATTAGTATTTTTTTCCATAACATTTTTCAAAATTCATATTTAAAATTACTTATGTCCCATTCGAATAATTTTCCTATAGTATTTTTTGTTTCCTCGTCGTAATAATCTGCGTAAGGGATTCTTGTTGTAAATTTTTCTATATTATTTACTTGGGGTATGCCGCAACTTAAATCAAGTTGTAATTTGTCTTTTATATTAAGAATGTCTTTTTCGATATGCTCTAATCTAATTACGTAATCTAAAAAAAACTTATTTTGAAAAAACATATATGGTATAGTAGCCACTTGAGAATTAAAATCGTTTTTATAATATTTATAAACATACTCTTTAAATGACATAATATTCGAATCTTGAACATATCTTGGCATTTCTTTGTCGGGTCTTTTGACTGTGTAGTAATCGTATTCTTTATACCTGGTATGATTATAGAATGATACCGCCCTATCCCAAGGGTTTCTTATTATAGAAAACTTGAAAAAGTCTTTGATTTGAAGATTTTTTTCTGTTAATTTGTCTACATGGATCTTTAAAGAAGCATGTTTAAAAGCGTGAATATTTGGATATTCATTTCTCAATTTAAGAAAACCTATGAGGTTTTCTATAGAGGTTCCCCCACATTTAGGTGGATGAGTGAATATAAATTTTTTATTTAAATCGTACATGATTAAGCTTAAAAATTGATAAATTTATTATATCATGTTTTTTTTAAATACTCCATAATAATCAACAGGATTCTTTATGCAACTTGTCATCCAAGTGAGTTCTTATTTTAAAGATTTTTTGAGCATTTGGAGACAATTCTTCAAATTTTATTTTTTTAAAATTTGTTTTGTTCTTTGTTAGGGTGTCCCAAGGTTTGAGTTCGATGGTTCTTACGTCGAAATTATAACAAATCTTGAAAGCTTCCAGAATTGCTTCGTCTGTATTTTTTATATTAAAAATATTAAAAGATTTTAAAACGTCAATGGTTTCATCGTAGTGAGATTCGCTTAATTGTATGTCGTCGCTTACGTTTGCAATATTTCTGATCAGCCAACTGTCTTCCGCTTGCTCCGATAATAAATACTCTTCAAGGGTGTTGAATTCAATTGAGTGGTGAGTTTTTTCATGGATTGAAGAATCCGACGTAATATAATTATAAAGCGATTGAGCCCTTGAAAAAGGATCTCTTGATATTATAAACTGGTACAAGTCATAATTCGAAAGTAAGTCTAGTATGCTTTTAGCGCATTTAAAGCCGCGAGATTTAATAATAACTCCAAATAAAAAAACATTTTCGAATAAATCTTTTGGTAGATTATTAATATCTATATCCCATTCTACGGTGGAATGTTTTTTATCAAACACTGTAAGAGATTCGCAATAATAATTTGGGTCTCCAACTAACAGTTGTGCTATCGTAAAGCCTGCCTTAGTAATGTATAAGCACTTTATAGTGTCCTGTCCTGGGAGGCGAATTTTAAGCCAATTTGTATATTTTCGCCTATAATAACGAAATGCAATCAACATCCAATCTGATACATAAGTGCCGGCGTTTTTTGGTATGTGATAAAAAACTGGAATTTTATTCATATTTTTTTCTCTCTATTCTAACTTCTTTTATAAAAGAAGTAACGTTCGAGTTTTTATCGCTTTTTAATTTATAAAGGCTTTTCATCTTTCTCCCTTTGCTTTTTTCATTTTGTGTATGTTTTTATAATCTGCAGTACCGATAGTATCTGAATACTCAAACATTTGAACAACATAAGCATAAGCATCATAAAGACCTTCCGAATATCTCCTGTAATATTCGTCTCTCAGCATATCATTTTTCAGACCCTCATTTAAATCTTTATGATGGAGAGCCATATAATAAATGTTGTTTAAATGTTTTTTGTTAGTCATGGAGATTTTTTATCATTTTTAAAGTTTAAATTGCTTATCGTTTCCAAAATGTATTGAACAAAGAATATCTACACAACCATGAATTTCTCTCATTAAATCTGGATGTGGGTTACTATAGAAACTTTCTGGATAATCTGAACTTGTAGAAATAGAACGAACTGGTTCCAATGTTTCAGAGTCTTTTATCGTAATTTCAACAAAATATCTTTTTTCTTTCATGTAACCAATATAGAGTTATTCGAAGGACAAGTCAAGCCAATTCGTATCTTCTGGTATTATTTCTACATTTACTCCAGCTTCTTTGGATTTGTTAATAATGTTTTGCAATACTCCACGTCCATACATATTAAATCCATAGGTATCTTTGTGGCACTTATAAACACTACCAGAATAACCTTCAAACAAATAGAAATCTTCTTCTTTTGTTACTTTTTTGATTCCAGAATTCATTTTCCATGAATCGCCATTTAAATAACCTCCATACCAACAAGCAAATACTTTATAGGTCAAAGGAAATTCTCCTCCTTCGATTTTAACTACTACCCATTTATCAGGTGTATATTTGTTCATAATTAAAAATAGTCTGGAATATTTCTAATAGCTTGATAAAGTACCCTCCACAAGCATTTTAATATCCTGCCCCCCAGCAATTTGTAATAGTACACCTAATTTCTCCGACAATTCTTGCAAACCTTCGACCACTTTGGCATTGGTTTTGAAATCGTAATCGCTGTATTTTGGTTTTAAGTCATACAGCGCGGCATATTGCTCAGCCTCCTCTATTGTCTTCCAGGTGCCTTTTATCCTGCTTCCGGTTGCCCATACCTGAACTTCTTGATCGGGGTTTAAGGCTTGCAGATGAGCGCGGATTTGTAAATAAATTTGTTTTGTTTCCTCTTCAAGCTCTTTGAATGAGTTTGCCTTTGGTTTTTCGGAAAAATTAAATGGGAGAGAAATTTGATTGATCCAAGCTTCCTCGCCAATCAATTTTCTGACCTCTTTCGCGGAATATGCCTTGCCTACTTTTAACATTATTTTATAGAATTGAAATTATTCTCTATTTTAATCTAAATTAATAGTGTCAAACCAAGTTAGTTCTACTTCCTCGTCCGTTTCTTCAAGTATAACACCAGTCGAAGATGAGGCAACACTAATTTTCTTTACGGTATAAACTTGTCCAGATACTAGCTTCTTTGCATTCTCAATTCTATTTGTAAACCAATGGGGTCCAGCTTTTCTGAACTCAATCTTATCTCCAACTTTGGTGTTTTGGTATGTTGCGTAGTTTTTAGGCGTCATAGAAGTTTAGGGTGTTCGAATTTATTTCCAATTACTTTTATCTTCCAAGTATAAATAGAATCAGAAAGATCATGTAATAAACTATGTGTAAGTGTTCCTTCAGTGTCTTTAGTCTTAATCAAATAAGCCGCATCCTCATAGTATATAATTGCAGTGTATTTTTTAGAATTTTTCTTTGTTAAAGGTCTTTCAAATTCGATAATATCCCCTTCCCAAATCTCTTTACCATTACAATCTTTTATGTCTGTATATTGAGAAGGAATAAGCATATCATCTCGTTCAAACAACTCATCGACATACCCGCTATATTTGTATTGTTCTACAAATGCTTTGCCTGGCGGATTCCAGAAACGAAACTTTATGGTTCTCATCTTTTTTATATATTAATCTCCAATAAACACTCTACTCAAAGTTCTTAAAATATCTTTTTTAACTACGGCTTTAGGGTTATAATAATCAATTATTTCAACTCTATCTGTTTTAGGCGTAGTATAGTCATCTAAAAAATCTTTTGCTCCGTTCAAACTTTCAAAATAAAAATCATAATGCACATTAGACCACCCAAACAATACTTTTTTTTGAGGATAATATTGCTCTTTATCGATTCTTTTTATTTTTTTTATCCTGTACATTCTTTTATTTTTCATCTTGCTTCTATAAGAACTTTAATTTGTTCAGGTGTCCAGTTTTTTTCAATTGCTTCTTTAATAAGTTCTGCTCTTTTGTTTTTGTCTTCTCTTTCTAATTTAGACATATAGCAAAGAGTAAGCATAATACAACTAAACATAATTGCCATGAATACCAACGTTGGGTCAATTTTTTCTTTCATGCTATTTATTAATCAACTCTTCGTAGTTTTTATTCAAGGTTTCTAGATAATGCCCGAAATCATCGATTTTTTGATCATCGTTGCTCACATTATAAATGTAGTCAAAAAGAAAATCTTTCCCCTCTTCGGTGAGGTTTAATCCTTTTGACAGTCTTTCAAAGTAGTCATCTTGAACGTCTTTAAGCTTATCAAAGAAGCTCTTGACTTCGTGTATTGCATCTTCTGGATGTTTGCCTTCCGGCGTATATGGTTTTGTATAATCACTCATTTCTCTATTGTATAGGTTGTTTTTATTTTTACAAGCTCAAATTCTAAAAAATTTTCATTTCCATAATTTGGAGTATTGTTGAAAGCGCTTGTTCTTAAAAACATTTCCAGATACCCCTTGCTATCACTAACAAGACAATCTTTAAAATCTACTAAGATAATACAAGAAACTATAACTTCAATTTCATCATTTCCAAACCATACCCATTTTTGAGTAGGTTTATGATAAACTGCATATTTATATTCTGTGAATGTTTCGTTATTTTTCTTTTTCATTAAAGTAACAATAAGTTGCAAACAAAATACTCAATATAACCAAAACCCATGTTAAAATTAGCACAAACATATTATTGCTTTTCCTTCCATCCCCATTTAAGATTAAACCAAACGTGTTCTTTTTCCATCATTTGTTTTGTAAATTTAAGATCCTTCTTTCCCTCGGCAACAAGCCATTTTTTAAACTCCTCTGATTGATCTTTTGTCCAGGTTTTTTTAGAGTACCAGTCCTCCTGCTCCGCAAGGTTTTTATCAAATTTTTCAAGCCCAACCATCTGAAACATTTTATCTAGCGCTTTTTTAAGAAATTTGTCGTATTTTTTATTCATATTGTTTTAATTTGTCGGGTTATTGAGTTAGGGTGACTTAAGCATAGTTCTGGATTGTTTCTACGTTTTTTTAAGTGTAATATGTTTTATTTTTAGTATGTATTATTACGGCTTTTGGCTTCAAATTATGGTGAGTTAGTTCCATATCGTGAATATTACTGGAAATATTTAATATATACGGACAGTCTATATACTTATCTATCATTCCGAATGAAAATGAATACTGATGCATGGCAAAATCATAATTAGTTAGCTGTTGTTCTATTTCATTGGAAATAAAAATATAATTAATAAAATCAATAAAATCTTTGGTTCTATTATATAGCGCAACTCCGTTCATGTGAGCTTTCCTTTCTAGCTCATGTTCAGGGTCATTCATCCAGGGCATAAGCCCATAATACGCAGAGCCTATGATATACCAAGTTTTTCCAAGGTTAGATTCGAATTTTTTTATTTCTTCATCAAAATTTTTTAATAGAAAGCAATCGCATTCCAAAAGCAGAATTTTGTTAAATTCAGTTTTTTTATAGTTAATTAGAAAATGGAAAATTCTGGAAGTTGGATTGGCTGAATCCTCCTCGTCTATATGAACTATATCAATATTTGCTCCAGTTGGAGTCTGAAGCGTTTTAACTATGTCAATTGATTGAAAATTGAGAAAAATAACAATTTTAGTATCTTTTTGTTTAAGATTGTCATAAATTCTAATTAGAAGTTTTTCGAGTTGTTTGTTTTCTATTTCATTGTGAAATGATTGAATGAAAATTGCGTCCATATTACATACCTTCAACATAGGGGATGAGGTGCCTGCGATTGCAGGATTCGGATTTTATAGATAAAAACTTTGTTACAGATTTTTCTTCACTAGAAATCAAAGAATCAATTTTTTCATTCAATGCTTCTAGTATATCTATAGATTCAGGGCTTAAATCTTTAAGCGTAGGCGTAGCTTTTAACTTGTATTTATCTGAAACTTCTTTTATAAGGAAAATTTCTTTTATTAAGTTTATATTTTCATTTTGTTCTGAGTTAATCTTTGATTTTAAATAGTCCATAAAAAGGGGATTTATTTGATCTGAAGTAGGCTGGAAAATATTCCCTATAGGGAAATTGATGCCAATTTTTTCACAAAGTAAATTAAAAAAATCCTTTTCTAATGCTTTTTCGTAATATAGAAACGATATATTCTCCTTTCCGAAAACCTCTGTCAAGATTTCTGCGCCGTTGATAAAGTTTTCAATTTTAGTTTTAAAAAAATTTTGGAAAAAAGCTTCGGCTTTCGTAAATCTGAAATTTAATGGAATTTGATAAAAGCTGTTCATAAAGTCCTTCATGAGCAAAGATAATAAATTTTCTATTATTAGAGTAAACTTAAAAGTAAAGCCGGAAGATTCAAAAATTTCTTTAATTATAGAGGCATCTTTTCTGTTTAAGTTTTCTAGGAAACAAGACGTTAATAAGATATTTTTTTTATCTCCATTTCTCTTCAAAAGAGAATAAACAAATGATTCAAAATCTACCTCAGAGCTTTCTCCTTCTTTAACATTTCCAAATTTAATTAGTGGTTGTATATGTTTATTATATTTGTCTTTTGAAAAGAAAACACCCAATTTAGGTTTAGAAAAATTAAATAAATTAATAAAATCTAATTGAGGATAATCCTCTTGAAGTTTTAATTCTGATTTTTTTAAAATAGAAAAAGTATTGTCAAATAAAGAGTAATTTGAAAATATTACAAATTTAATTTCTTTTTTTTTATTGATTTTGTTTTGTCCATTAATAAGTTTACTAGCATTCTTTCTACGTCAGAAAATAAAATTGCATTTTCTTTAATTTCTTCTTTTACCTTAAGAAAAAGGTAATCTAAAATTTTGTCAATTTCTTCATTAAACTGAGCTGAGGTCGGCTTCTCACTTGCTGGGATACTAAATCCAACGGGTTTTGGAGCTTTATATTCTGCATTGTTGCTAATCATAATGATATTATTATATATACATGTATATCAAAAGCAATAAAAATTTTTAAATATTCCAAGATATAGTAGTGATAGAATCACCACATTGCTCACAAATATCTGGATCGTGTTCATAATCATCAGGTTGAAACAGTTTCACAACATCTTCAAGAAGAATTGTTTGACGGTTAATACCTTCCTTTACTTTAACAAAAAGATAACTTAACATTTCATCGTATTCTTGTTCAGAAACTTCGGAAAATTGTTTGTCATTCACTGTAAAATTAAATGCAGTACACCCTGTAGTTTCTATAAATTTGTATTTAGTAGTTTCCATGTTTTTCTAGTATTTCTTTTTCTACAATTTCTTCAAGTTCTTTCATATCCAAATGACTTTGTTTTCCAATATAATAACTGGAAACACAAGCAGATAGTATTAATAGAAGAATAACTGATAATAATAAAATTTTTTCAAGAATTTGCGTTATAATCTTCATACATTTTAATAGCATCTACTGTTTCGTTATATAGACTCTCTCCTACTATCGTGATTGGTTTGTCTTGTGTCACTGCATTTACATGTAGAACAACAGCGTAAAGTCTTCTTGCAATCTCTTCTAGTTTTTGGTTTAAAATTCCAACTGGTTCACAACAATAACAACACCCCTGAAAACCGTTTACAAAATTCTCTTTTTGTTTTTCTACAAGAATTTTACCGTATCTTTCAATTGCCTCGATTGTATAAGAATCTAATTTTTGTAAGCATCCATCAGCAGATAGACCGCTTTCATAAAATGCATATTCTTCAATTTGTTTCTGATTCATCATCATCGTTTTTTTCTCCTTTAGCGTCTTTCTCTTTCCAATATGCTTCGGTTGATTCATTACAAGCTACATAGCCATCTTTCCTAGCTTGTTCATAGGAAAGAGTTCTATACCAACCACCTCGCTTACAAACTGTTCCGTCTTTGCCTGTAACTTCACATGTATGAGCAGACCTTATTTCAGCTTCTGTGATAATATCATCAATAATAGCACTTTCAATACTATTTGCACCATAAGTACTTGTATAGAATGAAAGCGTTCCAAACTTCTCTTTGATGGTAGTAGCAATAACCTGCACTTCTCTATCGTCTGTTGAACAGAGGTCGCAGAAATATTGCAATTTCTCCATGCATTTATCGAGAAGATTGTACCAGCCCGACTCTGTATCTATGCCCCACGCCATGCAAGTTTGCATCATATCGCCCTTATAATCCTTGAGAATTTTTGGATATTTTTCTACTAGCTTTAGCTCTAGTTCATGTTTCATATATCTAATAATAATGTATTTTAAAGGAATGTCAAGACTATTCTTCCCAACACCAATTTTTATAATCCCAGTGCCGAGAATCATAAATTCTCAGCCCTGCTTCAAACCCTAAAAAATTTAAATTTACACTCAAACCACCATGATCTTTTCCAATTGGACAAAAATCTAATTCAAATTGAAAAATGTTATACCCTGAATAAAATGTTTCAAATTCTAAGTTTTTATATTTAGAAAGTTGTTTGTAAAAAGAAAAATATTTTTCAAAATCTTTTCTTGGTTTGCAAAAATTTCTTAATGATAAATTAAAATACATTCATCTATATTAGCTTATTTTATGAATATGTCAATAAAAAAACCCTATCTGAAGGCTTGAACTCCAGATAGGGAATATTATATTACCAGAGAATATTTTAGACGTTTACAAGTCTATCTTCAAATTGCTTAAAGTCAGGAAGATCTAGAACTACTTCGTCCAAAGTGAAGGTTTTGAGATTATTTTAAAAATTCTGCGAAATAAACATCTCTATCTTCCGATCTAACTCTGACTGCCTCTTTTGCAATCTGTAGAGGATTGTCTTTAAATGCACGAACTCTATAACTGCCCCAAAAATCATATGTCCAGAGTTTATTTTGTCCTTTTGGGTACATATAAGCAACTATTGCGTGACCCTTTGGTTTCTTAGTCTTCACATCAATCCATTCATACCTCAGAACTTCTGACCAAACGTCGTATTTTTGCAAGCCTTCTCGGAAAGCAATTGCTGTTGGAAGACAGGCATTTCGTTTGGTTTCCATCCAAGATTCTGTGTTCGTTGGAGTATTCACACAGGATGTAAAAATAATACAAGTTATTAACGATAAAAATGTTTTTTTCATATTAGTTACTTATCGATAAATTAACAATACTTTAGTTTTAAATAATTCTGCTTCTCTGCAATCGTCATACTCTCCGTAATACCATTCTCTCTTAAATGGACCACATACTTCTATTTGCTTTGTTCCTACTGGTAATGCATAACCCCCTTCGTATCCGTTAACAAGGATAAGGGTTTCTGGATCTAGTTTTTCTAGAATTTCAATTAGTTCTTTAGCTTTCATATTTTTGATTTATTAGTTTGGTCCATTGTTCTTTGTTGATTATTTTACCATCTAAAACGGAAAATACAAATGAAGAATTTTCCTTAAAGTTTCTTTTGATCATTATTGCTTGGTCTTTTCTTGTTTCCACTTTTCTTATATCATGCACTACTTCTAGGATATGGTCAATATATTTTTTTGCTTTTTCTCCTGCTTCACAAATTTTTTCTAGTTCGTCCTTTAATTGAACCGCTATCTCATAATCAAATTCAGTTTCAATTATTTTGTAAAAAACATTATAACAAGGCATCTCTTTTTCGATATAAAATTCTATTAAATTTTTAGTAGAACTGAGTTGCGACTTAACTCGATGACAAAATAAATACCAATCCGACTTCAACTTGATTCTATTCTGTCCATTATTGTAAGAAATCACAATGCCTTCTTCGCCTTTCCAATTCTTAATGTATTCGGATATTTTAGATAGATCCCCGATGTCATTAAACACATAAGTTTTTGGAGTGGGTATGTTCCCTATCTCTCTCCAGATCTCTGTTAAATCTCCAGAAGAAACAATAGTCATGTCGTTTTTGTTTATCGCCCCGAGTAGATAAAATTCTACATCTTTTGGTCTAATGACTATTACATTATTGGGAGTAACAATTTCAAACAACAAGCTGAGATGTTGGTTTTCTTTTAAGAAATCTGCTGCCTTTGGATATTTTTGAGGAAGCAATTCGAAATCTTTTGCGTTTTTCTGAGTTGAATAAGAAACCGCTCCTCTGGTTCTCATTGAGAATTGGCTATTTACATGGTCACAAATAATCAAAGAGCCGTCTTTTTTCTCATCGCATTTCCAATCGCTAAAATTTTCTGGATTAGGATAGCAGTTTATTTTTTCACCATGATTGAAAAACTTAGGCCAACCTGAAGACAACACGTTTCTATCTTTATCAGTAATGAGAGAACGATAGAATAAATTGTTACTATTCCACTTCGCGTCAATTTTTGGAGTTATCAAATAACAATCTAAATCACAAAATTTATTTTCAACGATATTGAAATATTCCTCTTCTGCTGGAAGACTTACCTTCATATTATATTATGATTCTATATTGCTCCAAATTTCGTTAATGTCTAAAAGTTTATGCACGCAACCATTAACTCTTTCGGTCCAAGAACTATGAAAATGTCCATAAAGATGGAGTTTCGGCTTGCAGAGTTTACAAATTTCATCCATAATTGCCCTTTCCTCTGTAAGATCCTCTATTAGATAAGCATCTTCTCTTGCCCAACCATAAACCATTTCGTTAAACTGCTGCGGAAAGCACCAGGTTGGAGCAGTATGGGTTACGAGAATATCTACTTCCTGGCATTTTTCCCTATCAAATTTAACCGCTTCATCTTCCCAATATGAAATGCCTTCTTTTCTGGCGGCTCTGTCAATAGAAACAGCGCCGCCAATAAATTGAATTTTTTTACCATTATATTCCATGATGGTATAATCTTCTATCAATTCAAAATTACTTAAAGAAACTCTGTTGACACCTTTAAAATAATCAGGGCCGTCATGATTTCCGCGAATAGACATGAAGGAGATATTTCTATCTTTAAACTCCATATTAAACCATTTATTATTTTTTTCTTGAGTTTTATTATCGGTAAATCCAATGCCCGAATCCCCAACGCTAATCAAATAACAATCACTTATTTTTTTAGCATCTATAATATCAAAAAGATAAGACCATTCGCCATGGTGATCTCCTAAGAATAAAATTGGCTTACTGCCATCCAGAGTCTTCATCGTTGTCATTATTATATAATCTATATTCTTTTATTTCTTTTGTCAATACTTCTTTCAGTTTAAACAATGCCTCATCATGAGAATTGCATTCCTCTACGATATCACCTAAAATATATCCCCAATGTTGCACATTATATTTTGGGGATTGACCATAACTCCATTTTGTTTCGACGTACCAATGGAAATCCCTATCTTTGCAATGATCTTTTCCCGTTAGAGATCTCCATTCTTCTGTCAATTTTGTAATTTCTTCTACAATTTCTTTCATTCTGGTTCTGTCTTGTAAGGTTCTTCTATTATGACGAAATAAAATCCAGCAATTTTTTCAATTTTGCTTTTGCTTCCTTTAGGGAGCGGTTTGTTTTTAAATGATTTATCGGCAATTTCCCATGCTTTTGTAAAATCTTTTGACTTTGCTGCTTTATCCATAGCTTCTTGATATCTTTGTGGAATTTTAAATTCCTTTCGCGGCTTCCAGTATCCATTAACTGCATCAATAATTTTAGGAATCGGAACATCAGAATATTGCATTGGTCCATTACCAGAAACGTTCATAATGGTTCTATAGCCATCATTTTGCTGATAATGGAGATATTGTTCAATTACTTTTTTAATTTCCCAAGCGGCAGTTCCGTCTTTCATTTGCTCGCAACCGACTCCGTAATACGAATTCGGATTTGTGCAAATATCTTCATTTCTAAATGCCAATGTCCTAACAACGCTTTCAATTACATGAGTGTCAATATAATTTAAGCAATCCTTGTCAATAAAGGCGGTGGACATAGCCATTGCAATTTGACCAGATCGTAGGCGGCTATAAACTTCAAGCGCCGTTACTAGAGTGGCGAGATGTTTTTCATCAAACTCTATTAATACTTTTTTAGATTCTGTTTTTTTCTTTTTCATTTTTAATCTTTTGTTGAATATGAGAAGTTGAATCCTCCATACCTTGAATATTTTTCGTCTACTTGTCCGGATTCAAACCAAACATCTGCATATTTTTGCGCGGAATTATCAAATTCTTTCATTTCCACGTCGAAGCCAAGTTTTTCCAATTCCAATGCGCAATCAGAATCTAAATCCCAAGGTGGACCATCATAAAGATTAAATTCTGAAATATATTTCACAAATTCCTCTTCACTATTGCCTGTATATGGATTTTCCTCTAAATTTTTGAAGTCGTCGTCGTCTAGTTCTACCGCCTCACTTGCTAAGTACAGCGTCACGTTTTCTCTTTTTCGAATAGTATATTTCATATCAGTGAGCATATTGATTTATTTTTTAGTAAATGTCAATATGATTTAAAAAACTGGAGGCGAGAGGGGTCGAACCTCTGTCTTTATAATATCATCTAAAAGGTGCTACATGCTTTAATGAATTTGACATTTTTTGACTAAAGGCTGTCTTGGCTCATTCGCCATCTTTTAAAGTCTGCCTACACGAGCGCAAGGTCTCGTATTACCTCTGTATAAGTTTTTCTATGATCTCTAACAGTTCATCAAAACCTCTGCAATTCAAAACGGATTTAGAGGATTACCGTTAGGCTCTTAGGCGGCGAGAGCGTAGGACTCTTCTTCAAAGCCGGCGAGAAACTCGTCGGCATTGTTGAATATGTATTCAGCTTCGGCTAAAAGATCAGAAGTATTGTCTTCTGCATTTAGTTTTTTAATCGATTTTTAAAGAGGCCATCGATTAACCTCTACATGCACTTTTAAATCTCAATTATAAATCGAGAACCTGTACACCCCCATAATTTCAAAGAACAATTGCTAGAAAGTTTTTCATTGGCTACCGTGTTTTTAACACGCTGGACGAATTTTACTTTTAAACTCTGCCTAATCGAGTCTAGCATAAATATATACACTATATTAGTGATTTAAAGTCTTTAATCAATTTATTAGCATCATCTTCAAGATCGCTTAGCCCGATCATAAGCTTCTTTGCCCTGCTTGTGTCTTCATGATAATGATCTAGCGTCCTATCCTTCATTAGTTTTATTTGATCAATTATTTCAGAAACCTCAACCATTTGTGAATATGTGTCGTTCATTAATCTTTGTAGTTTCTATTAATTAATTTAAATCCAAGCGGGCGACGAGAAGAATATCCGCGAGGATAAGAGGACGGTCTTACCACTATTCCTTCTCCCTCTAATCCGCTTTGATATTTTTGTTTATCTGCCAGTTCTTGAAGTTTTTGCAATGGATTTACCCAAAGTTTTATATTGGAGTCAAGTCCTAATTTGCACACGAGCGGAACAACATCACAATGTAAAGAATTTTCGCAAAAATCCTTCATCTCTTCATAAGTCATATACTTTTTATTTTCACTAATTTGAAATACAAAAATCTTAACATCTTCCAGTTTAAGCTGATTGCGCTGGATTCCATTACCACAAAGTTCGCCCTGGATTGTTCCCGTCCAATTTTCTGGAATTGTAAGTTTTTTTGCCGCTTTCCAGAAGGTATTATTTTCAGTTTCTTTTTTGGAAAGATTTCTCGTACAAACTTGTGTAAGAGCGCCGTCTTCAATAATTAAAGTTACAGAGCTTCCATCCAGCTTTTGCGTGACTGTAATGTGAGAATCGTGATTAAGAACCTTTTCTACTAGACTTGGATCATTCAGCCCATTATCTTCATCTGTTTTAGATATGATGTTTGTTGGAAAATCTCCCAATGTTTCTCCAGACAAATTAGCGGGAATTTCTTTTATATATTTTGTAACGCCGAGCAATTCCGTTAAATCATATCCTTCTTCATATTCTTTGAAATTATCCGGAAATTCGCTCAGGGGAATAATTAAACCGCTGGAAAATTCTCCACGGAGTTTAATGTTTTTGATTCTAATTACTTTGTCTGGATTTTTTTGATCAACCAAGAACTCGGACCAATTATAACGTGGGACAATGGTATCGATAGTAATAAAAACTACTTTATCACCATCTTTGTGAATTCCTTTTTTAACAATGGTTTGCCAACCTAAAATCTCTGAAATTTGTAAAGAGTCGGCGTTGAGATGGTCTTTGATATTTTTTATGATTTCAATTGATGCTAATTTCATACTTTTGTATAGTATGAGCTATTTTCAATTTAGTCAAGAAGAATATTAACTTCTTACCACGCTTTTTTCTGAATTGAATCCATTGGTCCAAACGGCTTGCCATGGGTATGGTGCATTTCCGGTTCCACTTGACAGTATACCATATCCGGTATTATTATATTCCCAATTCGAGCCGTTCCACAGTACGGTTTCATCTCCGTAAGTGTAAGCTGGTCTGCCGTTTGATAAAGATGTTGGATTTAAAATTCTCCAAGATTGTCCGCCAACTGGAACTCCGCCAATATACCAACCATCCATTTTCACGCCAGCTTCATTATCTGGTAAATCAGCGAGAGGATCGGCTGGATTAAAATCTGGCAAATTTGTAATCAATTCCCAGCAATGGGCATATTGTTGTGAGTATGGCGAGGATCCAATTGCGCATGTTATATTTTTAAATACATAAAGAGCGCGAGAATTCATATTGGTTTCAAAATTTCTGCCGAGTGTCACTACGGCATCATTCAGACTGTATTGTATTCCAGTAAAGTCGCCTCTAAAATTGTAATTTACAACTGGCTCTGGCGCGCTATAGTTTAAAACTTTAAGTTTACCATCAGCTTTAAGTTTACCATTAACCTTTAATATTAAATTTTCTGTCGGCATGATATTTAATACACTTATTGTTTGATTTTATTTAAGTATTTTTTGGCTTACACCATGAGTTGAAGTAATTTTGACCCCACCAAACCAATATTTCCTCGCCCTCATCAATATCTTTTTCGGCTGTAAAAATTACTAAATCTAAATTTGGATATATTTTAAAAGAGGCGTTTTTTGTTTCGTCTGAATCCGCTGAGTTATATACTGACCCATTGCCAAATAAGATCATTCCAGTATTACCATGAGTTTGGCAGTCTTTACATTGGCAATTATTCCAATAAGCAAACTTGATAATAGAAGAATCGTGAATGTATTTTCTTTTCCAGCTCATTGTTAGAGCATGACAATACTCTATTACTTCATTTTTTATAATTTTTTTATTCGCAAATACGCCAAGTCCCTTCCCGAAAGATTCTCTTACACGTAAATGATCATTTGTAAATCCCTCTGCTCTTACTTTTATCCAATTTTCTTGGATACTTTTCAGATCCGACTCGCTGTTATTTTTTTCGCTATTTTGATTGTCTTGATTTTTTTCCATATTTCTTATTATTCCCAACAAAAAATTACATTGTTAAATTTTTCTAGTCTTCTGATTAAATTGTGTTGTATTAGTTTTTCCCATATCCTGTATTTATTAGCTAATCCAGCGCCCAACTGAGATATATAAAATGTAATATTTGGCGAATTTTTAATTATTTTTTCCAACTTGTCCAATTCTTCAAAAAATACAGAAGAATACTCCTCCGGTTTATAGAATGACCCATCACAGTTATCTGGAAATTTTTTTGTGATAAAACCTATTGCTCTTTTGTGAAATCTTAATTTTGCCGCTCCGCCAGTTCCTCGTCTTTCCAAGTTGTCTCCAAATACAAAATACGCGTTAGAATTAGCATCTAAAAAAGATTCTGTTACAATCAATGAACTGTACGTTGCCATTTTTAGAATATCTTGAATTAATCTTCTTCGCTTTCCCGAAAATTTTTACTGCTTTTCTGCTGCCTCATCTTTTTTATTTGTTGTTTTTGGTCTTCAGACACAATCCCGAGTATGTCTTCGCGCCATGTTCTATTTGCCTCTTTATTTGAAATTGGAGGCTCGCCTTTTTTTGGCTTTTTCTTTAACGCTTCCCTTATCTCTGCCATCACAGGAGAAGATTTTAACGATAGCCATGTTGCAGTATTCATATTTTTATTTAATAGTTGTAATTTTTAATTTATTGTATGTTTTTAAAGATTGTCAAGTTTAATTATTCAATAAAAGTAAACCCAGATTTTATCATTTGGTTTTTGAAGAATATTCAAGCCCCTATAAAACTCTCCACCAAGTCTAAGGTTTTTTATTAAATTTCCATAAGCTTCTGGGGTGTCTTCAATTTCTATTACATTCCCCTCTAGATAATTTGAGCTAAATTTGTCGTTTGATTCCGGTTGTTTTCCGGCTTCTTCGTATTCAGATCCTGTATTGTTAAAATGTTTAAGATTTATATCATTTTTTGAAAATTCTTCCTTTTTTTTGTTATTTTTAAACTCTATCTGAAAATGTTCGAACATCACCTCCTGCTTTTCAAGCCCTGTTTTTAAAAAGTCTTTTTGGTTTTCAGTAATTTGATAAATAATTCGTCTGTAACTATCTAAGGATGAATCTTTATTCTCCGCGATAAATGTAGTAAACCTTCCTCTGCAGGAACAATTCTGATTTTCAAGAGAGCTTACTACGTCTGCATAGATTTCATCTTGATTTTCATATTCTTCTACTACGCTCCTCCTAAATTCTTCTGAAAAATGTGAAAGATCTCCATAAAGATTTACCATCATACTTGGAGCAATCCTATTATTTTGTAAATTTTCTTCGCTTGAAAAGTAAGAATAAATATTTTCTATCGCTTTGAATTTTAATTCCTCTAGATTTAAGTTTTCCATGTTTTTTACGTTTTTTATTTTTTTATTTGACATCTGTATATATATTTTTTAAAGTATGTTATTTTTATTTGCTATTTTTATAATTAAAAGAGTGCTTGCCCCCCCGCAAATTCCCGAAAGAATTAAACTTATCAATTTTCCATCATTTAATTGCAAAATAGCTGGGAAAAATACAAAATTGCACAATAATCCAATCCAAAAAGACGAGCACTCCATGCATAGCAACATTTTTCTAAAAAATTTTGGGGCTCTTTTTGCCACAAAATTTCTAACTGGCATAAAAAGTTCTGAAAGGGACCATATTATACTTATCCCACAAGAAACAAAAAGGAAACATATTAAATTGTTCATATTTTATTATATAGCAAGTTTTCTTTTTTTAAAAAAGTGTATATGTTTTATATAGAAATGCGTGAAAAAATCAAAAGGATAAAGGTTAAAATTAAAGGTTTTGGCTCTAAAATGGACAACAAGGCTAATGGCGGTGAAGGTTTAGTCGATTGTGAGTTTTTGTCTGTTGGTCCAACTTACTCATTGGCAATAGATTCCGAATCTAAATTATTCGGCTGGGGTGAAAATTTTTCTGGCATTTTGGATTTTGAGCAAAATGGCGTAAGTCAAAAAAAGTTTAAAAATGTTTCGGCTGGATATAATCATGCAGTTGGGGTTTGCCTGTCGGGAAGCGGTGTTAACTCAAGTTTTAAACGGTATGATTTAAACTACGCGAGCGCAAATTCTCAATTTGACTTTTCTCTTTCTTATACTGGCAACTGGAGTTCTCCATTTTGGATTCCAAAATCTAGCCTTGACCCATACTCTGGATTTAATAAAAGAGTTATATTGACTGGAATTTTTGATGCTGGACTGATTATAAAAAAATATCCATCTGATGAGAGTATTTTGCAAGAAAAATATACTGAGCCTACTTTTTTTTCTGGTAATTTTGACTTGAAGAATGATGAGTCTTTTTCATTGCGCGTTTATCCAAAACCCAGATTGTTGTTACCTGGTTCTACGAATCCTTGGTCTTGCACATCAGTAGTGAAAGTTTTTCAAAATATCGAAGACACGTACGTAGTAACGGGGTGGGGATCGAATGATTCTGGTAAGCTTAATTTTGTAAATTATCAAAAAAATTTAATTAATCCTAAGTTTGCATTGGCTTCCAATGACTTTTCTTTAATTTTACTTCAAAATGGAAAGGTTAGTGGATTTGGATCGAATGCCTATGGTCAAATAAGCAATTTAAATGCTTTAAATAACATTGTGGATGTTTCCGCAGGATATGATCATTCTTTATTTCTAGATAGCAATGGTTCAATTTATTCTAGGGGTTCAAATGATTTTGGTCAACTTGATTTTCCTGGCATCAACAATGTTTATCAAATTGCTGCAGGAGGAAATACTTCTGCAGTTTTATATAAGCAAAATATAGATTCAACTGATTATAGCATTTTTGCAGTCGGTGACACAGAAAGTTTTAATTTTACACAGATCAATGCTGTAGAGGATGCCGTTTACTTGAATGTTTCAGCTGCTGCAATTATTGTAGTTTTAAAAAATGGAAGCGTATTGAGGTTTAGTAATGATCAAACTTGCGTTAGCGGAGTGGGCGATTTAAAAGACTGTATTTATGGATTAGATGGTTGGAATTTTTCTCAATTTATTATTTCTGACGGAGCTAAAGATGTAAATTTTTTAGAGGTTGGTGCGGACTTTTCATTTGCTGGTAAGTCGGATCAAGTTATAGAGAATATAAATATTGATACGGCTATAAGAAAACAAATAGAAAATATAGATGGTAAAAATTATATAAGAATGGATTCATCTTTATTTAATATAAATTTTCAATCAGGATCATATCAAAATTCATTATCTGATTCTTTCCTAAAGATTTCTGGAGCTTCTTTGTCAAACAAAAGGGTGAGTGGGGAAACTTTTACTTATTCATATTTGGACGATCCAATCATAGAAGCAAATAACGGTTTAAATTCATATCTGGTTGATGATTGGGCTTCAGATTTAGCGCTTGCTGACCAAGATTATAAAAATGAAATAATAAACTCTGGGTTTATAGACCCATTGTCGTTCTCCGGAGCGGATCCATTTTTAAGAGTTAAAAGAAGTTTGGGTGACATTAAAACTAAAAATTACAGTTTAAAAATTTCAGATAAGAAAAATCAAAGAAATTTATTGACCGATTTGAATGAAGAACCAAATAGATTCGTTTTTTCTTGGAAAAATTTGCCTGTTCAAAATTCTCCATCTGAAGACTTAATTTCAGATGATAGGGCTTTTATTATTTATGATAACAGAACTGGAACAAGCTCTAAAAATGTATTCGCTTATGCTTTTGAATTCGAAAAAGGTATATTTTCAAAAGAAGTTAAATTTGCACAAGATGATTACAAGAGGTATTTCTATAATCCTATTTTAAAAATTGAGCCAAAAATTATTAGTGGCTGGCATTCTTTCACTTCATCTTTCCAGTCTATATGTGTTCAGAAAGAGGGGTGTGGACCTGGGCTGCCACCTCCGCCAAAAGAGATATGTATTGATGGGGCTAGTGGAGAATATTCTTTTCCTGCTGGGGGTACTGGCAGGACTCAATTGCCTCCAACTGGCACTGGCTATGACATTTGGTTGTCAAAAATAAAATCTGATTTTTTAAAACCCCCAACTACTTCTTTGCCATCTAATTCTTATTTGTATGAGCGGGGAATTTCCACAGGCGCCTTGAAAACAGAAATGATTTTTAGCGGGTCTAGTGGTATTATATTGTTTGGGGACTTCTTCTCTGGAGACTCGCTAACTTTTAAGCCGTATAATATTGACGCATTGGGCGGTTATAGCGGATTATATAAATCGCTATACCTTGAATCTCCACCATATTCAGAAGTTCCTGGTTTTACTTTAAAATTTAAAACTGATTTTGACACTCCGTCAGAATTGTTGAGTTCTCTTAATGACAATTTTGCTAATTATAACTTAAATCCTGGTAGAGATGATCGTTTATGGTATTGGGGAATGGGATGCGCGACTGGACTGGGCGCTACTGGCGTTTTCGAAAAAATAACTAGACCGCTTGCTGACGCTTTTTATGTTGAGCCAGGGAATTTTTTTAGCGGAGTCAGTGAAGAAACTCTAAAACATTGGAGTGGTAGAATAATTGGATTTAAGGCAAATTATTATCATCAAAGTGGATTTAGATTCAGCTTGCAAAAAAATTCTAGAAAAATAGAAGCTTCTTCAGCGCAATTGGGTGGATATAAATTTGTCCTGCCTAACAAGATTTCTTTATTTGGATCGAATGATCGTATTAACTGGAAGCTTTTAGATACTCGTTCTGAAATTGTTTGGTCTGGGTTAGAGCCAACTCAAAAAAAGGTTGATATTAGTTATTTTAATTCTGACTTGACTATGTTAAAAGAACTTAATCATATATCTGGATATGACAAAAATTCTATGGATGAAAGTATTATCAAAGCCCAATCTGAGGTAGATATTACTTCTTTTTCTTTTTCTCAGCCGGTAACAGATCCTCATTATCAGTTTAGACAGTTACTTGATATGTCTAAAACTTATCTCAGACAGGAAAAACCGTTTTGTCAAGCAGAGATTGTGGAGGAAAATGTTCCTGTGTTTTATATTGGATCTGGAAATAGGTGTGGGGAGAAAGAAAGTGGAGCAAAAGAGAGTGGCGAAAAGGAAACTGAAGAAAGTGGTTCTACTGCTGATCCGTTAATAATGGAATCGGTTAGGACTGGATGGACAATTGACTATAAAAAACTTTCGATGACGGAAGCTGATTTATTTAATCTGAATTTTGATTATCTCAAGGTTGACTTTGAAAATTTTAAATCTTCTACGGAATTAAATGAATTGAGTCCGCTTAATTTTTTCCACGTTAATAAAATTAACTTTTTTTCTCTTGAAGGTGTTTCTCCTGAATTGCAAACTACTATTGATTGTTGGGATAATGGAATTTATGAAATTACACCAAGTGGAGATGTTCCAGTTAATATAAGTGGTTTTTTTACAGCTGATGTTAGAGCGCAAGATAGTGGGGTTAGGAAGTTTACTTCCGCGTTAATAAGCGGCAAATTAGTGGATAAAGCTTATGGAGACTATATAAAGATGAATAGGCTTAGTGGGATCATAACCTCAGATTCTGGATACGCTATTTATTCTGGTCCGCTATATGCAACTGGAGAATTTTGTACTGGAATATCTGATTGGTTTTACAACTCTGATACTAAAATAGTTGATTTAAAAAAAGATTTTTGTTCTACTTTCAATTCTGGATCTGGAGCCTTTTCTGGTTCTTATTTGAGAATAAAACCTGAAATTGTTAATAGAGATTTAGCTGCTGGAAGGTTTCTAAATCCTTCGTACGAAGTAAATTTTGAAACTGGAATTTTCTATAGTGGATTTTTTTATGCAAAAGAATATGTTTCTGGATATACTGGCTATTTAAAAGTTCCATATTCTATTACTGGCTATTCTACATCTGGCTTTATTGACTTTGCTAATAATTTAAATGGGTCTTCTTTTGGATCTCAAATCAAGGTGATTGAAAATCCTTCGAGTTATGACCAAGCTTCCGGCTGGTTTAGAATAAATGAAAATTTATTGGTAACTGGTGATTTTTTAAAATTGAATCAAAATTTTATTTTTTACAATCCTGATTCTGGAAATGCAATGGCTCCAACAAACTTTAGTAACTTTAATTCGCTATGCGATATTTTAACTGGTGATCTATATTCTGAATTATTTAATTCTAAATTTGAAATTTATGAGGACAAAACTATTTTAATAAAAGCTTTGCCATTGGGGGATTCTGGAAATTATATTGATTTTAATTTTCAATCTACTTCTGGAGGTATAAGTGGAGCAAATGGATATTATTATAATGGCTTGTTTTTGAGTGGCGGCAAAACAGTTTACCAAAAAATTTCTGGAACTGGCGGCTACTCTTATGCTATAAATATTAGTGGATATCCTGTAACTGGTTTTTATTATTCCACTAGTGGCTCTGGTTTGATTTCTGGGCCAGTTAATTCATACCAAGGAGAGAGAGAGTTTACTGGCGCTTGGGCTTTGGCAACTGGAACATCTACTCTTTTGCAAAATTTAAGTTTAGTTGAAATTACTGGCGGGCGTTATTCTGGAAAATATTTAGAGGAAGATCTTGGACTTTATCCTGGGAAGCTTAATATTGCAGTTGGCTATAAGGATATATTTAGTATTGGAGGTAGAGATGCTGCTTTGTTAACAATTCGTGATGAGAATTATATTTATGTTAATAATAACGAATTGATAACTGGTTCTGGGATTAGTATAATAATTAAAAATTATTAAATTATGGCTGGACAAAATTCTAAAACTTATAGAACTTTAGCTCTTCCTACTAAGAGTAGCGCTAACTTGGCGTACCCATTTCAAATTACCGAATATGACGCTTCCTTGGGTGGAACAAAGCCTGATGGATACGATGATGTGGGTGGTGATAAAACTTTTCATATGGTTCGAACTGGAGATTGTTTTAGAACTTTTTCCTATGATCCAAAGCATCTTATAAACATAAGGGGGATAAATTCTGGCTTTGAATGGGTAGAGGATGGGAAGGTTTTTATTGATTTTACAATTTTAGGTAATCTCCAGCCATCTGGAGATGCATTTGTAAGATGTGAAAAAGTAGGAAAAGATTCGGCTGGTAAAGGGGGAAAGGATATTATTGATCCAGGTGGATGGGTTGATTATCCTTCTATGTTCAGATTAATTCCAGAGGATGAATTGGATGATAAAGGATATATATCTAAAGTTGCGGACTATCAGGTTCAAACAAAGTGTTATTTATTACTTGGCTTGAGGTCAGATGATTCTCAACTTGTTAGCCCTAATGCTACAAAAACGTCTGGTGAATTTTCTATACTTCAAAAAGCCAACTCTAATTTGATTATGATGGCTAGCCAGCATAGAGGCACTCCTGTTTGTTTTCCAATGCCTTGGCATGGCGGAGCTAATATTTCTGGAGTCGTAATTGGATCCAGTCAGTCTTCTTAATTTTGTATGATTGAGCCAAATAGTCCAATTTTTGTAAATTACCTGGGGGAAATACCAATAAATCCAGATGATTTACCATTACCAGACAATCAGTATCGCAGAAGACTTTTTGTTGGAACCGGTTCAGATAGACCAATTGGATTTACATTTAGAGAAATGGCTCTTTTGTATTGGAAGGTTAGATCTTTTAAATTTAGTGTAAATGGAATATTACCGCCAAGAGATGCTCTTACTGATTTTCTAATGGCTGGCGGGGCTTCTGGAGGGGTTGCTCAAGCCTCTGGAGGATTAGAAGTAGTTGCCGCGCTTGGCAACTCATTACCGAATTCATTTAATGCATCTGGATCAACTAAGGTATCAACAGCATCAAGAGTTAGAAACAGAATAAAGGATAGAAATATAGAAGAAGCTTCTCTTGAGGATTTAAATAATCTTAATTTGGCTCAAAAGTCCAATAAGGATAGAAAAATATTCGGTGATGATAATGGTCCTTACGCCGCTAAGGTTCTACATACTCGTAGAAATAGAGATAATAAAAAAACCGGAAATGATTACAGAGCCGTAAATGTAAACGAGGGAAGCTTGCCTGCAGCTGGTCCGGTGCATAAATTTTCCAATAATGGATGCAGTCTTGTGATAGATTTCTCGTACATAATAAAGAAAAAATTTCTTTATTATCCTAGGATCATTGTGACAACTCCATGGGGAAATTCATGGGTCAGCTTTTCTTCGGAAACAGAAACAGAATATGGCTTAAAGACAAATTTTAACACGTCTTATTCAAGCGCGTCAAGCATTTATGCAAATGTTTTTTTCAAAAATGGAGGACTTATTCCTATATATTATTTTTCAGAACTTCAAGTAGGACAAACTGGCATGAGAGGTCTTATGGGTCCAATAATAAATGGAGATATTTCTATCATGAGCCAGGGATCCTCGAGTGGATCAGCTAGCACAACTAGCTGCTGCTCTAGATTTTATTATGATGACTCTGACAAATACAGACTTGAAAATGCTAAGGAATGTAAAAATTGTGAGCAACTTGGAGTTGGATTAAAACTTTAAACTTTCTTCTTAAGCCTTTGAATAAGTTCGAAAATAACCTTGTTCGGCACATTACTTGGCTCATTCCAATCTTCCGCTTCTACCTTTCCTTCTTTTTTCAAGGTTTCTTTTACTTTTTCAAAAGTAATATTTGTTTTTTTCATTAGGTCTATCAGAACATTTACAGGATGAGTCGATGAAACTGCTGAGTGATCACTTGAATCTTGCGGCGGCTGCCCTTTGTTTGAATCTCCAACTTCATCGCTTCCAACGATATTTATTCTTAAAAAATTTCTTACGGCTCTAACAAACGCTCTGTTTTCAGCAATAGCCATCAAGTAATCTTTGGCAAAACTTTTTGTGTTTTCAATATGGGCGTCGGCTAGCGATGAGAATAAGACTGGCTCCATCTCTGTTTCAAAATTAGGGATCCATTCTATTGTGCATTTAACAGCCACATAGCTGCTACTGGCTTGAACTACGTCATACGCCACGCTTCTAAAGCCTCTAGTTTGCGCGAGGTCTTTAATGCCAGCTAAAAGAATCAAAAGTTGGTTATCGGGAAGGCTTGATATATCAACGTCCTTGCCTTGGTTTTTTAAGGCATCCCTGTTAGCAACTAGATATTCTCTACCTATCATCGCTCTCCAGTTAATGGTTCCGTTGACATTAAATTCATATTTTACGCTAGGTAAAAGCCCGCGTTCGTCTCTTTTGAAGAGAGTTAGTTCTTTTTCTAAAGAAGAGGACTCGCCCTCATCGCCTACATCTGGCAGGTTAACGGTTTCAATTGTTTCGATTTCTTCGCTTGTATTTTTTGTATTTTTTTTCATCTATTTTTTGAAAATGTAAATATTATCGTAATCTTTTTGTAAAAGAAGGTCAAGATTTTTTATTTCTTTGAGGTCTTGATAAAACGACCTAGTTAAAGCTTTTTCTTTCAAAGCCGCCTCGCTGATATATGTTGACCCATCTGAATAGATTATTCTATAGCTTTTATAGAAGCTTGAGCCCTTGATTTTTTTTAATAATTCCTGCTGCTTTTCTTTAGTGTCCCTTTTTTCTATTTTATATACTTCGCATACATCCAATAGGTTTAATTTTAAATTATTAATTTCTTTTTCATTGTCCATTATAGATTCGTCGAATAGAAATTTGCAATTTAATCCTAGCTTTATCAGTTCTTTAATGAAGAGTTTAGTGCTCTCTGATGAATCTTTTACGTAAAAGGTGAATTCTTCTAGATTTTTTTTAATTTCGATATTTTTTAAAAACTCCACGTCGAATTTTTTATCAGAAAAAATCCTGCACTTTCTCTTGGATAGATTTGTTAAAATGTATTTTATATTATTTCCATCAATTACATTCGAATTCAAAAGATCAAGTCTTAGATTGAGTGTTTTATCGGGAGCTTGCTGTACATAGAAATCAAAATTAGGAACTAATTCTATTTTAAGATTAGAAAAATCTTCTCCAAGGTGAAGAGATTGTATGTCCAGATTATTTTTAATTTTAAGAAATTTTAAAACTTCTTTAGACGCTTCTTCCGGCTTAATAAGATTAATTGTTTTCGGTTTTTCTTCACTAGAGAAAGATGGCTTGTTGCCATTCCTGTGAGACTCTATCATCTTGTAATCTTCTTTTTTACTCCAGTATGGGTAAATATTTTCGGCGTAAATTACTGTAGATAGGCAAACTATCTTTTTTTGGAAATAGGAGGCGAAATGTAGGCTCATCGTATCACTTCCAAGGTAAAGTTCGCTATTCTTGATTAAATGAGCAGTTTGCCTCTTTGTGCAGCCGAGAGCGCTGTAGCAATTATTTATTAGTTTTTCTTTTTCGGCTCCCACCTGAACGATTTTAATATTTTCTTTTTCTAAAAAGGGTAGCATGAAATCAATCACCTCGTTATAATAATCGTAATTTTTAGACTCCATGCCGCTTCCAGCATTGAGGCAAATATATTTACTATTACCAAATGGCAATGGAAAATATTGAGTGATTATTTTAGGTAATCCAATTTTTGCGCCGCAGTTCACTGCGTATTGTTCTAATATGTGCATATTTTATAAATTAGAAATTTTTTATGTCAAAAGCAAGCTTATCTTTGCCGTTGTGTATATAGTTTAAAATTCTTTGCGTTCCTATGTGTGGAAGAAAAGTTATTTCAAAGTATCCTTTATTTCCCCCTTGCCCCTCTGACCACAATAAATTGTCCATAATTGGATAATAATCTATGACCTTGTGAATAAATTCATTTCCATCTAGGATGTCTGCATATTGTTTTTTTGTAGCAAAGTATATATTATAATCAGGATAAGTTTCTTTTATTGATGGTAGAAGCGACGTACACCAGAAAACATCTCCAGCGCTTTGAGGCATAACGAAAAGTAATCTTTTTCCTTCGTCATTTTTGTCTAGAATGTCTTTAAAGTCAATTTTTTCTTTTTTTTGAATTTCTTCTGAAGCTACTTTTCTAAAGTAATTTTCTATAGTTGCTCTTTCTGTATTTTTTCCAAGCTCTGTACACCAGTATTGAAAACCTTCATTTGATTCTTCTATCTCCATGTCGAGAATACTTTTGTATAAAACTTTTATCCATTCTTTATCCATTAAATTGGATGGAATAATTGCTTCTGGGTTTTGCTTTCTAACCTCTTTTGATTCAAATGAGCTTTCATCTTCATCATTTATAAATGGAGTATTGTCTAAATAGTCTTCTATTTCTCTTGAAACATTTGATATTCCGAATTTTTTAACCGTCCATTCTCTTGCTTTTTTGCCCCAGTCTTTTTTTTCCTCTTTACTTAATGAGATGAACTTGTCCAATTGTTGCTTGATTGAAGCTGGGTAGGTTGATGCTTTTATAAATTCAGTTCCATGTTCTAAATATTTTGCCCAATCTAGAGGTAATGAATATGCTTCCGGCTCGCAACATTCCTCTCCGCATGAGTAATTTGTGACTAGCGTAATAAGTTCAGTAAGCTTAGCTTCTTGAATAGGAATTTCTTGCCCCCCACTAGTGAATGGATGGACATATACATCCATTAAATTGTAAATCTCATTAAGCTCCTCTTCCGAGATTCCAAATCCAACACCTGTAGTAATTTGAGATCCGCGTGCTCTGCAGCAATTGCAATTTTTATTTTGAGCATCCAGAGGCTCTTCCGTTTTTTGTCCAAACTCATCCAATACGAAATTGTCATTATCTTTTTTAAATTTTTCTAATCTATCGTCAAATGACTTAACTTCGTACTGTCTGCAAGATCTGCAAATATAAGTTGTTAATATTTCTTTTGTATCAACCCCATATTGATCCGCTTGCGCTTTTATATTCCAACCTTCTGAAAAGTTCGTATGCAAAAGTAAATAAGCATTTTTTATCTCTGGATGTGAATCTCTCCACATTTTGTAGCCCTCCATTAAGTTGGGTACAAGTTTTCTAAGTTGGTTTCTGAATACGAAACCTATAATAATGGCATCTTCTGGTAGATTGTTTTTTACCCTTAGCTCTTTTCTTTTTTCATCATTGAGTCTGTAAAATTTCGAGTCATCAATTGGTCCATGTATAGTTTTTACATGTTCATGACCAAGCCTATGAAGTTCTTTTTCGGCAAAATTGCTCCAAACCCAGTAATTTTTAATGTCTTTAGCTTTTTTAACTGCAAGTGGCAATATTGGTAAAGAGTCTAGCGTGATCCAGAGGCAGCTATTGATTTTCTTGAACCAAGTTTTATCGATATTATAGTCCACCCCCCAAAAATCTTGAGTTCCGATATAAATATCTGGTTTAATATTTTTAATATGTTCGTCGATTGTATGCGCACCATACCCAAGTGTTCTTGCTTGATTTGGATCTTTTACTATTTCTTGGATTTTTGATTGGTCGGATGGCACGCTTCCATAACTTTTCCATGGAGTAGCTTGTAACTCTGGGGATCCCTCGTTAACGCTACAACATACATGATGAATATCATATTTTTCAGTCTTATAAAGACTCGAAAGAAGAGTCTTCATTACTCTACCGAAACCTGTTTTAGCTAATGCGAAATCAGAGTGAAATAAAACCTTTTTTTTTCTCATTTTAATCTTCTTGACTTACTGTATTGCTGGAGGAAACACTGAAGGATGCTTCGAGGCTAAGTTTCAGCCATTCTCTTAGTTTAATTGATTCATCATTCGTAAAGCCAACTGAAAAAATATTTTCTTTGTCTTTTGTGTCAGAAACCCTTAATCCAAATCCTGACATTACTCCTTCTTTAAGATATGGCGAAAAAGAAATTGAAACTCCAGAATCATTATTAAATTTATGAAAAGTTGACCACTTTTCTTCTTTTTCAATTGCTCGAATAATACCAGAAACTTCAACATCATTGAATTTGATATTTTTTTTGGCGCTCAAATTGTCTTTATTACCCTTGAATGAGCCAATTTTTTTCTCAGCATTCCATGAGAATTGTTTTATAAAAGAAACGTAAATCCCACCATCTGCTTCGTTAAAAGCGATGGAAACGGCTACTCCCTTGTTGCTTGCATTTGGTTTGTAAAATTGAATATTGTTTATAGTCATACGCAAATATTATATATCTATTCTATCTCTTCATCTATTAATTCTTCATCTTTTATATCTCTGAGAGCCATGTATATTTTTGCAGTCTGAATCCCTAATTTATCCACATAACAAGCGTTCCCATCCTTCTTGGTTCCTTTTATAACTAACACGTCGCCTTCCTTCGGAAGATTTCCATCATTATCTTTTTTACATTCCTCAAGCTTATCCCATTTTTTAGATGAAAAAATAAAGCAGTCAACGGATCCAGTTTCGTCAGAGACTGAATACTTTACATATGGGTTCCCATTCTTTGATGTTCTTTTTACGATTTCATTCACCACTCCTACGAAAAATAGACTGCTTTTGTCACTCAATGAGTTGCAATATTTAATATCTTTAATATTTTCATTCTTCTTGCCGAAGATGGAGGAAAGACTTTCGCTGTAAGACATACCAAGAAGAGCTCTTTCGTAAAAAAAATTTGCCAATTCTTCATTTCTACTATTCAACAAGTAAATAGTTTTAAATTTGTCATAATCCCTTTTAATTGTAGAAAACCTAGAACTCTTAATGATTGAACCACCTTTTTCATCTTTTATGGTTTCGTTCAAGGCTTTTACGCAATTAAGAACATCATCAAATTTTCCAGATTCAATTAATTGTTTTGTTAAAATTTTCTCTCTATCTTTTAGAAGATTCCACGTTTGCGCTTCTAAAACCAATCTGCTCCTAGATTTATTGTTTATACTTTGAAGAGCACCGGCTTGAATGAGCGCTGAAAGAACGCCTATTGATATCTTGGCTTGCTTTGCGGCGATGAATAAGTCAATTTTTGAATTATATTCGCCTCTAAAATTGATCATTTTTTCAATCACTTTTTTACTAATACCTTTGATTGCAGATAATCCATATCTAATATTTGCGCCCTCTATCTCAAAGTCTTCGCCACTTTTCGCTAGGTCTGGAGGCAAAAGCTTAATTCCAAAATCCTTCATTTCTATACTGATAATATTAATTTCATTTAAACTATCCTGCTCGTTCTTTGCCATCCTCAGAAGAGCTAGGAAGAATTCTTTAGTGTGATTAAATTTAAAATATATAGTCAATGCTGCCATTGCGCTATAGGCTGCGCTATGAGAAAAGTTAAATTGATAGCCAGCACTGTCTTCACATACTTTCCAAATAGCGTCAGCTGTTTCTTTTTTTATATTTGAAGATTTGCACTTCTCATAAATCTTTGGCTTCCATTTCGCAATTTCTTCTGGGAGTTTTTTTCCGATAGCTCTTCTAATCTCTTCTGAATCAGAAAGAGAAAACCCAATTTTATTAAACATAGCCATTACCTGCTCCTGGTAAAGGCAAATGTTTCCGGTTTTTTCCAATACTGATTCGATAATTGGATCAATTTCTGGCTTAACCCCAGTATTTGCATATGTTGCATATTGATCTGCGTAATCTAATGCTCCTGGTCTTGCAAGCGCAACTACAGCGCTGAGTTGTTCTAAATTTTTTGGCTTGACTTTTTGACAAACCTTATAATTTGTATCCGCTTCAATTTGAAATAAACCTCTTGGATTTTTTAAATCTTGAAGATGCGCATATATAAGTTCATAATCTTCTAGATCAATTTTTTTATAATTTATACCCACTAACTTTGAGACTTCATGAATTACCGACACACTCTTTAAGCCAAGAAGGTCTAGTTTAATATTAATTTTTGTTGCCCAGTCCATTGTGAACGAGCTTACGGATTCTTTATCAGATGTTAATTCCGTTGGAGTAGTTTTATTTAGCAAATCGTGACTAACCACAATTCCAGAAGCGTGAACTCCCTTATTTCTAATTAAATTTTTAAGTTTTAAAGCAATTTGATATACTTGCTTATTTTCATCGCACCAATTTTTAAATTCTTCGTTTGTCTCATAAATCTCCTCTGGCTCAGCTACTTTTCCAAATTTAGAAGTAAACAAAGGGGTAATTTTATTCATCTCTACTTCATCTTTTTCACCGATGATTTTTCCGCAATCTTTAATTAGAGCCTTACCAGAAAGGGTGGATACTGTAAGCATCTTGCTTGTTCTTTGAGGATACTTTTCTTCAAGATATTTTATGACTTCTTTTCTTCTATAATAGCAGATGTCGCTGTCAATATCTGCGATCATTTTTCCGTCAAGATATGTCACTCCATTTATAACTTGCTTTTTAGCTCTGGCTTCTGATACAAATCTTTGAAAAAATAATCCGTATTTTACTGGATCTACCCCAGTTACGCCAAGTAAATAAAGAACAAGGCTTCCGGCCGCTGACCCCCTACCAAGTCCAGTTGGAATATCGTTTTTATTACAAAAATTAAAAACATCCCAAACTATCAAAATATAATCTACAAAATCAAGTTTATAAAGACTTTCAACTTCTTCAGTGACTCTTTCTTTGTACTTTGATATATCAAATCCTTGAGCCTTCCATTCTGGCATCTTTTCTTTAAAGCCTCTATTGCATAGAGATTTTAAAATTTCTAAACTATTCGCATTTTCTGGAATAGCAAACTCGATGCGATCTTTTTTTTCGACTTCTACTTTTGGGCACCGAACACCATAAAATGGAAGGTTAAGTTTTGAAAAATTTTCTAAAAACATATTCTATGTTAGATATTTAAACGTTTTTGAGTTAGTTGTCAAATTTCAATTTGATATTTTAATTTGTTCCAGACTTGAATATTTATATTTAAATCATAAAGAGCGTCGTGCAGCTTACTTTCGTCAAGTTCTATAGATAAATTTTGAGCTACCTTGCTTAATGAGTTTTTAGAACCCTTGACTATATACCTGAGCATTTTGTACTGATAAAACATAAAATTCTCAGATTTTTGATATGGAATTCCGTTATTTATACCCTTTGCTATTGATAGCGTATCAAACACTTGTTTCTTCGCAAGGATATCTGGACACTTTCTACCCATTCGCTCATAGATGGCTTTAATGAGGTAAATATCAAATCCGAGAATATTGTGACCAGCTATCGCATCACAGTCTTTCAAGTGATCGGAGAGTATATTGAAAGCATCAATTGGTTTAACGCCATCCTTATTCATTCGGTCCTCAGAGTAAGAATGAGCCATTTGCCTTGCGCCTTTTGAAAATTTAAAATCATCTCCCCAGTTTATTAGTATGTCTAATTCGGAATTTTTGCAAATTTCTCCCCCAACTGTTTTAATCAAAGCCATCTGCCATGGAAGATTAAATCTATAATTAAGGCAAAGATTGGCGGTTTCAAAATCAATAAAAAGAATTTTAATTTTCTTATTAAATCTAACGAGGTCTTCTTGCATTTTATTTATTTTCTAGAAAGGATTCGAGACAAAAAGAATCACTGCACATGTGATCAAGATTAGGTTTTTGCAACTCACTTTTCTTGCCCAAGCATCTAATCGTCAAATAAGCTAAAAAGTCTTCCCTATTTTCGTAATAGATAGATTGTATTTTTATTAACTCTGAGGCTGGAAAGTTTGATTTTACGAATGAAAAAAGTTTTTCCTTATAAATTGAATCAAACGGTAATTCATTTTCCTCCCAAAAAAATGTTGGGGTTGTCCAAAATTCAGAAGGGGCGCAAGAACTCATCCTAAAATGATTATTAAAAAGATAAGAATCGTAAAATGGAACGCCAAGTGAAAGAGAGGGGCACCAATATTTTTTCAAATTTTCAAAATCAATTCTAGGAACGTAATAAAACCCGTCTTTGGCGGCAGTAGAAAAGATTGAACTTAAATTTTCATAGCCGTCGGCATCATTTAAAAAGATAATATATTTAGATTCAGTTTTTATTGACGCTTCATTTTTTTCAGCAATATTATTGCAAACAGTAATTCTTAATCCAAAATTTACATTTACATCGAGGTCTTTAGAATTAAAGTAAAGCTCCAATAAGCCGGACATATTATCATCAACCAAAAAAGCATTCTTGATATTATTATCTTTAACCAATTTCAAAATTGACCTTGGTCCGACTTCACCTTCATGATTTTTTTCCAGCGTTAGGATGGATCGATTCATTGAATAATGAGACTTGAAAAATGGTATAGTGTCGTCCATTTTTTGATCATACATGTTCTTTAAGACATGTCAAACGTTATTTGAACGCTGGGCAACCAGAGTAATCAATTACTTCGATTTCCCATTCTTGTTCTTTTTTATTTTTTTCAATTTTTTCCAATGCTTCCTGATACTCTATATGTGAAGAGACTCCTTTGGCGGTTCTTTTGGATTCATCTTTTTCAATAATTTTATAAAAAGTCATTGGATTTTTGTAGGGACATGTCCATTTTCCCATTTGGCATAGCCAACTCTTTTTTCTATCAAAGTAAGCCATGTTGTTCGTGGCAGACTTTTCATCTATTTTTTCTATAACAGATGTTATGTATTCTAAATAATGCTCCAATCCGTCGATTTCATTCTCAGAAAAATTACTGTCCTGGTACGGGCTGTCTGGGAATCTCATAAAAAAGAAACTAGCCTTGTAGTTTTTATAATTTTTCCATATTTTTCTAGCGACGAGGGAATACATCATAGCTTGAATGTTGGCGTCCTCATCGTCTCCTTTAAATTTTTTAGAAGAACTCTTGTAGTCTAAAATCTTAATATCATCGCCATCTATCTCTACTCTATCAATAAAACCCCTAATTGCATACCTTGGTGACTCATTGACTATGTTAAACTCATATTCAGAATCTATAATTTTAGAAAAGTCCTTGTCTATGAATTCGAATTTCATAGTTGTCATCACCATGTCGCAAACAGTTTCCCAATTATCTTTAGTTGGAAGCTTCGCTTTGATCGGTTTGACGGGCTCCTCTTTTGAGATTTTTTCTTTTAAGAATTGATTTTCTAAAAATCTTTTAATGGCGGGAATTTTTTCTGGAGATCCAGCATTCCATATTTTTTTAATATAATGTTGGTGCTTGGCTTTAGAAATCAATTCAAAAAGATTGTGAACAACCGTCCCCCTGCTGGCACCGCTATTTCCCTTTTGCGGAATGCCTAACTCATAGGAGGCATAATATTGCCAAGAGCAAGAATCGAGGGTTTTTATTTTAGAAGCTGATAGGTATGTGGGTTTTTTTAATTGTTGTTCCATTCTTGAATTTCTTTCTCTGACATTTCTCCAAAATCATTTTTCGGAGGTAGTTTTATTATTACTTGATTTTTATCAAAATAATCAAGGAATTTCTTTTTTGCAGTTTGTGCTGCTAGATTTCCAGCATTGCTTTTTTTATCATTAACTGAGTCATTATTGAACGATATTATAATTTTCTCAGGATCTAGTGAGACAAGCGTGTAACACAATTCGTCTAAGCCTGTTAAGCCAAATGTGATAACAAAATTTCTAATACCAGACTGCCAAAGTTTTAATCCATCGCCAATGCTTTCAATAACAATGCAGGTTCTAGAATCTAGGATATAATCTTTAGTCAAAAATAATGGGTATCTCCATTCGTTCTTTCTTCCGATATGTTTCCATTTTGGTGGATATTTATCATTCATGCCTCTCCCAGAGAAACCTAAAATATTCTTTTTCTCGTCATAAATTGGAAAAACATATCTCCCTAGCATTTTTCCACTGTAACAAAGTCCTCCCTCGAAAAGATCTAAAGTTTCCTTTATTATTCCCCTTCCAGACCAATAAGAGTAATCGCTTTTGAGTTTTGAAAGAAGAGATTTGTCATAAAATTTAATATAATCAAGTTCCATATTTTCAGTTTGTGAGCTTTCTTGAATGTGATTCGAGAAATTTAAATTCAATTTTTTAAGCCAACTTTTTGCATAGCCTTTTGGCTTGCTCAGGCTAAGTTCTATCAAATCTTCAAGTGAGCCGCAGTAGTTTCGAGCAAAATCTATCCATCGTCCATCGTCTTTCCTGATACAAAGAACACTATCATTGCCAGAGTCTCTGTAAATTGGCTTGGTTCTCCAGTCTCTTCCGTTGTCAGAAAGCTTATAGCCAAGATTTTCTAAAACGTTTCTGATTGATTCTGAATTACAAGAGTTCATCTTTACTATTGCCACCATCTACGGGGCGTCCCTCCTTATCGAAAATTTGAAATTGAAGACCGTTTTTCTTAACAAGTTGATCAAGGCTTCCCTTTTCCTCTACGTTGAAATTCTTAACATCGAAAGATATATAATTGCTTACATATTTTCTTTCTCCGTTGACAATTCTTTCAACCAAGTCAACGTGACCGCTGGCTTCTTTTCCTTGGAAGCGGCTGGCAGTTGTTACCAATTTATGAGAACCGCATTCTTCCCCATCTTCTTCAATTTCATCAATCGTTTTTCTTCTAAAGATGCCAACATAAGATGCGAACCATTGGAGGCGGTCAGATAGAGCGATAGCGGAAGAGTCATCAGTGAATCCTCCTGCTTTTCTATTCTGACTTTCTCCGCTTCTATTCATTTGAGTGGAAGTCAATACTACACAATTCAATTCTTCACCAAGCTTCTTGAGTTTATCGGTCTTGTCTCCGATTACTTGATATTCCTTCCAGGATTCAGAAACTCCTTCTCCTGTCATTTTAAGATAATCATATGTGATAATAGCGTTTTCTCCGCGACCAACCTTGGAATAATACCATCTGCGAGCTATTGACATGATTTCACTCGTACTTTTATTTCCAACTTTCAAATGATGAAATTTGAAATTTTTAATTTTTGTCCAAGTGGCTCTAACTTTTTGAACCATTTCTGGATTTTTTCTCCAATTTCCAGTATCTATGTACCAAAATGGCACGCCAGAAATTGACGCGATCAGTCTTTTTTGAACATCAAGCGTTTCCATTTCAGTATCCAGGTACAAGCACGACACTTTGCCATTGTAAGTCTCATTGCATATCTTATAATTTAGATCGCAAAGCATCGTGGTCTTTCCAGATTTTGGACGAGCAACAAAAGCATACAAATTTTTTGGTCGAAGACCTCCATATAGGCGATTAAAATCTTTAAATGGAGTGAGAAATCCCGAATCATCAACTGGATTGTTTCCAATTTCTTCAATTTGCTCCATAGCATCTTCGAAAATATTTACAGGCTCTTCAAATAAGTCATAAACGCTAATTTTTTCATTATAAATTGCATCTGCAGCAGCAATAATCTGATCTGCTGACATTTCCTCTTTGGCGATCATCTTCTGCTTTAACTTCTCTGCAGTTTCATGAATTTCCCTTTTGATTGTAAGGGTTTTAAGTTTTTTAGCAGATTCAATAAACGCTTTTTCAGATAAGTTTATTAGGCTTAAGCTCTCAAGATAATCAAATATGTTTGTGGAGTTTTTAAATGTTATACCAAGATTGTTAATTTTTTGGCTAATCAGAACATTATCAACACTTTCATTCTGAGCAATTGTATTTTTAATGACGCTGAAGATTACAGAGTGGATATTATGGTAAAAATCTTTCTCATTTACAAATGAATCAATTTCATAAAATGATTTTGGATATTTTAAGCATCCTGTGATTACGTGTTTTTCTACTGGCAGAGAATAAATCATACTTGTATTATTAGCATCTTTTTTAATCTAGTCAAACTAATACGGGGCCTTGTTTTCAATCCCCCTCATCGTCCTCATATGAATTCATAATGTCTTTTTTCATTCTTTCAAGTCTGCACTGCTTGTCAGCTTCTAGCCACTCCATTGAAAAATTTTTAATTTGAGATTCGTGAAGCGCGCTATCATAGCTTTCGTAGATGTTTGGCAAACCGTCAGATCCTAAAACTATCATCATATATGCTCCACCACTCATTTCTTCAAGCTGCAATAAAATTGATTCTGGCAAGAGAAAATCATTGTCGTGTTCCATTATTTTATAAAATTAAATTAAATTTTTCTGCCATTAGTTCTGCTGATAAATCTTTAGTTTCAAAATCGTATATCTCTAGAAATACAAAACCATTGGATTCTATCCAATTTATTTTTTCAAAATCTCTCTTTATGGATTTCAAGAAGCCAACTCTATTTTTATGAAAAAACTTTACAAACTTCTCATGCTGTCTTCCAGACGTCTCTATTGCTATTTTTTTTGTAAAATTTATTAGATCTATCCTAAGCTTGCTGCCTGGAATTTTAAATTCTTCGCAGACCACGTCTGCTATCCAGTATTTTTTAAAAAATTGTTTTGTAGCAAATTGAGGCGCACTTTTAGATGGATGATCCCATTCTATTGAATATTTCGTATGGCTTACCTTGGTCGGTCTGCCTTTCATGTTGGAAATAATCATTAATTTAAACAGATTTCTTTAAATTTATTAAAAAGATATTCGGACGCTTCTTTATTATTGGCTAAGGCTAGTCTTAAGTTTTCAATGCCTTGTATAGTTTCTGGAAAAGAGATATTTTTATTTTTTAATTCCTCTATTAGGGATGGGTCTATTTTGATCCAGGCTCCTGCTTTTTTAGCCATTTCCCAAGTCAACATGAGGTCTGCAATTTCATAATCGATCCAAACTGAATTTCCATTTACTTGATTGTGCCTTATTGGGTATTTTATTTCTTTTCCATCTTTTTCATTTGGAGATTTTCTAAATAAAATTTTAGCCCAGTGACCAATATTTTCTTCTTTTCCATTTGTAGTAGAAGTTATGTAGTCAGCCTTGTATCTCGGAGCAAATTCAAAAATCCAATCTGAATAGTGAAGCAGTGCGGATCCTCCAGATGCATTTGTCAACCTTGGATCCGTTTTGGCATATTGATTTATTTTTACCTCGCTTCTAACTTGGGAAATCATTGCGCAAATATGACCACCCACAGAAAAGGGTAAAGCCATCTTCCTTAAGAAGTGAGAAGAAATTACAGCTCCTCCACTAACTTTCACCGCATCTTCGAAGGATTTGTCTTTGTCACCTTTGGGTATAAGAGCGTCCATACTGTCAATAATGAAAAAGTAATTTGTACTTTCTTCGTTTGTTTGAACAAGTTGATGAATTAAATTAGCTACAGTTTCATATATATTACTTTTAAATATAAAGCAGGTTCCTTCCTTCCAGTCTTCTGCATTTTCTACAAAATTTACTCCAGATCTTTCTATCATGTTTTTGGAAAGTCTTCCTTCGGCTTTTATGTAAAGAGCTTTTCTATTTTTGGAATTAGAAAGAAAACTTTTCATTATTGAAAGAGCGCAACTGGTTTTTCCTCCTCCGGAAACGCCACAAAACCTCATAATTGAGGGATGGATTCCTCCTCCCAACTCCACGTCGAATATGAGACTTCCGGTAGAAATCGTATAATCCACATTCTCGGAAAAATTAAAGTGATCTTCTTTGTTACTTTTTAGATAGCTTGCTAATAGGTCTTGCGATTTCATTTTTTATTGTTTAAAAAGTCTTTTAAAGTTTTTATTTTTTTAGAGTTTTCTTTTTCTACTAAATCTTCGCCATGCTTTTCGGACGAAAGTATTTCAGTGTTGTGTTCTTTTTCTAAGGTTTTTATTTTAGAAAAAAATCTTTTGTGTTTTTCATTTAGAAACGACCTACCCTTTGGGGTGAGGAACCAAGCAAGTGATGGAATTTCAAATTCTGGTATAGCATGCCTCCAGAAGGCAGGATCGTCGCATTTTTTTACTAGATCCTGCATTAGTTTCATCTCCTTTGGCCAAGAGATGGTTTTTTCTTGGCTTTTAGGTAGTTTTAAGCAGTTTAAAATAAATTCAGTTTTAAATCTATTTAATTTGAAATCTTTTTTACTTTTCAAGATAAAAAGTAGTATCCTTTTTTTTTAAAGAAAGATCAAGCTTTTTTTTCAAACACTGGACAAACCGCACAGAAGGCGGAGTTTATTTCTGGAATTTTTCTTAAAGTGCATTCGTAAACAGTTTTTTTCTGCTTATTACAGGGGCATCCTATAAAGACTTCTTTGGGGGCACCTCTATGAGCACATAAGTCCATTTTTTCTTGCCCATCTAAAACCGGTTTCATATATTTATATTACACAATTTTAAATCATTTTCTACCATTTTTTTTACCAATTCGTCAAATGAAATTTTTGGAATCCAGTTTAGCTCTTTTCTTGCTAGAGTCGAGTCACCTAATAGAATGTCCACTTCAGCGGGTCTATAGAATTTTTTATTAATTTGCATCAAAACTATACTTGGTTTATTTTCCAATACGTATTTCTCATTAATTCCTTCTCCAACCCATAAGCCGTCAATTCCTGCGAATTTAAATGCTTTTTCAACAAATTCTCTTACAGTATGTGTTTCATTTGATGATAATACATAATCTTTTGCATTTTCTTGGTTAAGCATAAGCCATATGCCTTTAACAAAATCTATAGCATGGCTCCAGTCTCTTTTTGCATCAATGTTTCCCAATTCTAATGGAGAAAAATAAGATCCCGATCTCATATGACTTCTTATTCTGGCAACATTTGTTGTAATTTTTCTTGTTACAAATTCAATGCCCCTTCTTTCAGATTCATGATTAAATAGCCACCCTTGAATAGCATATAGATCGTATGAATCTTTATATACTTTTACTAATTGTCTAGCTGCTGCCTTGCTTGCTCCATATGGGCTTCTTGGCTTCAATGGGTGTTTTTCATCCTGTGGAACGTATGAAACGTTTCCAAATTCTTCACTGGATCCAGCTTGATAGAATCTGCAGGTTGGCTTGTGCAGTCTGATAGCCTCTAATATATCCAAAACAGAAGTTGAATTAGCTTGCCATGTCTGCCTTGCGAAATCCCAACTGCTGGCTACGAAACTTTGAGCTGCTAGATTTATAAAATAATCCGGCTGAAGCTTTTCGATAATTCTTAAAATTGAATGTGAATCAGTTAAGTCAAAATTTAACAATAAAAATCTAGGGTTATTGATATGGCTGATATTGATATGATTGTAAACGCTCAATCTTCTAACTCCACCTACGATAAATAAATCAGTATTCTCAAGAAGATGTTCTACCATATAACTCCCATCTTGACCAGTAACACCAGTCACGATGCAGACCTTTTTGCCCAAAAGGATTTTGTGCGCATCATCTATATTTAGAATGTTCGCATTGTCTATTTTTTTACCGATATATGCCTCTTGTAAATTTTTATTCATTTAAATATTCTATTTTCTTACAATGAACATCATATCGTCATATCTGCCAATATCAGCCCTAAGGTCTACATGTTGAATATTTTTTTTGAATTCTTCTGGAACAAACTGATCAAGTATTGAAAAATGTTCGTATCTTTGGATATCTTCTATAACTAAAACTCCGCCATTGTTAAGTTTCGGCAAATATAATTTGATAAAATCGATTTGGCTTTCTAGCGAATGTGGCCCATCGTCTATCATGATGTCAAAATTTGGTAATTTGCTGGCTACGTCTTGACTATATGCGTTTGCAAATAGCTGATTGACATTTTCTATACTTCTATATCTGTCTAAGATCGCTTGATCTGTAATGTCAAGTCCATAAATATTTGCATTTTCAAAATACTTCTCCCACAAGAACAGAGAGCCACCGTGGCATATTCCTATTTCCAGAAGATTTATTTCCTTGTCTTGAAATTTTAAAAATTCATTTTCATAAAATCCCTTAACATAGTTATGGATTGTATTTTTATCTGTCCCTGTGTCGATATTGTCAAGAACGGGATCTTCGCTTAAGATTTCTATTAATTTTTTCATTTTATATTTCTTCTATTTCTGGGATCATTACAAATAACCTGCCTGTATAGCCGTAATCTCTAAGAGACTTGGCTATGTAATCTTTAAAGTTATGCGCAAGTATAATAATATTATCTGGACAATATTCGGTTTTTATAATTTCCCTTGAGCAAATTTTAATACCAGTGCCAGGACTGAATTTGTTTTGCTTTTGAATTGTGTCGTCAATTATAAAATTAATATCTTCGTCTATTAATTTAAGGGAGTTCAAATAAATGCATCCCTTTGCTGCAGCGCCAAAGCAATAAGTTTTTCCGGTTAATTTTTTAATAAAAAGCTTATCTTCAATTAGTTTGTTTTTAATTACGCCTTGCCAATTTTTAAAATCAAAATCGTTTTCCTCTTTTAGGAAGGTATTTATCAAGTTTGTATTTTCAATGTCCGATTTAACGTTAGATGAGACTATTCTTAGCGAGCCACCATGAATCTCTTGTCGAGATATGTCTATTATTTTTAAACCATATTTTTTAAATAATGAATATAAGGGTGTCAACAACCAGTAGAATACATGCTCATGATATATTTGATCAAATTGATTTGTTTTTACTGTATCTAGAAAATAAGGAAATTCTAGTATCCATCTGCCATTTAAATTTTTTTGAATTCCATCTAGGAATTTTTCATAAAATGGATTGTGTTGAAAAACATTTGTGGATGTGATCAGGTCAAACTTATTTTCGAAAACCACATCTCCCCAGTAATTATTATAATAATTTATTCCACTTTTTTCATTATCCTCTTTAAAAGATTTGCTTGCGTCTACGTTGTGCAGGTTTAGTTTTTTATTGCTTTTTGATTGAAAGGCTTTAAGCAATGCCCCATCATTTCCACCTATGTCTACTATATTCTGTGGATCAAATTGTTTTGCATATTCCCACATAGCTTCACAATGTTTTATATATGGAACATTTATAGATGATCTGTATAAGTATTCTTCAAACATCTCTCCAGATGGAATTTCAACATCTAGCTTCATTAATAAATTATCTTCTTCGATAATTTTCAATCCGAACGTCTTTGTGCTCAGGCTTTCCTGTTTTGTTTTACAAAGGTTATTTACTAGCGGTAGATTTCCAAGATTTATGATTTCTTTTTCCATATTACCATTTCCAGTTTTTCAAACACCAATCTATTGATTCATTTACTTCAGACATCTTTATGCCGGTCGAAAGTAATTTGCTATTATTTGTAATGCAATTCGAGCGAGGCATGGAGCTTATATGTTTATAAAAATTATCTATTGTTAGAAAATTTGCTTTCTTGTTTGGAGTAATCGTATTTACCAACTTTTTGACTATCTCTATTGATGAAATGTGACCACTGTTAGTTATGTTATATGTGCCAAATGGTATTTCTAATTTTATTGAATCTATGCAGGCTTTTACAAACTCAACCTTGTTTGAAAGTGAATTATTTTCTGACACAAGTGTATCGTAGTTAATTATTTTTGAAATGTAATTTCTATTATTATATTTATTTTCAAAAGGCAGTCTTATTCTCCATATGTAGCTTTTTTCATATGACGAAATATATTTTTCCGCTATGATTTTTGTGCCAGTATAGAAACTGCAATTATTAAATTTAAAGCTAAAGTTTGGCTCGTCTGCCTCTTGCCACCCATTTGCATTTGGAGCTTCTCCATTATATAAACAACCGGTGGAAATATGGCAATATGCTATTTCAAGTTCTTGGCTTATTTCTTTTAATAAAATTGGTAAAACTACATTGCCGCTTATTGTTTCATCTTTTTGATTTTCGCATGCTTCTATATTTGGTTTACCAACAAATGCGGCGCAATTGATTATATATTGAAAATTATGGGCTCTATGTATTTCAATTATATTTTTTTTATTGGCTTCTTGATGCTGAAGCGTTCTATAGGGAATTGAGTTTTCTTCAAATTGTTTTTTAAATTCCGTACCTATGTACCCCGTAGAGCCTACTAGCAAAATCATATCTTATATATGTGACTCCATGTATATTTATCTAAAATATTTGGTAGATCGTTAGGAAGGCAGGGTTCTATACTGTATGCGTCTGATGATTTTAAATGCGTGGCAAGGTAACCTTCCAAACCATGCACGTCAGCATAAAATGTTTGCCAATTTTTTGAAAAAATTGATTTATTTTTAAACCAGAAAAATGCGCCGCTATAATGCCATGGAACGAACGACAACGCTGAATAGGGTCTATCTAATTTAAAAGTACCACAGCATTCATAATTTTCAAGTATATTGGAAATGTATTCGAAGTCATCCAAGTTTTTTGTATACATTGTATGAGGCCATAAGATGGATATTACTGACTCTCTTGCAGAATTATAGTGTGTGACCGATTTCGTGTGACCATAAAAGGTATACTCACTATCATCTAATGAATAAACAGATGGCATTAATTTTGTAATGAATGGATGAAGCTCATACCAGTTATTTGTTTCGGAATTTTTGGTAAAAAAGAACTTTATATCTGGAAAATCTTTGAAATATTCAGTTACAAATTTTTCTGCAAAATCCTGATCTTGATCAAAGTTTACATTTATTACCTTTTTTCCATTAAATTTAACAAGATATTTTTTTAAATTAGATAGATTAAAGTATAGAATGGGATTTATATTCGTTAAACATAAGTGATATATCAAATTGTATTTAATATTTTTCATTTTTATATTTTCCATTCTGTTAAAAATTGAGAGCAATAATCTACATTTTTAGGTGGGGCGTCTAAATACTCTCCATACCTATCTCCAATAAATTCATTCTGTACGCTGGTAAATGGTAATATTGTTTCTATTGCGAGCCCTCTGTATTCGTCATATCCTTTTTCGCAAAAATTGTAAAAATTATCTAATTGATCTTCGCATATGATTTGTATCCCAGATTCCGGAAAGCCATGTCTTCTACATGGAAATGAAGTCCATCCGCTTGTGAGGCTGTTTATATAATTTACAATTTTATCCGACATTAAGAATATGTCGGATTCTATATGTATGATTTTTTTATAATTAAATTTTTTCGCATATTCCGCAGCAAATGAAAAGCTTCTAAACCAACCTGGATAATCTAGTATACCTTTTCTTCCAAAATTGTTCTGGAAATAAAGTATAGAATTTTTGAAATCATCTGACTCTTTATTCGTATCTTGACAGGGAATTGCTTCAACGGATTTAATATTGGGAATGATTGGGCTTCCGTCATCTATCATTAATATTTTGTCAGTGTTTAAACTTATAGAGTTGTAAAATTTTAACCATTTTATATATCTATTATCCCAAAGATATTCGCTGTCAGAAAAACTAGTGCAAAATAATAAAGTTTTTAAATTATTCATACTCCTCAAAATTAAGAAGCAATGGATTTGATTTTCTTGTGCTTTTCAGCGCAATTTTATTATTTAGTTCTGCTTCTGTTAGAACTACAATTTTTTCAGAGCCTCCAAAGAGAATATTTAAATCATCTTTGTCAAGAACTTGATCTAGCAGGATATTAAAATCTACTTCTGAATTTATCTTATTACTTAAAGAAAGTGAAAATTTTTGAACATGTCCTTTTACCATTAATTATTATGGTAATGTAATGTTTTTTTTAAAATTTTTTAATCAATATTTTTAGTATATATATCAGAAACAAATTTAATAGCTTTATTGTAAATATCTTGATAATCTTCTGTGGATGGCATTGAGTAATTAGAGATGGCGTTCAAATAGTTCATTTTTTCATCTTTAAGTTTTTTATTTATTTCAAGCACTTCTACTTTTATTTGCTTATTGATATTTTTTTTCCAATTTTTTAAAAAAAAATCACTCATCGATTCATCTAAAGCTTCATTCCTTCGATCAGAACAAAATGCATTGAACATAAAAAATACCATATTTGAAATAATGTCCTGAGAAAATCTTGCTTTTAATTGTTCTAAAACGGCGTTATTTGAAATTTTTATATTTTCAACAAGATTATTAACATTAATGTCTTCTAATATCTCGCTTGGAAGGACTGATGGATCTTTTTTTTCGTTTTTATTTTTTTTCATATCTCGTTGAGTATATGACATATTACACATTGAAATGTTGAAGTAAAGCGGATTACGCCTCACAACTTTTACAAGCCAAGATATTTCTCGACAGTTCCTGACTTGGAGACGCTGATCTTTGATAATAAAACGTTTTAATACCCATTTTCCAACCTTCTATTAGTAAGGTGCTAACATCTTTAGCTGGGGTTGATGGTGGGATCATTATATTTAATGATTGACTTTGGTCAATATATTTTTGTCTTTGAGCAGCTTGAATAACAATTTCTTTCTGCGAAATTTCACCAAAAGTTTTAAACACGTCTCTTTCTTCTTGAGAGAGAAAATCTAAATGCTGAACACTTCCTCCTTTTACCAAAATTGACTTCCACGTTTGGCTGTCGTCTTTGCCCTTTTGTGTTAAAAGTTTTTTAAGATATGGATTTTTATATGTAAAATTTCCTTTTGCAAGTTTATTAACAAAATAATTACTATTAAGAGGCTCAATTGATGGAGAAACTTGACCTAGTATAAAACTAGAAGAAGTCGTTGGGGCGATGGCTAGGGTAGTTACATTTCTACGCCCATATCCTTTCAATAGTTCCGGCTCGCCAAATATTACGGCAAGATCCTGTGTAGCCTTATCGGATTTCTCTTTGATAGTCTTCCATATTTGATTATTTAGGATTTTAGATTCTAGTGATTCGAATGATATCATCTTATCTTGAAGTAAGGAGTGCCAACCTAATACTCCCATACCCAACGCTCTTTGGTTCTTTGCAAACAAATGTGCAGTTTCCATAAATTTTATGGATTTTGATTTATATATAAATTCTTCGTTAACTGAATCTAAAAAATAAATTAAAGTTTCAATTGCGTCAGTTTCTTTGATTTTATCCCAATGAAGTAAATTGAGCGAAGAAAGAACGCAAACAAATGACTCCTCTTCCGAATTAGAAAGTTGAATTTCAGAGCAAAGGTTGCTGTGACTTATTTTCAGTCCCTTATCCTTATAAACACTTGGAGCATTATTATTAACGGTATCAGTGAATTGAATGTACGGGTAGCCAGTTTCAAACCTTTTTTTAATAATATTTGCCCAGGTTTTTCTTTTATCTTTATCTCCATCAACCATTTCTTGCATCCACTTGTCAGTAATAGTGATACCAATGCTCATATTTTGAATCGAATGACCAATGGATCTAATCTGCAAAAATTCTTCAATATCGGGATGTTCAACTGGAAGGTATGCGGCAAATGACCCTCTTCGAGCAGAACCTTGAGAAATTACATCTGAAATAGTGCTGAACAGCTCCATGAAATGAACTGGACCGCTTGATTCTCCACCAACGCTTATTTTTGTACCTCTTGATCTAAGATTTCCAAAAAAACCAGAAGTACCGCCGCCTAGTTTTGACATCATTCCAACTTCAGAAACTTTTGAAAGAATCGATTCCATTTTGTCAGATAAAAAAGAACCAAAGCAACTTACCGGTAACCCTCTACTGTTTCCAAAATTAGTCCAGACCGGAGTTGCTAAAGAATAAAAACCCATAGACATGTAGTTTTTAAATTTTTCAGCAAATCCATCGATTCCTAAAATTTTTTCTGCATTATGTGCAATTTGATCTACTCTTTGCTCAGGTGTAGTTTCGCCTTCGAGATAACCGCCTTTGAGAAATTGAACTGAATCTTCATTTAGCCAGTAATATTTTTGATTTGTATCCATATATAAAAATTTTATACTTTAGAATAACAGAATTTTTACTGTTATCAAGCAAATAAAATTTAATTTTTAAAAAAGATCGTCTTCAGAAAACGACTGGGAGTTTTTTGAATATTCGGTCGGACGAGAATTGAAAAAATCAGTTTTGCCGTTGCCCAAAAGCTGCTCATCAAACCACATTGTTTTATGAATAGCATCTTTATCTACTTCAAATAATTTTGCAAATCCGATTTCAGACAATGCGTGGTTCATTCTGTTTTTAATAAACTCTTTTAAGAGGGGAGAGTTGAAAGTATCGTGATCGTATCCATTTACAATCCATTCTATAATTTGACATTCATGCTCTATTGCTTCTTCAGCTTCTGAGCGAATTTTCTCTACAAGTTCTTCATCGAACAACTCTGGATATTCAGATCTAATTGTATTGATGATTTTAATCCCTATTTTAGCGTGCAAATCTTCCTCTCTTGAGGTATATTCAACTTGTTTGTTTGTATCTTTTAATACGTTTTTAAATTTTCCAAACCAATTGATTGTATAAAATTGAGAAAAAAGAGCAATATTTTCTACAAACAGAGTAAAAAGAATAATGGAGTAAACGAATTGTTTTTTATTGTCTTCATGAAATCTACGAAGATACTTTTTAAGATAATTTACCCGCCCTTTGATAATCTTCTCTTTTAAGATCATGTCGAAAGAGTCTTCAATTCCAAGAACTTCAAGAAGCCTTGAATATGCATGACCGTGAATAACCTCTATATTAGCCATAACGTACCCAAGATCATTTAGGCTTGGGTGAGGCAAGTTGTCTCCAAGTTTAGCCCAAAACTTTTTAACAGAAATTTCTAATTGACCTATCGTTGACAAAGATCTGACAATAATTTCTTTCTCTCTTTCTGATAACTTGACTTTAAAATCTTGGATGTCAGACTGAAAATTGAATTCTATATCTGTCCAAAATCCATTATGCATCGCTAAAATAAAATCTTTAGACCATGGATAAAAATCTGGTTTCAAGGGGATAACTTCGTCAAATATTTTTACAGTTTTATTTTCCATATTGTTTTAGTAATGGAAAATTACACGTTTTTTAGAACGATGTCAATAAGCGAAGAGATATTGAAATAATAAACCAAATCAAGTGTATCTTTTAGTTTTCTATTGAAATTCCGAATTTTTTAAGCTTTTGGTTTGCTTTTGAGGTTTTTTGGTCTGCTAATTGAGCAGAATGCTTGACGCCATTTTCTTTTTCGTAATTTTTATAAAATTGTTTTTTAACAGGATCAGACATTTCTCCACCACGCTTTTCAGAAAGCTCTTTGCTTTCTTTTAATAAGTCTCCGATTGTTCCTTTTTTGTTCCTACTTTTTTCTACAAAGCTTTTCGAGTTGTATGGGTCAATTCTAGAATCTATAGAAATATTAGGAGCAGAATAAATTCTTTCAAATTGAACTCCATCTTTTGAAAATTTATGCACTTCATTTACACTTTGAAATATTTCTACTAACTCGTCAGTTTCTGGATGCTTGTATAAATAAATGGGCATTTTATGACTCTACGATTTTAAGAATATGATCTAGCGAATTTGACCAAGTTAATTTCTTGGACATCTTTAATCCATTTTCATTAACTGGATTAGACAAGAATCTTTTCTCCGCCTCTTCGCATGCTGAAATGAAATCATCTGGATTCCAATCAAAATAACTCCCTTGATTAAAGTCGAGTCCTTTTTTGAAGAAGACTCCGTCGTAGGCTTCTATTTTTCCACTTGGCTGGACCATAACTGCATTTTCATTATTAGCCCAATCTTTATAAGCATGAGCATTTAATACAACAGCATGTTTTCCAAGGCATACACTTTGGAATTCTGGAAGCCCCCACCCCTCTCCAGAGGACATTCCTATTGCAATGTCAGAATGATTTAAAAAATCATTGTATAGAGAATTTGTAGGCATGAAACTAAGAAAATTAATATTAAAATAATTTACATTGCCTAGTATATTAGAAATAGCTTGATTCTGCTGATTTTGATCAAGAAATGGATTTTGAATGGCGCAATTTAATTCATACTTACTATTATTGCCATATTTCTTAGCCCAACTTTGTAACAGCTTGTGATGTTGCTTTCTTTTTTCCAACTTTCCGAAAAGAGCAAAACTGATCTTATCGTCTCTTGTTTTTTCACTTCTTGAAAAATGAAGGTTATCGAATCCAAGTGGTGCAAAATGAACGTTATTTAGCCCAACTGATTCAAATATGGCTTTTGTGTAATTAGAAGAAACTATTACGTTCTTTTGATTTCTTAAAATGTTTATTTCTGTTTCGGTTGGGGAATCAAGCTCATAAAATGTAAAAAGCGTTTGATTCTTTGAAACAGAAGACATTGATCCGTTTATATGCCAAAGTTTAATAGTGGAATTATCCCTAGAGTGCCTAGCTTCGGACTTTGTTGAATTTTTTTGAAGCCAATTGAAAAATTCTGTATCTAACTTATCAAATGATGACAGGTCGGCTCGCTCTCCCATTGGGAAGAGGACGGGGTCAATGCTTCTTTGCTTTAAGGCATTAAGGATTCCGATTGCACAATTTCCAAAGGAAAGCCCGTTTATAGGAAGCTCTAAGGATAGATTCGGCATATTAAAATGGAATTTCGTCGGTGTCTTCTTGAGAGGGGATCTCAAGAACCTTTGAGGTTGATTGCTGAGAAGAATTTTTCGTTTCTTGAGCAGCGGCTTTTTGTTCGGAAAGGTAAATCCTAAAATTAGGTGTGTTGTCTCCAGCCTTCTTGTATTGGTTAGAAAAAACCACGACTTCTACCCTTTCTCCGTTTTCAAGTTGGACGTAACCAGTTTTGAACTTATTGCCAGCCTTAGAGGTTTTTTCCCAAAGGGCTCCAATTTCTTTGTTTTCTTTATTTTTATTTTCCATATGAAATCCTATTCTGATATATTTTTTATTTCAAGTCAATGTATTTTATATTATTTTTTGCAAATTTTATAAATTTATTATGCCAGTTTATCACAGTTTGTATAGTTACCCCCATATCTTTTGCAATGTCCGTATACGTTGTATTTTTATTTGATAGATATTTTTTTTCAATTACTTTTTTTATTTTTTCGTTCCCAAATGATTTTATCAGGGTTTTGATTTTATCAATGTTTTCAGCATTTAACTCTTCGGTTTGTTTATTTTCACCAGTTCCAAAAATTTCATTCTCTTCCCCAGATTTATTTTCTATGAAGAAGTCAGCTTGAGATGGTATATTTTTTTTATTTTTATTTATACAATTCAAACAATAATATCTAGCTTGATTAGCCAACCAGGTTGAAAACTTGCTTCCGTAAGATGGATCGTATGATCTAATCGAGTTGAAGATCACAAAGTTTTTACTCGATAAAATATCGTCTTTTACAAAAGAGGGGCACGCTAAGCTGTACGTATATTTTTTAAATACATCTATGCATATGCCGCTATGCATTTCTATTAGTTTTTCTGCAGAAAAACTATCTCCGTTTTTTGCCGCCTCTATTAAATTTTGCTCTAAGGTTTTCATTTAAAAAATATTTTTAATTTTACTGTTTATCAGGTTTATTGCTGGAATAGACTCAAAAATTATTGAGTTCTGCTCTTTCGAGCAAGTTTTCCACGTTAGGTTTAAATCTGCAATTGAAGCAATTTGAGGGAGATTTTTACTTTCTGATTCGTGGGCTGGCGGGATGCTGCTGCCATCATCGATGGTTCTATTTAATGTTATTATAATAGAATTCATATAAGATCTGATAAAGTCAGTTTCGTCCAATTCGAATTCTTTAAATCTAAGATCCGAAACTATTGCAATATTACCGCCAGACGTAAAAAATGAATTTATCTCTGGCATCAGTTTTTTCCACCAATATGTCCCGTCGCTTAGCGATCTTTGAGACTGACCATAAGCAATCAAAATACTTCTTATCTTATTTTTGTCTTCGGTATCCTCTGTGAAAGCTGAGATACCAAATTTTTCTTTACAAAATGAATTGAGATCTTGCCTGAGAGCATAGGCAAAAGAAAATATCTTTGAGTTTAAACCCAGATGATTGGAGTACTCTGATAATACTTCGGACAAGGTATTCTTACCGCATCTAGCAAATCCAGAAACCCCAATTATCAGTCCTGAGTCAAAATTTCTATTTTGAATCAGAAGCTCCGATAGGAGCTTTTTTTTGCTTTCTTTATCTGGCATGGTGATACCATAGTATTAATTTTAATAATAGTCAAGATTTATTCTCGGCCATACTAGCGCAGGTAATCATTTTTCGTAGTTCGTATTTTGAAGGGAGCGAAACGCCAGAAACAGGCAGAACGCAAAATCCGAGACTCGCAAGCTCTTCTGTTTATTTTTTGCATTTAATATAAAACGTAACCTGTCGGAGATATTCGACGCAATAGAATTTATTCTATCATATTTTTATCTGTAATACAAGCTTTTTTTTTACAAAAAAACAAAATTTGAAAATTATAGCGGAGTCGCCATGATAAATAATGCCGGACTTTATACATTTAGGAATATCAATAGGAAGTATTGTTTTTCTCATACAGCAAACTGACTTTGTGTACGAGTATTTTAGCCTTTTCACGCGAATCACTAAAAATAAAAAGCTTGAAGAATTTTTAAAATTCGACTATTACCAGAATTCAAATGGATATTCCAGCTATGTAGAATTTATCTGCTCAAGAGATTGGTCTGAAAACTTTATCATGTCATTTTTATCAAAATTGATATCTTGTTTTTTTTGCTTAAGTTGCTTTTTGAGTACAGCTTGCGCAATCGTGTTATGTTCAAAATTCTTATTTGGATATTTCTTGATATCCGTATTGACGTTCTATATACTTTTTAAAATAAAAAACGCCATTTTTAATAAAAAATAAGTGTATAATAAAATATTATGCCCCTTCCGAAGCCAAAAAATAAAGAAAAGAAAACAGAGTTTGTATCTCGTTGCGTTGGCGACGATCAAGCTGGAAAAGATTTTCCCGATCAAAAACAAAGAATTGCAGTTTGTTATTCGCAGTGGGATAAGGCAAAAAAAGAGGCTTCAGCATCTGTTGAGCTAAACGACGATGAGTTTTTGTTTTTTGTTGAATCAGATTGTTTGGAGTGCGACGGCGCAATTTCCGCATCTGAGGAAGAACTTACGCTAGAAAATTTATATATTCCAACCGAAAAAGAATATCTTAGCTCTGAAGAAATTGATCTTGATGAAGCAGAATTTGTCGAACTCAATATGGATGAATTTTTAAAAACTAAATCTGTAAATGCTTCAGAATATCAAGGTAGAAAAGTCACACTAAATAAACCATTTAGAACTCCAGGCGGTCCTAAAAAATCTGCTGTGTATGTAAAAAATCAAAGCGGAAAAGTAGTTATCGTAAGATTTGGCGACCCGAACATGTCTATCAAGAAAAACATCCCAGCAAGAAGAAAAAGTTTTCGCGCCAGACATAAGTGCGATCAAGCAAAAGACAAAACTACACCAAGATACTGGGCTTGTAAAAGCTGGTAAAACTAAAAGATAATAAAATTATGAGCAATAACTTCTCGAAAACTAAAGAAAACGGAATTGACACATTTATAGTATCTTTTAATAAAAAAGAAAATTTTGTCAAATCATCAGAATATGAATCTCCAGAACAAGAATTAATGGATCTTAAAGAAGATTTATCTGAAATGGTGATTGGATCATTAGGAGCAGTCAAGTCACTTTCTGAAAATATATTGAACAATCTTTCAAATGAGCCTGTGATGGAAAACTTGTCAGAACCATTCCTGCAGCAAATGGCATCTTTAGCGGAAGATTATATTACAACTATTCATAATTATTGCATGTTCAGTCAAGATCCTTCGGAGGAAATGGAAGAAGCTGAAGCGGCAAAAAGAAGAGGATTGTGGGACAATATAAGGGACAAAAAGAAAAGAATGGGTAAAAATTATAAACCCGCCAAGCCAGGTTCGCCAGACAGACCTTCTCAAAACTCTTGGAAAAAAGCTCAAAAATAAATCATGAATATCTTTAATGTTAATAATATCAAATCAATTTTACCATTTTTCTTACCTAGCTCTGGCGGAATTCTAAAAGCCAATGTGAGTGAAGCTGATCAAATTTCTGAAATTACAATAGATGGCGAATTAATTGAATTCGAATCAACGTCCTCCTCTGAAATTTCTTTAAAAATTCCAAGTTTAACAAGCGGAATTAAAAGCATTAAATTTAAAACTCAAGGCTATACAACTGAAAAACCTAATGCTTTTACAATTATTCCTCCTGCGACAATCAATCAAGTAAAAAATAACGACTCCATAACGGAAAAAACAATCTTAAAAAGGAATGAAAAATTAAAAATTCCCAAAAGCGGAGGATCCTTTAAGATAGTAGGTTCCGGCTTTGAGTTTGTAAATTTTATAAAAATTGATAAAATAAATATAATTGATTTTAAGATATTATCTAGTTCTGAAATCGCAGTAACCATACCCCTTACACTCTCCGGCAGAAAAGAAAAAATTTATATAAAAAACCTTGCTGGAGAAGAGAGCGCATTTGTTTTAAATTTAAATATAGATAACGAATTACCAACCATCACTTCTATTTCTCCAGATTATAAAAAAATAAGTGAATTGCCTCTAGAGATAACAATCATTGGATCCAACTTTGATTCTGACTTTTTAGAGGTAAAAGTCGATGAAGAAATTCAAAATATAAAATTTTCAGATTCCTCTATTGTTAAATTTGATTATTTAAATAATTCACCTGGACTTAAAAATATTTCGATCGAAACAAGTTCTGGAAAAACAATTCGCAAAAATTCATTTTTTAACTTTGCCTCCCCAAATATCAGTAATATCTCTCCACACAGTATTTCTCAATTTGGCGGAACTTCCATAACAATAACTGGATCGGATCTTGATATTTTTGAAAATGTTCAACTTGGTGAAACAAATTGCGCCATTCTAGAAAAAACGTACAATTCTTTAATTTTTACTTCTCCTGCTTTTGAAGATGATGGGCACAAAAATTTAACATTAAGTGGACCATTTCAAACAATAGTAGAAACAAATATTATCGAAGTAATTTCTGAACCAGAAATCTCTTCGTTTTTCCCCAATATTTTAAATCCGACAAAAGTAGAAAGCGTAAAGGTTTTTGGAAAAAATCTTTTAAATTTAAAAAACCTGCTAAATTCTTCAGATGAATCAAACATAGAGTTCTTAGCATATAATAATTTTTCAGGAGAAGCTAATATATATCCAAATTTGTCAGGGCAAGGCAATCAGACGATCCAATCGGAATCATCAATTGGAACAGTATTAGATACTCAAAACATTTATTCATACAATACGCCAAACCCAGTAATTTTAAAAATTGAGCCCTCTGTCTTACCAAGTTACAGTTTATCTATAAATGAATCTGGACAAATTTACAAATCTGATTCTTCTGGAATAATTTATGGAAATTATTTTTTGCCACCCCTTTCCGTAAAGATAGGAGGACAAAATGTAAAAATTATCACAGGGTCAAGCTTAAATACAAATAGTTCAATACCAGTAATACTCCCCACTGGGCTAATTGGATATTCCGATATTGAAATTACAAGCAATGGAAGAACGTCTACTTTAAACAGCGGTACCAATTTTTCTAATCTTCCAATTTTTGAAAAAGTATATCCTGACTATTCGTGGTCCGGAGGCGGACAAATGATAACCATAGAGGGTCAAAACTTACTCGGAAGTGAAATCTTTATAGAACAAGGAACTAATTTAAACCCAACATTTGCTAAAATAGAAAATACAAAAATTAATTCAGATCAAAAGCTATCATTTTTTACAATTCCTGGATCCGGAGGTTGTCGAGGTCAATATATGGGAACCTGCTTGGATCCAAAAGGACAAGACGGACCTAGAATTATAAAAATATCAGGACGCGGCGGAGATTTTCTTTATTCTGGTTTAAATTATGTAAACGAACCAAAAATAATAAGCGCCTATCAAACAGGATTCGACACTATCTGGGGCGCACTCCCATCTAATACAATATTTTTAAACGGAAAAATAAATGTAAATTACGACCCAAGCACATGGAATAGCTTTAACGGAAAGAGTGTTAAATTTTATCCAGGCAATTCAGGAGCTTTTTCACAATCAGTAAGCCCAAAAATAAACGGAGTAAAGTTACAAATTTTAACAGATCAAAGCTCCGCCACTGGACTAGCTTGTAAGATTCCTTATTTAAAATATTCGCTTTCGGGCAGTAATAAGACAGTATTAGGCTTTTCTGGGAACACCCAAATAACAGTTTCTTCCGGATTGTCTGCAGAATTACTAAATAAATCTTCTTTTATAGATTCCTTGGAAGATTTTAATTCAAGCCAAGTGTTTGTGGACAAATATCTTGCCTATAAAATATGGTACCATAATGGAGTTTCTGAAAAAGACCACTCGATTGACGACTGGTACGATACAAGCTACAGTTTTGACGGCTGGAATAAATACGGACAAGGAAATCCAACACCGCAACCCGCTCAATTAAAAAAAATTAAACCATTAGAATATGTAAAAAAAGCAAAAGTTAGACTTGACAATGGAACCAATTATCAAGTAGGGCCAGGCTATTTGGCTGGAATATCAACGCCCAACGTATTATCATTCAGCTTGCCGTCAAATGCAAAAATTGGAACTCTCATACGAGTAGAAATAGGGCAGCTTGGATACAATTGCACAACTACAATTCCAGGATTTTTAGAAGTTGATTGCGACGGATGCATGTATCCCGGCAATGGACCAGCTAGACCAAATGCAAAAGAAAAAGGTCCGTTTACATTTTTAAAAACAAAAAATGGTTGGAATATTATCCATATCGGCAATTATCAAACAATAAATTCCGCATTAAATACCGGCGTATCTCCAGGTTGGATAATTTCTCCAGAAGTTGGAGAATTAAATTTCTCTTGGGTCAAGAGAAAAGACTCTTTTGACAACGCTTATTTTGGAAATTACATACCCAATACAATATCTCAAAACAGCTCTGGAAATATACACATAGAAGAAAAAACAAATGAGATTGTGAATAGTGGAATTTTTGATTCTTACAATGTGCTTCAAGTAAAATCTGACGACTATCTGCTTAATCACGAACAGTATATTTCGTTCCTTCCATTCGTTCCGCCGTATATTGGAGCGATATCAACAAGATCCACCGGATCGAGCAATGATCCATCACCAAATTACGGACCCTTAACATTGGGCAATATAGCAAGTGGCGTGAACAACGGCGGATACATAATTGATTTATCTGGGTTTTTCCAAAAAACCGCAGGTACAAGCGAAGTATTTATCGGCGAACAAAAGGTGGCACAAATCGATTCTACTTCGTTCGGTGGAACGCTACCATCGGCATCATCAAGTCAAAACCTTATTTCAATTGGAGTAACAGGCTTTTCGCTTGAACAAGTTGGAACTTTTGATGTAACTATAAAAAACAACCTCGGTCAATCCACCCTGCCAAACGCGTTTGCAGTTTTTGAATCCCCCCAGCAGGGAAACACTAAGATTCAATCGCTATCTATTACATTATCAGCTCCAACTACTCAAAATCCAGCCATTTACCCAAAAAGCATTGATCTCAATCAAGATAATATTCCAGATAGTTGGGATAATCAATATTTCCCAAATGCTTTAAATTTTACATCATTTACAATCACAGGTTTCTCAAATGCCCCAGGCGGAACATCAACATTGAATTCTCCAAACGCAGTATATTTAAAAACTCCAAGCAATCAATCTACCTACCCTCAAGGTCAAGGAATTTATTATTACGAAAGCGGCAGACAAATCAATTCAAAGGGTCCAAACTTTATTTTATGCGCAGAAGGTAAATGCACGTTATTCCTTGCTCCCAAAAATGTAATACCATACACAACTTTGCCTTACGACCCCGTTTCGTCTCCACTTGGCGCTCTTTCATTCTTAAAAACTTTTGGTAAAGAGTTTGCTCCCTTGCCATGGAATAGGGAGTGGAAGTATGAGCAACCTCAGGTTGGCTATTCTTCAGGAACTGTTAGTCCAATATTTACAAGTCCAATAAATCATTATGTTTTAGATTCAGATGCAGATGGATTAACAAATACAAAGGAATATGTGTTTGGAACAAGCCCAATATCTTCAGCATCCAAATACGCGCCATCTTACTCTATAAGTGGGGGAATGTTTCATTTCTTTGTGCCAACAATAGTAGATAGAAAATATACAATTCAAACTGGCAATCTTATAAATTGGTACAATGTTGCGACCCTTACTGGAGATGGTTTTACTAAAAAGTTTTCTACGAATACAGTAGGTAACATTTTTTTCAGAGCGTTTGTTGAATTATTATATAAACCACCTACAGTAAACGAAATATTTCCAAATCAAGCCAAACTTAATGGAAATGAAAATTTTATTATCTCTGGTTCAAATTTCTCAACAGTTAATGCGCTAACGGTAGAGAACACAAATGTTAGCAATTTTCAAATTGAATCAGATTCTATCATAGCATTTAACCCTCCAAACCTGTCTACTTCTGGATATAAAAAAATAACTATAACAAATAAAAGCGGAACCACTAGTGGAAATGGAAAAGGCATAACCTATTTCAATACGCCTATAGTAAATTCTATTATTCCGAATAAATTTTCTGCTGCTGGCGGTTCAGCAACGATTAGTGGGTCAGGATTTTGTAGTCCGATTTCTATAGCAATTGAAAACGAAAATAATCCAACCTTTTCTTCTATTAATTTAACTGGACTTAATATCTCAATTCCAGCTCAAAAAACAATTGGAATTAAAAATCTTACAGTTTCAACTCCAGGCGGAAGTTCTAATTTGCCCATAGAAATATGTGGCGCTCCGAACATTATCGATATAGATCCAAATCGAGGCTCTCCAGCTGGAGGAAATAAAATTACCATAAATGGTAATAACTTTATAAGTGGATACACTAAACTTTTTATAGAAAAAACTAATGGCGATTTTCAAGAAATCGCAATAACAGATTTTTTAGGGACCAGCTCTATTTCCGCAACAGTTCCATCCTCTGAAATTTCTGCGCCATTCAGCGAAGGGTACAGGGATATAAAAGTCGAAACCTTTGGTGGGATTAACTCATCACTGCAAAGCAATGGATATTACTATGTTGGTAATGCATTATTGTCTTCTATAAACCCATCCACTGGAAACATTGATGGGCTTAATAATATATTAATAAGTGGATCTAATTTAAACTCAGATACTAATATATTTATTGATGGTCAACAAATATTGAATAAAGTTTTTATTTCTTCAAGTTCTATATCCGGCAAGGCTCCTATTGGATTAACAACTGGATTTAAAACCGTAATGTCTAGCGGGCTCAATCAAGGCAAATCATTTTTAATATCTGGATATAGATACGCAAAAAATCCAATTATAAATACAATTTCTACAAGCTGTATAAAAACAGGAACTTCTCCAAACATAAAGATTTCTGGACAAAATTTACTATCAAGCCTAAAAACAAAACTAACAATTGGTGGACAAAATTCAAATATTTCCTCTAACATTTCGGAAACCGGAATCGAATCATCGATTCCGATATCTAACAATCCTGGACCAGTTACTTTATTTATAGATACCGAAGCTGGAAGAAGCAATAGTTTAATAATAAACTACATAGGAACACCTTCAAGCTTATCAATAAATCCTAACTGGGCTAGCGAAACTGGAAAAAATAATATTACTATTTATGGAAATAATTTTGGAACTGGCGATTGCAAACCTCTATTAAAAGTTGGAACGCAACAAGCTCAAGCCACATCCTATACAAACAGTGAAATAATATTCAATGCTCCAGCTTCTACATATGGTGCAAAAAATATCAATGTTGAAAATTTGGCGGGCACCGGAACTGTACAGTTTACATATTTAATGAAGCCAACAATTGCCAGTGTAACGCCAAGTGAAGGTGTCGCAAATGGAGGCAACGTGGTAATTATTTCTGGAAGTGGAATCTTAACCTCACCATTTGAAGGCACTAAAGTTTACTTCAATAACTCTGAAATTGCAACATCAAATTTAATTGGAAACGTAAACTCTTCAAGTCGCGTTCAATTTACCGTCCCAGCCAGAGTAGGCAGTGAAAATTATATAGATCTTGAAATTCGAAATGGTGGAGGTCAAACTTTGGTTAAAAGCGGATATAAATACATTGATGCGCCTATCATTGCTTCTCTGCTTCCATCAGCAGGATCAATAGCTGGTGGTAATACATTTGAAATTTCTGGCTCGAATATAACTAATGATATCAGTGTAAAATTTGGAAATAACACAGTTGGAAATTTAACATTTATTTCAAATACAGGAATACGTGGATCAGTACCATCTTCAACAAACGCTGCAATTTCAAACGTAACAATTAATGGATTAAATTTATCAACAGTTACAAAAAATTACGCATATCTAGACTCTCCGTCTATAGCGAGTATTACCCCATCCGTTGGACCATCTGATTACAATAGAATATCTTTTCAAATAAGCGGATCAAAATTCACACTGCCAAATTCAAATATAAATTATGGCTCTAGCTTAAAAATTGGAAGTCAAGAAATATTAATCAATTCAATTTCTGAAAACATTGTTAATGCCAGCATAACAAATTCAACAACCCCAAGCGGAGTAAAAAACGTTCAATTTTCTAATCTCGGAGGGACTGGAATATTAAATAGTGGATATACTGGAATAAATTATTTTCCAACTTATTCAACTCCATCATTAACTGAAAACTCTACTCTGCTCACTGCAAGCCCAACAGTTAACACTCTATATATAACTTATCAACCATAATCGGTTATTTCTTCATTTTTTTTTTAAAAACTGTCAATCTTTTATAAAATAAGTGTATAAACTAATTAAGACACTCTAAAATTAATCATATGCCAAAACTCAAGCCTTACAGACAATATAGCGAACACGACGTAATAAATGGATTATTTTCTTACTCTGGACCCGTTCCAGTAGAAGCAGGAACGATAGTTAAAATTGCAAGCAATTATCGTGACTCCAGTGGCAATATTTCTGAATATTTAGAACTTTCTAATGTGGAAAATACCATTTCTGCTTTATTTTCATGCGTTGGGTCTGTAGCGAAAACTGTCAATTTTGACGATACGCCAAGACCAGTGGGGATTTTACTAAAAGACGTAAAAGAATTTGACGAAAATGGCACTCCCTTGATTTTTGAACCCAGAGCTGCTGCTGAAAGAAACATAGTTCTTCCACATCAAGCTGTTCCCATTTTAACAAGGGGAATTATTCTTATTAATGATATTGATGTATCCAATCATACTGGCGGAGGCGGCGAACCAGCGGCAGGAGATGCAGTATACATAGGCGATAATGGAGCATTTGCCACAGATGGAGTTATTGCAGTTGGACAATTCTTAAGCTCCATTGATGAGGATGGATATTGCCTTATCAGATTTTCATTTTGATTAATATTTAAAATACAATAAATCTTTTAAAGATTGTATTTTTTATACTATCAATCTCAAGCATAGTATTCGTCACAGTTAGTTGTAGATCTGCGGCATAACTGGTGACAGCGTTTTCTCCGTGGGGTCTTCCCATCGGCGCATAAACTACCAGTATCAACTTCTTTAGTCCATAAATTCTGAGCGCAGCAGTCGCTACTAAATGACGTGTATGCATCCGCAGCACCGCAGCCTAAGCACGAAACTCTAATTGGAGCGCTTAGTTCACCTTCAGAACCAACCCTTCCGTTTCTGCAATCGGAATCACTTACCACGGCACTGCTATTTCTAAGTTTAAAAACATTAAAAGTTTTAGAAGCACCAGGAATCAACATAAAACTACTCCTGCCAGAATCAATATTTATAGCCTTATTCATGGACAATGCAACACATTGCACGCATGTATTACAACTATTGACATTTAACCTTTTTCCGATTGGCGCTCTAGGTATTGCCGTAACACTACAAACCCCATATATACTGAAATCCAAACAGCTAGAATTATCTGACCAACAAGAAAGATATAACTCTATATAACATCCTTGTTGCACACTTGGACCAGCCTTAGGCGCTCCTGGTGCGCCTGGTGCGCCTCCAGGTCCGCTGCCGCCGAAAGGGTTCGGAGGAAAAGAAAGGGGCGCAGCAAGTAAAACCACTGGTCCAGCAACAGCAGCGGGTCCAGCAACAGGTCCAGCAACAGGTCCAGCAACAGGTCCAGCAACAGGTCCAGCAGGAGGCGTAAATGGAATATCGTCACATATTCCAGGATGACACCTAAGACCTCCAGTTAGAAATTTACCACCAAGACGACCACATTGCTCTTGCGTGGTTTCTACGCAAAGGGTGGGAAGACAACATGGGGCAATTGAATCTGGCGGTAATGGAGGTTCAGAAGGAATACAGTTATAAGCCTCATTTATATCGTCGTCAGTAATAATAAAATTAGCCTCATCATTGCCAATTTGAAGAAACGGATAAGACCCAATAGGGGTAATTTTTAATTTAAAACCCTCAACCCTCTCCATGTCCCCTTCGTTTTCAAGAATTTGACCAAGTTTTAATCCTGTTTCTGCATTATTAATAATAAACGGAATCTTGGTAAAATATCCACTTGGATAAATTTCACTAGATTCTAAATATTCAGCCCCAGTACCATTTATGGTCGGAGCCCATTTTTGATAAGAAATTAATCCAGAAAAATTATAATCTCTCCAACCTGTCAAATTTATAGTATAACTAACCATTTGATCTTTTTCACATCCCGAATATGAAGTTTTACTGAATGATAAGTAAGAAGGTAACGGCTCTGAAGGAGGATTGAAGCCACCAGTAGGTTTACCATATTTTATTTTTAATAAATAATTACCACTAGCCAAATAATCATTAAAAGAGAAAAAATTACTTTTTTCTTGAATTTGCTCATTTGAAAAGGGTTGACTTTTTAAAGTTTTTATTTTTTCATTTCTTGTGTCATAACCAGAACAATTAAAAAAAGAAATATTGCCCCTTGAGATTCCAGAAATATCACTTGCATCATAATTATAACCTTGAAAATTTGTTATAATTTCACCATAAAAATTTTCATCATCAGCTAATTGCAAACTATAGCCATAGTAATATCCATATCCCCCAGTACACCCAGCATCAAAACAATCGCCAGTTCTTAATTCGTAATTATTATTCAGCAAATATTTGCCAGAAACTCCATAAAAATTTTTATTATACTTACCAAAGTATTCGTATTCTGGATTTTCATTAAAGTTTTTTAAAATATACCTATCCTCGTCGCAGTCGTAAACATAACCAAAATCAACCTTTTTTTTAATAGTTTCCTCTATGACTCTAGACTCTCCAGAGTAAGAGTATAATCCTTGTTCAAGTATATATTTTTTAAAAATCCCACTAAACGAACCTCCCACCCCAGTATTTTCATTTACATCATAAGAATACTCTCCAGAATACATTTTTCCTGTAAAAATTCTGCACCCACTGCCATAACAATTATAAGCCACTGGCGGATAATCATAATCAATATAAGTCCCCTCAACGCCTCTATTGTAATTTGGCGGATTGATAATCAAACCACTAACCAATTCTCCATTTTGTCCAGTGAAAGTTGTAAATCCGCCACCCAAGGGAATTTTATTAACTCCAAAAGCTAAATCTTGATAGTAAAATTCTTCTGTATCAATCTCTGTGCCGTTAAAATATTTTTTAATATAACCAGTTGAAGCAAAAGTATATCTTTTTTGAACGACTCCAGAATAAAAACCAGTAAAGTATAATTCATTTGGCGAGCATCCACTTATCCCAGTAACGTACAAAATATAATTACCCAATCCCGTACATCCACTTCCATCGCAATTTTTTACTAAACTTGAATTAGAAAACAATCCGCTTACTCCATTTGATAAATAAAGTTGATAATTGTCGTTTAAAAATGCACCCACCGGCTCATTGAATGAATAATTCACAACTTGACTAGGAGTAGCGTTGTAATTTTTGCAATGTTTGCTTTCTTTAAATAAATCAAAATCTACATAACAATTTTCTTTTTTTATTTCAAATTTAAAATCCGATTTAACTAAGTCGCAAGATTTTTCTTTTATAGAGAAATCTACCAAACTTTCGTCTGAAATATCATCAAAGAACAATTCTCCACTTACATTAAATCCAGATAAAAAATTAAAAGATTGAGTTAAAACTGGATAAGAATTCATATATTCTCTCCAGCCATCTAATGAATTCAATTTGACCTTAGAACCAGTTAATCCGCCCGTTGAAACTGGCGTAGGCGAAGATGAAAAGAAAGATTGAATTGGATTATTAAAAAAACCAGAACCGCTAATAGATGGATACAGTCTAGATATTCTAACCCTACCGCCAGTGGGAGTTGAAGTACCAATATCTAAATCACCCACAAATAAACCAGATTCATTATAAAAATCTAATTTTCCATAAAAATTTCCTGATTTAGTTAAAAAATTAGAATTATTTATATAAGATTCTAAAGGATTTTCAGGAGAAATACCACTAACTAAAAACGGCTTATAAACCTCTAAATTATTATCATTAATTTTAAAATAACCAGTATTAAAGGGCAATTCGGAAATTTCCAAATCCAAAGACGGAAAGTCGCCATCGCAGGCATCAAAAAGTATTTCCACAGTTCTTTCCTTTGGGTCTATAAATCCATATAAACTTTTTTTATCTCCATCTTTAAACTCCCCCTTGATTGGATCAAATTCAGAAATATCCTGAACCTGAGCGTCCTCATTCTTTCCACTCATTAAATACCAACTAATATATTTTTTAATCCTATTAACTCCTGGTTCTAAATATGAAAAATTTCCAAGCCAAAAACCGGTGCTAGTTTCGCCAGTAGCCAAAACAAAGCCAGGAAAATTATTAAAAGGAAATGTAAAAAAACCAGTTCCATAAGCGGTTGGAGTAGCAAATTTTATTGTTTCAAGTTCTGCGCCTGTATAATTTCCAGTAATTGTAAACTCATTATTAGCATTGTAAGAATACGTTCCACCAGATGGACTGTAAGTAAAATTGCCACTATTAAAATTGTCACCCGTAAGAATATAGCCGCTTACGTTTTCTCCAAAAACATTTCTACCAGTCAAACTTCCAGTAATACCGCCAATGTTAATAGTTTGACTAAGTCTAGAAATTGTCCCACTAACTCTGGCTGGAGCAAATCCAGACCCAAGAATTAACTGCTGGACACTTCCACTTCCAAGCACGGGTATTTCTATTTCAGTTAGTTGCTCAAAATATCCAGTTGCTTTAAAATTTTTAAAAAAAACATTCCCAGAGCCAGAGCCAAATTCATATTGATTTAAAATAGAGTTGAATCCAGAAACCAATCCAGTTTTATATGCAGATAAATCTCCAGACCCAGATACAAAGCCAGAAACCAATTGTCCCTGAATAAGCTTGCTTCTATTTATATCTAAAAAAACAGATCCAGTAAATCCACTAATATATTCTAAAGAAATTTTAAAATCTGATTTAGAACTATTTAAAAAATACGAAGAATATCTATTGATTTCATCATTAGAAATAGTTGTATTATTTGGAGATATTAACAAGTAAAAACCTTGTTCGGATAATGGAATTCCAGAGGCTTGGAATGTATATGAAAAATCTCCAAAATTTGTATTAAATACTACTGGAAAAGAATAATCCCCCCTTACAAAATTCACAGGAACTATTTCAAAAATCTCCTCAGAATATGAAATTATCTCTCTAGGGAACTGAGCTGGAGAATCCTTAAAAGAAAAATTACCGTCAATAACTTGACCAGAGTAAATGAAAATATCTAATGGATTTGGATTATTTAACTTTAATTGAATTGGTGTCAAACCCTGTTCAAAAAAAGATCCAGAAGAACTGTAAGCTTTTTGACCATAACTAGTTGAATCATACCCAGTTGGATAATCCCCCTCAACAAAAAAATCAACATAAGAACTAGATGCTTGGTCTGTATTAAAATAAAAGTAAGAATAATTATTAGATTGCTTTGCCTGACCAATATACACTGGAGCATTATTTATAAAAAAATCATTTGACGTAGGACCAACATTACCCGAAAGTTCAACAACTTGATTCGAAGCATAGGAACCAACATTATTACCTAAATTATCATATATCTTACTATTTTTAAACGACCACTCTAAAACTCCGCTCTTTCCAGAAAAACCAAAATCAAAATAAGAAGAATTTTCATTAATTGAAATATTTGATCTCCAGGCGAAGAACCCAGTTTGCTCATATATTTTTCTTTTTTTGAATCCAGAAATTTCCATACTAATTAGAAGGTAAACTTGAAGGTCTGTAATCAGAATTTAAATTCCCACCGATAGATTTATGAGCCAGTCTGTAAGTGAGGGCTTCTATTATTTTATTTAAAAAATTAGATTCTGGAATTTGTTTGTATTTCGAGGATAGGGTATAACTGGTTTTTGGACCATCGTCTCCAATTGTTATATTGACAGTATCAAGACCCTCTTCTATTGAGTATTTTTTTGGAAAAACTCCATATAATGTAAAGTCAACGGTTTTTTTATTTTCAGAGTTTGAGTACTTTAAATAAGAATATGCCCTATCATGAGCTTCTTGAATTTTTTTCAAATCCGCCGCGCAAGCTCCTTTCTTTAATTCTTTTTCTACTTGACTTAACTCATTAAAATAAAAATCATGTTTCATCGTTACCTCTGGAATATCGCCAACAAATGGAACCTGATATTTTGGTATGCGAACTGAAATATTATAAGATTGCTTGATTCTCACTTTATAAAACTCTTTAGCGTCTCCATCTGGATTATCCGCAGGATTTACATCCAATAAGTTTTTTTTCGGAGCTGCCATAAAATCTCTAAACTTTTCAGTTTCCTCCGCCATTTTGTCCTTCAAGCTCTTCTTGACCGCCTCCTTCTCCTTGAAAAAAGAACCGCCCACCGGCATCATAAAATTAAAACCGTCGAATGTTACCCATCTGCACTTATCTCCGGTTAAACCAGAAGCACCAGTTATTAATCTTTTTTCATAAGGCTTATCGCTTTCTCTTGACTGACCCAGCAAAGTTCTTTTTATTTTTTTCATTTGCTTGGTTTCATAAAAATTAGAAATCTCTTTTTTAGTAACAGGAAACGCGGTACCATTTCTTGCCTCCCTAACGCAGTATATTCTAATATTTTTATTATTTTTAGCCACATCCTTGAATTTGCTCAACCTCATCAAAGCGTCCGGCCTACCATCCTGACCCACTAACCACATTCCAAAGTTATTTGTCAAATAATCAACTGAATCCTGGTAATACTCTGTGTCGCCGCTATGCGGAAACCATTTAGCATCCCTTTCGGCGACTATGAGATTTTTTTTAATTTTATATTCCTTTTGAACTGTTCCAGATTCTTCCTCGACTGTAAATTTAGATGTCTCCTCACTCTCGTCATTTTTCACCTCATCCAGTAGTTTATTTATATAAGACCCTGGCTTGTGACCAAATCCAGCAAGAGGATGACCAACCACGCCAGATCCAGCTTCTAAAAATTCAGCAGAGGCATCTGGAGCTTGAATAGAAATATCAGGAGAGTTATCATCACCGCCCGCAATTATTGGAGAATATACTCGATACCAAAATTTTCCCATAAAGTTATTTGCAATATTTGCATCTTGATCAAACCTAGAAGACAAATCGTCTAAACTATTCTCTACTACTAAAAAATAATATTTTGAAGCTTCGCCCTGCTTCTTGCCTTCTTCTATTATAATTTTAGACCTCTCATCCCCCATTTGACTCAATATGGTATTCCAGCCATCAGTATTAACTCCATCTGGAGATCCGGTTGGTCCAATTACGTCTAAAATTTTCATATTTCCAAGCTCTTTTAAGATTTTGTCTTCTTTTTTCTTAGTAATAGTTGAATTTAATGAGCCGCCAGTCCAAATTGAATACGGCTTCTCCTCTTCTTTATCTAACGCGCCCTCCACAGGAATAGGAAGAATACTATCTACCGCAGCCTTCATATCTAATATTTTATAATGATTATAAAACCAAAAAATCTCCCTCAACGAGCTACTATAATAACTTAAAGCCACAGACATTTCATGTGATTCTAAATACTCCTCATCAACAATATCTTGAGCATTTTTAATCACAGCTATTAATCCAGCGCTATCTTTTGCATCCGATATTATATCGCTTGCATACAATGGATAAAGTGTTAATATTCTATCATCTTCACAAGTATAAGATTGCTCGGAACCTTGTCTTTCATAATAAGAAATAACCCCTCTCGAACTAGTCTCTTCGCAAGACACCGTTTCAGAATAATCACTAAGATCTTTATATTTTTCTTCTAAATTTAGATCGATGGGGGATTTTAAATCTAAAAAAATTAATTCATTTGTTTCAAAATTCCAATAAAATGTAAAACCAAAATCAGAACACCAACTTTGAAGCACAGACCTTAATGATCCAACGTACTCTTTTGGATTTTTTTTAAAATCTTCCTCGTCAGGTCTATTTTTAATTTTTATTACTCCAGTAGTACTTATTTTATCTAATAATTCGTTGAAGGTATATTTAACCTCATATATCTGCATGTCTAAATCTGGATCTTGAACGCAAGACAAACCGTATTTATCAGGCGGAGCAAATGGACATGGATCACACCAATCTATTTTTATTTGATCTTCTTTTCCTTGAACTGTAGAGTCAAAGTCAGTATCACAAGGATGATATTCTTTTCCAACTATTATAAGATATTTAGATATTGCTCCAGCTTTTGACGGACTTCCATATGACTCATAACCTTCTCTTTTTCTATTTATACCATGTCTATTATGCAATCCAACATACCATCTGTCCAACTCAAAGCTATTGTCAATATACTTCAATTCTAAAGTAGAAAGGTCAGGAGTTATATTTTTAGTATATGAAACTAATTTCCCCTTAAAAGTCAAATTATTAGATATTTTAATCGACTCCGATCCGCCAGAACTAGCTGAAATTTTAGGATCAGAATAATTCCCATTTTCACTAACAATTCTTACCGTTAGAGAGCTTGGAGATTCCGGCCCGCCAACACTGCAAGAAAGATTATAAACATAACCTCCAAACATTCTTTTCCCAAGAACTGAATCTCTTTCAATTTCAATAATTTTCGACATTTAAAAAGCCTTTTTTCCTTTATATTATATACCTACAAAAACTTAATTTTCAAAAAAATTAGAATTGTTATTATATAATACACCCTTTAATTCGTTTAAATTACCAAAATTATGAAAAAGATCACTTGAAGAGCCCTCAAAAAAATCTTTATTTTTTTCTAACTTCATTCCATTAAGATAACAATCTAAAGAATTTTGTTTAAATCTGCCTTCATTTCTTACAAAAAAGCCACTCGAAGAATTTATTTCCTGAAATCCACCACTTATATCTTTTATGACCGTAAGAACTCCACTTTCACCATCGAAAAGATCGCAGCAATTCGAAAAGAACATTGAGTTGCCAGATACCTTTATTCGATTTTGCTCAAGCGACAAATCTGAAGAATTGCCAGTATGTAATTTTTGACCATTAAAAAAAACTACATTATTAGTACCAGTAGATATAAATCTATGCCCAGTTCCTGAAAGGTGTTTAAAATTATCAAAAATAGAAATAGATTTATAATTTAAAAAATCGACACTTATGTTATCGTTTCTATCATAACTTTCGTTAGAAAATACGAATCCTCCCGAAATATAATAATCTCTATCCTGCGTGATATATGGACTATAGAAATCTCCAGTCAAACTATAAGCTCCACTATTTTGAAACATGCCACCAAGATAAAGCAAAAAACCCTTATTTTGTCCAACAAAGAATCCCTTATTAATTCTATCATAGTTTAAAATTTTATCTTTGATAATTTGATTTTCTCGAACGTCACTCCCAAGATTTTTCTGAAAATTCCAAGAGAAAGCGTCAACATTTTGATCTAATGGATAGGCGGAAATGCCTTTCGTCATTCCAAAAGTACCAGCGAAACCCGTATCAAATTCAAGCTCGATCCTCTTTTCTCCAGAAAAAACCGGATATAAAACTTCGCCAGTCAGTGCAATCAAATCCAACCCAGACTCCACATAATACATCGGCTGTTTAGAATAACCAGTGAAAACATTTCCAAATATATCAGTAATTTCTCCAGTTACAACAACGTCGTACCCAGTAATTCCACTTGAAACCGGAACAAATCCACTTATATAACCAGTTATTTCGATGCTAGGAGCCATCCCAGAAAATTCCCCAGTTAAAAATGGCTCACAAATAAAACCACTAGAAATATATTTAAAATTAGTTTCATCAACCGCGCGATTTAAAAATAAAAAAGATTCTATATATCCACTCTTATATGGCTTATTGTAAAATAAACCAGAAAAATTCTCGTTTATAGTTCCAATTTTCCAATTTTTTGAAGTTGGCGCAAATGGTTTATTAAAAAAATAATTTTCAACTATCGCTGAACTTGAAAAGTAATCATATTTCCCTAAAGATAGTGATCCGTTAGAATAAGATACCATCAGGCAATTATTTTCTCCCAATTGAGAATTCAAGCAATAGGAATTAACCCCACCGTCATCTCTATTTTCAAAATATAATTTATTAGCGTCATTTATTCCAAAAGAAAATCCCTTATACAAATTAGATCCGCCCAATTGTTCTACTTCTAAATTAGAAAAAATAACACCTTTTGCGCCACTTGCAATAAACACAAATCCAAAACTTTCATTATAATCGCTAGCCGTTTTAAATCCACTAGTCCATCCATTTCCAGTATTAGTTTTAATCCCAAGAATTCGACTAGAATTAAAGTATCCATTATGAGAAAGCAATCCAGCATTGGAAGTACTTCCAGACAAGATATCTAATGAAAAATTCTCTCCGTCTCCAGTATATCCAATACTATGGACAGGATAACTTGAATTATTTTTCAAATTAAAATACAATAAACAATTTTCAATTGGAATATATCCAAAATTTTCCAAAAAATAAAATGTACCAGTTTTAGCCATAATAAAAAATATTTTAAGTTTTCAAATCGAAAAAAAGATCATCATTCTGATCAGCCTCAAATGAAATAGTTGCATTAAAATTATAGGTTTGGCCAGACGCAAGATCCCTTGTAACCTTAACATCTTCAATAAAAATTTGTCCAGAATTTTTTATATATTTTCTTATAATCGAGATGCTCATATTTTTTATTTCCGAATAAAGTTCAGACGCTTCGCAAACTTTATTAGTATTCAGTGATCCATTTATTGAAACCTGAGGTCTTGTTTTGCAATTTATGCCAACCACCTTAGCTCCATCATATACAGTTTGAATCGGAAGTATAATATTTTTTGAAAAACTGGTTTGCAAATTGAAATCTAAATTTTTAAAATCCCTCCAAACACTCCTAGGATTTACCTCCATAAATGAAGCATTGATAGAAATTACACAATTTCTTTCATCAAAAGACAAGCTGTGCGATTTCGGATAATTTTCCAATGGTCCACCGCCCTCATTAGATAATTCCTTTTGACACAAACCTTTAATATTCAAAGTTTCATAAAAATCTTTTAATTCACTCCATTTATTTTTTTGACTATTTTTCCCCTTAATTGTAATTGAAGCTGAAATTTCATGCAATTCAGAAAGATTATCATAAGATATTGAGTAGTCCGCATCCATATAAACCGATGATGCGCCCATGTCAGAATCAAAAGAGCAAGAAAAAGACAGTGAAAGCTCCACTTCTTTTTCGTCTATTTTTAAATTCAACATATTAGGGTTAAGGGACAATGAATATTTCTTTCTAAAAAAAGAATTAGCCAAATTATAAAGATCTAATTTTGAAAAAGCCTCTCTAATTTTTTCCATATTTGAAAAATTGCCATTATCCCCATCCAATCCACCCTGGACAGATCCATTCAAGCTGGTGCTGTAAATACCAGATTGCTCATCGTAACTTGTTTCAACAGAAAAATTCAATACACAGCCACTATTTGGCGCTCTAGAGTCACAAATATACTTCTTAACTAAAGAGTAAGATGACTGCAATCTATCAACCTGCTCCTCCACAGAAGTCAATACCGGATTTTGAATAATTCCATTTCTTGCTATTCTACTTGTAGCAATTCCATCCCCTAGAACACATTTATCGGCAACGTAATTTATTGCATTTTGCAATGGACTAATAGATGTCTTAAACCCAACCGCCGAAACAGAATGAGTAATGGAAATTTGACCGTCCTTACCTTCTGAATATTGGATCTCATCCGATTGATCTAAAACGCCAAAAGATTCAAAAAAATATCTTTCGTCAAAAGTCTCAAAAGTTATAGAGTATGGCTTTATAATTACAGTCTTGTCTTCCTCTAATTCAAATGCGGTTACCTTTGCAAAATTTTTCTTAAAAAGAGTACTGCCATTTTGTTTAATTTCAAACTCTTTAAAATCTTTACTTAAGCGGCTAAATAAAGTGTTGCTTTTGTTAATTAATTGTCCATAGCTATTTTTACAAAAATCATCCAAACCCATATTCCCAGTTATAAGTCCATTTAATGTAAAAGTTTCTTTTGCTACAAAACCTGCGCCATATCTAACTGGTTCAAAATTTCTAGAAACAAGAGGAGTTGGTCCAATTCCTGAAAACAGATCTTTTCCATCATAAAAAATTGATACTTGATCTTCCATTATTTACTTAGCCTCCAGTTGGTTTAAAAGATTGAACGCTTAAAGAAATTGATTTACTAATTGGATTAAAAGAATATGAAGCGCTTTCAACATAAAAAGACGAATCGATGCAAAGTTGTTTTAAAATATTTTTTAATTTATTTTTATTTTCTAAAAAATCTAAACTATTGGAACTGGCTATGGCAGAGACCGAAGAAGATTTTTTTTCATGTATAAAATTTTGATTTTTAACTTGTTTTATTTCTCTCAAATTTGGTACAACTAGATTTGACGAAAGTTTTATTTGCTCATCAGCTTGCGTTTCAGAACTATAATTCAAACTTTTAAAATTATAATCCTGTCCCCTTTTTCTAGAAATATCGTCAGTATAGGTAAAGGAATAATTGACAGTTCCAAGTCTATTTGATTTAGTAACAGACCAATTGTTTAAATATAAAGTATTGCTACATTGCCTATTGTGCCTTTTATTGTAAAAATTTAATATTCTCGTAGGTGTAGAATTATTAATAATCGAGGTTTTAACACCTCCCCAAAATAAATTTGCGCTAATTTGTTTTTGCTTTGAACCCTCTAACAAATCAGATCCAATTATACTTCCAGATTCTGTAACCGTAGTAACATCTTGATCGCTTGTTTGTAAGTCCATCTTATATTCCCAGTACGCAGTCTGATTTCCCACATATCCACTGCCATCTTGATAATCTTTAGAGAAAAATAAATCATTTGTATATGTAACAGAATAAGAAACAAAACCCGCTTTATCGGAAATGGAAAAAATTTTACTAATAGGCTTGGTAAATAAAGTTGCCGAAGTTTGTACATTTCCATGAGAATTTTTTGCATTATTGTAAATCGAATTGCACCTTGCAAAAGACGAAAGCATATCAGTCCTTGCAAAAGATATCATTTCATTCGTCTTGTTCCACTTTGCATTAAATTCAGCCGATTCAGTGATCTTTATTACCCCACCATTGTCAGACTCAAAAGAGCTGGTTCTAGATTTTAAGAAATTATCTACGCTTCCAGACTCCAAATCATTCAATTCATAATTCTTTTCAAAAGAGCAATCTCCAGTTATTCTATTGAAATTTTCATTATAGTATGTGTTATATGTAACTTTTTGGTTTCCCCAGTATAACGCTGCAAAATCTTCAGACTCCAGAAGGATTGCCGCAACTCCCTTTACAATATCTATATTACTTCTTGTATCATCGCCAAATATTGCCGTCATTCCCACCCTATGAGAATAAGATTTATTTTTATAATTAGAACTGAAACTAAAAGATTCTTGAATTGAATCAGCAAAAACCAATAGCCCCATTAAATCTTCGCTATTTTCTGGTTGATATTCACCCAACGAATCTAAAGACCCCTCTTCATATACTGTAAAAGAAGCCGAGTATTGTTTTAAACGAACGTCACTTCCCTCCGAAAAAGAAATAGAATTTACGAAACCTTTTCCAAAATTAAAATTATTTATAATTATATCATGCAGTTTAACACTCTCTTCTGGATTATCAATTAAAAAAACGCGCACTATCGCATCCTCTAATTCAGAAGTTATCCCGCTTACCCCTACTGTATTAGCCAAATTCAACAAATTTCCAGAAACCGAAATCTCCTTGGTTATTCTATAACGAAAAGATTCGCCCAAAAAGTTAAATCTTCTTGACATGCCCAGCGTGCTAGATAAACTATTTTCTGTATCAATCCTTATTTCCATAATAAATATTAAACTACGTTAGTTGGAGGAGGAGGTTTTATGAAGCCTCCTTTTTGAAGTTCAGCTTGCATTGCGACAACCCTTTGAACCACCTCTTGAACTTGATTTTTTATACTCTCCGCCAATTGACTAACTTGTGTTTCTGAATTTTCTACGCTTGCAACCCTTCCCTGCTCTATATTTATATTAATAGGCAAATTTATCGAATCTACATTTGTAGTATTACTAGCCTGATCTCTTGATGAGTTGCCCGCAGCCCCCCCAGAGGTTCCTCGATCTGGAACCTGCTGACCAGGTGGAACCACACCATTTGACGCACCCGAGCCACCATTTGGAGGGGCTGGTTTGGGCGGCATGAAATTCTCAATAGGCTTCATTGCCGACGGTGAGTAATAGTTTTCCGAACCTGACATGTAATATCCATTTTTTTCTGCATCTTTAATCTGAGCCGATTCAGCCTGCATTCTACTTAATTTCTTTTCGCCGCTTTCTGGAAATGGAAGCTCATCCCCCACAACAAAACTACTATTATAACCACTAACTAAAGAACTCGCTGCACCCACTCTACTTTCACTTTTAATTACCTCTGCTGATGCAGCAGCCTGCTGACTTCTCGCCTGCTGAAGTGAAACAGCAGCACTTTTTACCAATTCATAAGCATCTGATTTTTTTAAAAAATCTTCGCTTGTTATATCCATTCCCTCTGGATCCGTACCAAATTCCTTTTGAACAATATTGCCACGACCCAGCGCCACTTGAGCTCTAGCAAGACCGATATTTTTTTCAGAATAAATTTTGTCAGATTTAGCTATATAATCGGGATTTGTAGCTTCACTTTCTGTAGCTATACTCATCCTGCCCACTTTTGTTTCTAAAGCAAACTTTTGCCTATCGTTAAATAACTGCTCTGCCTCCTCTACTTTCGCTTTCGCTTTTTGTTCTTCCCCTTGCGAATCTTTAAGACCACTCTCGGCATCTTTCTTTGCATTTTCAGCTGTGATTTTTCTTTCTGATATTTGACTGGCAATCAATCCGTCTTTTATGCCAGCAGCCATCTTAGAAACATCAAAAGATCCTTCTATAGCTTCCACCACGCTACTAAATCCATTACTACTAACTTTTGTTAATTCATTTATACCTAAAAATTGAAGCTTACTATCTCCGCTAACGCCCTTGTAAGCGTCTTGCAATTCTTTTGGTAAATTTTCAAATTCTTTTTTAGTATAGTCCTCAGTTACCCCATCAACATATTGAGAACTGTCAATCACTCCCAACTTCTGCATTAATTGAAGATTTGAAGAAACGCTAGCCCCACCCTCCTTGTCTGTTCCAAGAGAAGACACCTGATCTCTCATACGCTTGAAAACATCTGAACCCAATGCTCCGCCAGACTGCTTTTCAAGATCGTCTATTGATTGAGCAAGCATCTGACTATAACCTTGAGAAATTGCTTGGAAATTCATATCGCCCATACTCGTAATCGGGGCTCCAGTAAATTTTGTTAATGTAGACAACGTATCTGTCAACGCTCCTAAAGAATCAAGAGCTGGCGTTTTTCCAGTATTTTTATCTATAATTTTCCCATCCTCACCTTTTACTAAATTATTTACATTGTAGCCACCGCTAACGGTTTTTGATAAAGAATCTTTAGCTTGATTAATAAGCGAGTCCTCAGCTCCAAGTAAATTTGGAATTATCTGCTCTGCACCGCCCCCAAGATTTTGAGCCTGTGTTATTTTTTCCTTAGCTCTGTCAAATGCAAGCTGCTGAGCAAGCAAAGCCTTTTGTTGTAATTCATTTCTATTCGAAATTTTAATACCATTATTTACTGAACCCAACTCCTGAATTGTTTTATTTTTAAGCTCCTGAATTTGAGTAGCTGTAAAACTGCCAGATGCGATCAATTTTTCTATCAGAGCATCCAATGTGCCCTTTGCTCCAGCGGTATCCCCCTGTAGGATTTGATTCATAGCTCCGCTTCCTATTAATTCATTTTTAAATTCCGTTTTTTTCAACTCGAATTCCGAAGTTGCTGATTTTATTTCTGAATCGCTCATTCCAGAAGTGGCTTTTTCATCAAGAGAAGCAGAATTAATAAGATTTCCGATAGATTCAAAAATGCTAGTAGCGCCGGTTGTCTTTGCTTGCTCTTTTTCCTGTCTTGTCGTCTGCTCTATAGAGAAAATTCTATTATTTTCATCTCTCTTTTTGGAGACATTTGGCATATTAATCAAATCGTAAATTTCTTTACCAAAATTTCCCCTATTACTTTCTAAATCTCCAGCGAACTTAACTTTACTTAAACCTTCTTCCATTGCATATTTAAAATCTGAAAAAAGTTGGTCTACTTCTGACTTTGCAGAGGAAACTCTAGCGCCGGCTTGATCGGCTCTCTGTCTATCCTGAGCTTTCTTTTCCGCCTCTTTCTTTTGCCTTTCTGCAATATTTTTTCTAACTTCTTCAATTTTTTCTTGTCCAGATATAAATTTATTATTTATCGTCTGATACTCTTGGAGCCATTGTTGCAATTGATCAGGTCTATTCATAGTATCTCTAAGACTAGATAGGATTTGAAGTTCCTCCGACGTCACTTCTCCACCACTTTTCGCATAAGATGCTTGCAAAGCATTTAAAAGTTGCCCCTTTAAATCTTGAAAGTTGTTCATATTTACCCCGCCGTCATTCTCTATCCCTAGGACTTGAATATCATTCAATTTTTTTGCAAAATCCCGAGAGCTTTCCAAAGCCTCATTCATTACGGTCGAAGGATCGTCAGTCGTTTTGGTATAATTATATGTTTGAGCAGTTACGCTTTGAACATCTTCACTAGAAAGTTTTCTACCATACATCAGATCAAGCATTTCAGAAAGACTCTTCCCAACATAGTCAGTCTTATCGTTTTCCGTCTGTATCCCAACCATTCTATCAAAAGCTGCTGATACATTATATAATTGTTTCCCAAGATTATTTATTGTAATATCAGAAAAAGCTTGAGTAAAGCTTCCCATTCTCTCAAAAACGCCTTCTTGCGCATTTTCATACGTCCCACGATTACTTGCAACTACTTCTTTAGATATTTTTTGTAAAGATAAACGCTCCAATATTTCAGAATAAACCACTTGCGCATTTCCTAATCTTTCCGCTGCTACTAATTGCTCCTGATACTTAATAGGCATTGCTGTCAATGAGTCGATATACTGCTTTTCCGCCGTGATAATATCACCCTCGGAAGAATTTGGATTAACTCTAATTTCAGCTAGTTTTTGAGAACTGTTTAAAAATTGCTGTGCCGAATCACTAAATTTTGTAAAATTTTCTGTCGCTGCTGTTACCGCTTTTTCTAATTCTGGCATTTTAGATGTAAATGCTTTTTCAATTTTTGGAATTTCCATTAACGCAGCTATTGCTGCGCCCGCAGCTGCTCCCCAAGGTCCAGCTATCAATGCTCCAGTTCCAGCCATTCCAGCTATATTGCCCAAGCCCTCGACGGTTGCAGCAGCCTCCCTACCGCCCTGCGTATTTTGCGGAATAAACGAAGCAATCTGTGGCGCGATGATCTGTGCAGCCATTCCAGCTTGCGAAGCTATTGATGCTAATCTTTGTTTTTTTTCTTGGGCTATTGATTTTCTTTGCTCCGCCACCGCTTCTTTATTTGAACTTATTAAATCTTTTCTACTTCGAAGCTCTTGCTCAGCCGCGTTCTTTTTTTCACTAGCGTCCTGATCAATTCTTTTTACCTCTTTATCATAAGCATCGCTCAAAGCTGTTTTCGCGGCTTTAAGCCTTTCGTCTGCTTCCTGAATCCTTGGATCACCAATGGTAATTTGACCAGATGCCTGTTGAGCCATTAAGTCTTTATATATTTTGTCTTGGGCTTGCTTGTTTGCCGCCGCAGCCTTGAACTCAGGCGCGGATATCGCTTCTTTCAATGTATTCCTCTTATCCAATCTGTCGGTTTGCGCCTGAATCTCTTTTTCAAATGATGGAATTTCCGCAGAAGCCTTATCATTAGCCTCCGACATGTTCTTTATGGATTTTTCACCCTCTTTAATACTTTCTCCAAATTGCCTCATTTCGCCTCTTAAAAATATGGCAGAAAAAGCCACGCCTTGAAGACCAGCAATTAAAGCGGCAATTGTATTTTCATTACCATCTCCAGACGCATCAGCTGCAAAATTAGGAATGAACCCACTCGCCGCCCCATAAGTTTTCGGATTACGCCCCTCTTTTTTAGCTCTTTTAATCCCCTGAATTCCACCGCCTGGCTCATCTCGCCTATTTGCCACCATTAACCCCATTGGGTTATTTTTATTCTTTAAAGAACTATGCTTGTCAACATATATTTGACTCTTAGACAAGCCAGAAGATTGCTCTCTTGCTATTGCATCATTTAAAGCATTTGAGAAATTAGGAATGAAACCAGAACTCAACCTCTTATTGAGAACTCTTGCGTTTAAAAAACCAGGCTTTCCCATTAAATCAAGGTTATCGTCAACTATTTTAGATCCTCGTTTTTGGGCTTCTACCAATTTGTCTTTTGGCTTGACGCCAAAACTAATTTTATTTACAGGAAGACCAAGTCTTGAAGAAGTTTCCCTTATTGCTTTTTCAAAAAGCGGCGGACGACTAGTCAACACATCAAACTTTTTCTTTCCAGCCTTTAACTTTTTACCTATAGGGAGAAGATCCCTTTCTTTCAAGGATCCTAATTGCCTTATATATTCATCTTCGCCGCCTCGAATTTTTGGAATAATTGTACCATCCCAATCATACATATTTTTTCTAACTTGATCTGCAAAATTTGGAATAAAACCACTAGCCGAGACGCCAGCCGAGCCGCCCATTGCAGAGGAAAAACGACCCTCAATTAAAGATCTGAATTTTGAACCTTCGGCAGATCTCCTAGACACATTAGACATGCGCTTATTACTTATAATATCAAGACCTTCAAGATTTTTTACAAAAGTATTTTCATTCGCCGAAAGCGAAGCCAAATTACCCTTATTTTTAAATATTTTTTCCTGTATTCTTGTGGTAATTTCATCAACCGCCTTAGCACCAGAATATGTAGCTCCTGGGTTTTTACCATCAAAATCCAACTGAACAGGATTAAAACCCAATGATTTAAACAACTCATTTTGATTTACATTCTTAAATATAGAAGAAGCCATTATGGATGAAACTCCAGCATATTTTCTAGGATCTGAAATGAGCCTACCAACACCCTCATTAGAATTAGCTTTTGACATTGTAGCTTTTGAATAAGCCAAATGAGAAGCCTCATGGAATAATGTATCTGGTGTTGCTCCAACTCCCAACTGTATATTTGGCTTCAAACCAGGTTTTGAAAAATTAGCCCTTCCTCTGACCCCGAATGGCAAACTGCCATCCTTTTTTATATCTAAGAAATTTGGCACAAAGCCAGAAGCGTGTTGAGTTTGAAGATCGACTCCAAGACCCCCATATTCGTCAGCCTCCACATTCCCGAAATAACTTTGTAATTTTTTTGGATCTTTTTTTAATTCATTTATTTTAGCATTAACAAAGGATGCAAATTGATCGCGGGTCATCTTTTCTATTTCCATGCCCTTGTGACCATACACTTCAAACATGGAACTCTTAGCAAGATCTGCTCTTTTAATTTGCGGGTATAAAGTTTCGGCGGAAACAGGCTCTCCATTTTTTATTTTTTGAAGCAATCTATTCATCTGAGGCAACAATTGCCCCTTCATTTTTTTACCTTTATTTCTTTTTATTGCTTCTTCGTACAGGGCGCTACCGTACCCCTTACCCCTATATGCTTTTTCAACAGTAAGATCGCCAACATCCACATTGCCAGGCTTGTCTTCAGAGTAAGAAAATCCGCCCACTTTTTTACCGCCGAGAATAGCATTTATACTCGAAAAGCCAAACTCGTCTTTTTTGCTTTGAGAAAATGAAAGACCAGAAGTTTTTGCAAAATTAGGAACAAAGCCGGAACTCGATAGCGGCACGCCATACTTATCAGCAAACATACCGCTTAAGCGTTTTAAAATCTTAGGAGGCAATGTTTGCTTTTTCTTCTTTAAATCGTCACGAGCTTCCCTAAGAGTGATAATTTTTTGCTGTATGTCTTGTGGCGTATTTTTCGTTATTCTAGATGGCAATTCAGCAAGCTGATTTTCAATTGGGGTAAGATCCTTGTCAATCTCAGAACTGACCCTCCTCATTATCTCTTGAGCAGCCTCAGTTCTCCTCTTCATAGCTGGAGTTATTTGATTAATTGCTGGCAAGACGTGCTCCGGAAAAATTCTAGACATCGCCTCAGAATCACCAGACAACATAGCCTCCCTGGCTTTGGTTCCACTAATTCCTTCAGTTCTACTGCCAACTGAAACATCATAACCAGCCTGTTTATATTTTGTAAGATCTTTCTCTGTCTTATCAGAGCCAACAAAGGCTGTACTTCCAGGTTGTGCAGATAAGAATCTTCTCCTGCCCTCAACCGGATCAACTTCTAAATGGCGACGAATTCCCCCAGTAAAATCAGACCCAGCCTTAACTACATTAGCCCCCTCAAAAGTTTTCTGAGCCAAATATTTTCTAACGTTTTGGTCGAAGACCAAAGTCCTCAAGGAATGCGGATCATTTTGATCTAATTTTCCACCTTCTCTTGAAATAGCAACAACAAAATCCTCAGGAGGTATACCCTTACCCCTTGCCATATCCATCATCTCAAGATGACCCTTAGTAGAAGGAGAAAAAGCGCCATAAGCTAATCCCAAGCGTTTTTTTTCTACAATTGGCAGATCTTTTTCCTTTTTTCTTTTAAGTCCAAAATTGGGATTAATTCCCATAATTCTTGTTTTTTCTGAACCCAAAGTGTCAAGAGCAACAGCCTCTATATAGGCGCTGTCTAGTCCAGCAGATGTCGAAGTTCCAGCCTCTCTTCCAAAATTAGTTTTAGATGTCCCCTCCGAGATTTGAGAATCTCTTAAACTTCTTCTGCGCTTTATTTCTTCTTGCTCCGCTGGAGTAGAGGATGAGAGTATCATCAATCTATCTAATTCTGACCAATATCCTTTATCAATTGCAGCAGCGGTGCCAACCAGCGAAGCCCTAGTATCCACAATCTCGTCAACCTTGTCAATATCAGATGGAATAATTATCGGAATTCTTTGCGTTTTCCTAAATTTTGAGTTATCAGCTCTTTCAGAATTTTTTCCACCAAGCATCATTGAACTTTTTCCAGCTCCAGGAACGCCAAAAACGCCTGTAAATTTCTTAAGAGATCCAGCCTTCCTGGACTTTTTAGCTAATTCTCCTAGGTATTTGTGATAACCAGCAACGCCGCCGCTTATACCTAAACTGGCTATTTGCTCTTCAACTATCGCGGTATATTTTGGATCGCTCAATACATCCCCGTCAAGATATCCTACCCTACGATCAGCAAAATTAGGAATATAGCCAGAAGCTGAAGACGCAAGACCATGAACATCTACCCACTTCTTTAATGTACTTTTTAAATTATCTGGAGTTCTTGATATTTTTGCTTCATACTGACCTGGAGCATTATGGAAAAACTTTTTAAGTTCAGGTGTTGGAGCTGGAAAATCTATTCTTTGAGTTTGACTTACAGCTGGAGCATTAAACGATTTTCTTAAAGCAGTTTCGAAAACCGTTCCGGCAGCAGAACCAACAGAGCCAGCGTTGTCCAATGAAGAAGCGTCAGTTATCTGCTCTTTTCCTCCAAAAGTTTTAATTATGTTATTAGTAGCGCCAACTAAAGCATCCCCCACTACTCCCTTAATTCCATATCTTTGCAAATTAGTTCCAGAAGTATCCAGTCCAGCCGTTGCTATTTTAGCATCAAACAAATTATTACCAGCCTCTAATGAAACATTAGCCGAATCAAGACCCTGATTGCCGCCATGGACCATTGTATATCTATCTGACAAATCGAGCTTTTTAACATCAAGGTTTTTCTTCTTTGCAGTTTTTTCTTTATCAACGGCGCGCATTGTTGTACCGCCGCCATACATCGCCTTAAATTTGCTACCCATCGACGCAAAATTAGGAACAAAGCCAGAAGCTTTACTTTCAAATAAATTTAATCCAACCCCTAACGCGGATAGATCTACCGTATCAGAATTGCTGTTTCCCTTATATGAAGGATTAGCTTTTCTTCCAAGATATGTAAGAGCCTTAGCATAAATAACATCGTCTTTTACTGGTTTTTTAGTAACTTTAGATTCTACAAGTTGCTGCTTCGATAATTTATCTTTATATGAAAAATCTACCCCAAACTTATTTTTCAATTTAACAGGAGTAATGCCCATGTTTTTTAACATTATTTCTGTATCTATCTCTCCCAAAGCCCCCTTAACGTTACTTACATTGCCAATTTTGTTACCTGTAGCCAGCTTAGACTGATCGAAACTACCAGGTAAATAATTACCAATAGGCACACCTTTATATTTTAAGGATGAGAGATCTTTTTTTTGCTCTAAAGAGCTATTTATTTTTATTTCTGCTATCTTATCATATGTTGAAGTATTATAAGGTAATTTAATTCTATCAACTGATACATTTTCCGAATAATAATCAGTCTTGCTATTCTTTTTTCCACGAATTCCAAAATCATAAAGTTTTTTCAAATCGCCGCCACTCTTAACGCTGGACAAGCTCTCTACTTTGTTTTTAGCAAAATTAGGAATATACCCACCAGCAGCATATTGAGTATTTTCACCAAAACCATTTGGAGGACGAACTACGGTAGCCTTTTTACCAGCAGCATTAGTAAATGTCTTTACATCTTCTTTATTATTAACAAAAGATTTAAACGACTTTCCATTGCCGTCATGTATGGTTGTTTTTTTAGCCTTGCCAGCCCTGTAGCCATGCTCTCTAGCGCCAGCATTTTCCATCGCTTGACCAACATTTCTATCGGACGCAAAATTTGGAACAAATCCAGATGAAAAAGTTTTTTTTCCAGTAGCGCTTGTTAAAGGTACGCCGCTAGCTCCAATACTTACTCCAGCTCTACCTAAATTGGCGGCTATTGTTTTGCTAATTCTCTCCTGCTCTCTCATCACATTCGATTGAGCGGTCAAATAATCAAGAAGTTGTTTTTCAGCTTGAACGGTCGTCATTTTGCCGCTCAGTATTTTTTCTGTAAATACGCTATTCTTTTGAAGAATTGAAAGAACACCTTGCTCTAATGCAGCTTGCTGCTTGGTAGCCTCATTTCTTCCAAGCAACTCTTTAGCAGATCCAGCGGCAAATTTTGCTAAATTTACAAATAATTTAGTTAAAACTGCAACAGCTAAAACAGTGCCAGGACCGCCAATAAAATTCGAAATGCCCTTAAAAAATCCCTCTATAAATTTACCACCTTGAGTTTCAGTATCTATTTTATTAAAAGATTCAATTATACCGTTGAAACTTGAAAGAAAACCCTTAGCATTTGGTTCAAAAACCAATGATCCAATTTTACTAGCAGCCTCCTCCAAATTTGAAACCGCCTGAGAAGACAAAGCCGACAAAGTTTTATTCAACTCTTGGTTTCTTTTTATAGCTTGATCAGTAGAGCTCAAAGAGGTTTCTAGCGCTCTATCATATATGCTATACTCTTTGCCCAAATCAGAAAGAGCTGCCTTCAAGATGTTAATTTGAAAAACCCCACCTACCTGCTCTGCAACATAAGATTTTTGTTTAGCTCCAAGAGTATCATAAGTTGAGGCTAATTGTTTTAGAAGATCTATTGCGCTTTGTCCCTCTGACGTATCAACCCCTAATGATCCTAAAAGGTCTTGAACCTTACCTCTTTGCAGTCTTGTAAAAATAGTTTTAAGTGAGTTACCAATTACGGCACCGCCTCTAGCAGTAGTTTGCTGAGCTGCCGTGACTATAGAAATGAGTTCATCCAATGAAACTCCAGCATCTTGAGCCGTAGAACCAACTCTGCTAATAGCGTTAGCCAGGTCTGCTGAACTAACGGCAAACGCGGCATCGACATTGGCTAATTTATTCACAACTTGTACCGCGTCTAAAGCTGAACCAGAGAAAGAGTTGAGAGTAGCCGTCAAAGCTTCAACACTCCTCACCGTATCAAGTCCACTTAATCTGGCTAAAATTAAAGCGGCATTAGTTCTCTTAAGAGTTTCTTCAACTCCCAAGCCCTGCCTAGCCAGTTCGGTTGCCGCCTCAGCAACAGAAGAAAAACTTTGAGCTGTATTTTTAGCTATATCAAATAATGATCCGCCAAATTTTTGCAAACTTGAAGAAGACAAATTAAGTAATACGTTGATATCTTGAAGCTTTTTTTCAACTTCTATAGTAGAAGTAATCAGCGAAGACAACGCCTTCTCAACGGCAAATATAGCTCCAGCTGATGCTCCGAAGGCTATAACGCGAGCATTTGAAGCTTCTAAACTCTTATTAAACTCACTTACTTGAGCAGTTATTCTTCCAAGCGCCTGAGAGCTTTTTTTCGTATTAATCTGAGAAAGCTCTATTGTTTTTAGAGCTTTCGCTATATCTTTTTCCATTTGGCGCGTATTTGCGCTAACGGAAATTGTTGCACTTGTTAAACCTGTAGCCATTCTTTTTTCCTAATTAATTACTTATTAAAGTATTACACGAAAATAGAAATAATTAATAAAATTATTTCTTTGAATTTTTGGTATCCGTAGCTCTTATAGCATCATAAATATTCAATTCTCCGCCTTTATTTTGAGCAGCGTCCAGTAAGTTTGAATCATCAAGCCGAGAATTCATCCCGATCTCTTCGTAGTCAGACTTTTTTGCCCCCACTAATGAGGTTATTCTACCGCTTCTTTCACCGCGACTGTTCTTTTGGTTGGGAGACTTATCTAAAGCTTTCCTTGTTTTTGATGAAGAAGAACCACTTTCACACCAATCTACTAATTTTGAAGGGTCACAGAGTATTTCATCTGATATCTTTTCAGTTGTGTTATTTATCATTTTTCTATACATCGAAGCGTAAGAAAAAATATCTATTTGATAAGTAGTTAGTTGAGTTATTGGTTTTCCATAAAAGTTATATATTGGGAAATCTGAGCCAGTTAATAAAATTAAATTTTGAAAAAACCCTGTAGCAGCCACATATTTCAAATTATCTATTTTTAATAAATCTAATATTTTAGATATCTGAATCCACACCTCGTCATATACCTCATCCTCTAGGCAATCAAAGTAATCATTATTGTCAGAAACTGAAATAGAAAACGAAACATCTTTAAAAAGCAAATTATTCAAATAATAACGATGATAGTATTTTTCAGCGTATTCTTCCGCAGTAGTTGGTATAATACTTTTTCTTTCAGTTAAAATCTTATTGACTTTTCTTATTTCTTCGTCTATAGTTTTTTGAACACCATCCCTTTGAGATGGTAACATTAATTTTGATTTTGTTTTTATTAAATTTTCAATAAAGACGCGAGATTGGGCAATTTGGCTCTCTCTTTCCTTAGACCACCATTTTTTTTCTATATAAAATTTTAAATATTCCTCTTCAGTTTTTACACCATTTTTCTTAGCAATATCCAAACCTTCGCTATAGCGGTTTTTTAAAACTATTTTATCAGCATAATTAACATGCTTGAAAAAACATTTTTCACTAGATAGCCTTATCTCATCATGCCCCAAACAGATGCTGTGGTAAATCTTTTGGACCTCGTCATAGTCCATATTTTATATAAAGTTACTTACAAGTTTTCAACTGAGACATTCGAAGAATCCTGCTTCTCCTCTACAGCGGGCTCATCAATTTCTTTTTTAGCCTCACTTAGACTTTCTTCCTTCTCGGTCTCCCGCTGCTCTTCTTCAATTCTCTTTAAGAATTCATTGTCTAAAAGCTCAAACTCATAAAAATTATTAGCACTACCCAAATACCAAATTGTTACAAGATAATTAATTCTAGAAAAAACTTTATTAAGAAAATCGTTAGTTTCGACTACTTCGTCATAATAATCTAACTTAGAATCTATGTCGCCGCCATTTAATAAAGCCTTGTGATCACCAATTGAGTCCACTTCTACTCCCAAATTTGCCGCCCACCAAACTATTGACTTATTGCGAGCCTTAGCCTCCGCAGTATACTCAAAGGCATTAATTTGTGAAAGCTCTAAATCCTGCATCTGCTTTCTCAATAAAACTGTCTCCGCCTGCAATTCTAACAATTTACTCTTCTCTTCCTCACTTCTTTCGCTTTCTTTCTTTGCAGAAAGTTTTTCAATTTTTTCACGAGTCTCTGACAATTCAACAAACACTGCAGAATATTCTTTTTTTTCAGCTTCTGAAATTGTTCCGCCTTGATCTTTAAACATTTTATCCCAAAGAATTTTTGGCAATATTCCAGATCCTATAAATTGAGATAATTTTGAGGCATAATAAAGCTCGCCCTCTTCTTTTAATTTTCTATTTGGTTTTAAAATCGCAAATTTACGACTTACTCCAGAATCATTCTTTGCTTCAAATGAATACAGATATTTTTTATTTTTATCACTCATAATTTTTCCTTTTTCCTTTTATTTTACCGTTTATTTTACCGTTTATTTTATTTTTTTAAATAAATTTTATTTCAAAATTACAGATAGCGCTCAAAAGAATGTGCATTTAAACTATTTCCATGCTTGAAAAAAGAGAAGAAATTTGTTCTTCAGAATTTCTAACGGCGGCATTTCCCCTATCAAGAATTTCTTTTCTTTTAAGTGAATATTCTTGTTCGTCAATTAAGCCTCTCTTTAATAATTCTTCAACGTAAACTAGGTGAGAAATGAATAAGAACTTCATTTCTTTTTCTATCTTTTGTGACAAGAACTTGTCAAAATTAAATTCAAATTTTTGCATAATCCTTTTAAACCTTACTTTTAATTTCCTTTTTTCCTAAATGCTATTACACAATAAATAAAAAAAAGAGACTCCGAAGAGTCTCTTTTTAATAATATATAATATTATAAGGTATTAATTAAATAAGTTTTTTACTGAATGAGTTACTTTAGATGATTGACCAGGAACAGGAATCGAAGCAGTAATTGCAGGCTCCTGCTCTAATTTAACAGGCTCAACTTTTGGCTGGACTTCAACTTTTGGCTGGACTTCAACTTTTGGTTTACCATTCAATTTAAAATTTTCAGAAATATAATCGAAGTCATGACTTGAAAGCTCCACGCTACTGCCTTGAACTTTTCCTCTTTTTTTAACCTCTTCAACGTACCCAGCGGCTCTCTCACGAGCCGCCGAATAAATTGTTTTTAGTGGAATTTTCATTTTTTAAAAATGAATTTTATTAGGGGGCTACCGGATAACTTCCAGACATGAAAACGCCCTTGGTCGAATCTTCAGGTCCGCCGATACTTACTTCATACTCAAGAGACACAGAAGCATTATCACCGATTGAAGTAGTCAAGCTTTCTGACAATAATTTTGCACCTTTCAATTGAGCAATAAGTGCCGGAGCGCCATTCCCCGAACAGTCATTCTTTTTCATTGTTATCGTGAGCGTATACACATCAGTCTCGCAAAGAAGATTAGCCAAGTTAAAGTCAGCCAATTCACCCATCTGAGCTTCAACAGAAAGTGAGGCTGTCACAGGGAAATCAATTTCACGACTAAATGGGAATCTGCTACCTAATTTCTCAATTGGAGTTCTACTCAAGTCAGTTGACAAAGTAAAACTTTGAATTTTAATATCATTTGCCTCAAAGCCTTTGACCTGGTCATTACTTAAAGTAAAAGTAATATCTCCAGGTCTTAAAACTGTAACTTGAGTATCATTGTCATCTCCTGAAGATTGAGGTATTGTGAAAGATATTCCTGTGATCTTCGTACCAGCAGCAGGATCAATAGCTGGAATATGATTTACACCAGTGATGTCAGAGTAAACTGCAAAATTGAGAGCCTCAAAGTCGGCACTTGCTGTTGGCACGTCTCCAACTGAAGCCTCCAATGAATAAGATGTTAAGAATGCATTTCCTAAACCGAATACGCCAGTTTTGTCGCCGACATATCCCACATTATCGCTACCCTCCTTGGCAACAGTTAAAAAGTAATTCTTTTCATCAGTCTTTTTATTTAAGATACCCGATAAAATTGATACTGGCAGTCCACTTAATCCGCAAACACTAAGTCCAACATAGCTTTCATTACTTCCATCAGTTGGGTACCATGAAGTACTCATGTTAACAGTTGGAGCCTCAACTTCGATACGGTCGATAGCAGCTAATTGACCATATTGGTTAATATCGGTGAAGTTTCTTGAAAAGTCTGAGTCCCAGCTTTGAACGCGAGTTAGCTGAGCTATGTCGCCAACTCCAGTATGAGAGCCTGAGCGGGCTGAATTTTGTCCAGCATATAAAGCTAAACTTTGATAAATGATACGATTTCTTGACATATTTTTATATTATTGTTGATGTTTTTAGTTTTATTCCTATTAAAAAGAAAAAAAAATAAATTATGCAAATTATTACATTTAAAAATTATCGTTGGGAACAATTTAAAATCTGGGCATTCTTATTGTTTTTAATTTAAAATCAGCAAAACCGCCCCAAACGCCTTCCTTTATTAGCTTGTTAACTCTTTCATCAAATTTTGAAATCCTTACAGAGTCTATGTAAACTAAGTTATTCGAATACTGAATTGACAGATTTCTATAATTATATCCACTAGTTTCAGATTTAAAATCTCCAAATATATTAAATGGAATTCCAGAGGACGGAATCAAAGAAAAGCTTTTTCTTGCGGAATCTTGCAAAATGGAATTTAAAGAATCTAACTTAAAGGCTGTATCAGAAAATATTGTACATCTAAATTCATGATTAGATTCATCCAATCCACCAAAAGCAAAAGGCTCATTTTCTCCAAAAAAATTCTTAACATAAATAAGTGGATATGGCTCAAGTGAATTTGGCAGCGCTCCAGTTATAGCATTAGATAAAACTGGGTCATTTAAAAAAAGCTGGGTTTCGTCTTTAGCAGTCAAGAAAAGATTAAATTCCTTAGTGGCAAAATTTGTCTGAATATTTGAAATTGAAGCGGGCACAGTATTATCAAAAATTAATCTCCCCATCCCGTAGTCAACTTTCATTCCAGAAGCACCTTTTGGATAAAAATTTCCACTTATATTTGCGCCGGAACATATTGCAGCATCATAAATACTAGAATCAGCAACCCATTGCCTGTATTGAGATTGATAAACGGTATAGTTATTAAAATATGGATCAGAAGAAGGATAAAGAATTCCAGACTGAATATTTATAAAAGCATCACCCCTGCTGCAGACTTCATGATCTAAAAACAGCATAAACGAGGCGGACAATTCATTAACAAAAGAAGCTTTCATATTTTTAATTATTTACACTAAATAGTCTTTTTAGAAAATTATTATACATTCTCGAAAAATAAGAAGTGTTTTTAAATACCGCAGATCTAACTTTATTATCTGACTGAACGCCGCCACCAGACCTTCCAGAATTAGATCTTGAAATAAAATATCCCAATCCACTTATTCCTTTTTCTATTCCAGTTAGCCAACTTCTACCAGCAGCCCATGGTATTGGCGTTTTATTTTCAAATTCGTCCATTGAAGGAACGAAAACCTTAAAAACAATTTGACCATATGGCTTACCCCTTTCAGATTTTCCAGATCCAACCATTCTTATTTTATTTATTAAATTTTTAACAATTTCAGTGGGTTTTGAGCCACCATTAAAACCTATGAAAGAAAAAATATTCCCGTAGCCCCCCAAGGTTCCGGAAGTATTTTCGCTACTTTCGCCAGCGTCCATTTCCTCTGTGACAGAATGCGATTCAAATTCATTTAAAAATTGCTTTCTTTCATCTTCAAGTTTACTCTCAGCTATCTCCAATGCTGCACTTTTTATTTCTGACAAGTTTCCAATGTTGAGTCGCAAAGTTTTTTTATCTAACGTAGCCATGGCGCTGTTTTTAATTCACTTCCTTCACAAACACTGTATAAAAATCAATCGAAATTAATCCATGAGGTTTAGAAAATCCAATCCACTCACAACTTTTGCCGTCTATCAAAAACTCCTTGTATCCATTTATGAAATCAAAAGCGTCTCTTTTCATTTTTAATCTACAATTATTATCATGAATTTTTGGTCTAACCTCATTTGTTGGTCCGCCAAAAAGCTCTTTCGATGGATCCTGCCACATAATCCTCATTTTAAATACCCCAGAAACTGGAATTAATTGCTCGACAGTAGAAGACTGAGAAGATCTATCATAAAAATAATTATGAGATTGATCTTGAGTTTGGACTATAACTTTCTTAGGCTCTTTTATAACGACGACGTCTCTGCCAAATGACTCATGAATGTCATTAAAGACAGATGAGTAAGAAGATTTCTGAAAATCTGAAAAAAAGTTCATATTTAGTATTAATAAATATAGTCTCTATCTGATCTGTAATCGTTATAATCAGAAGAAACACCTCGATAGGATGTTCCAGCAACAGTATCATCTCCAACAACTTGCTGAGGACCAGAATTATACTTAATATAATTAATAATCATCCTGTCTAACTCCTCCCTGGAATCCTTAGCCATAGACTTGAAAGTCTTAGCGACTTCATTTCTGTTCATTCTGGTTATCGAAGAGTCGCCCTCTTTTAGGGAAGTCCAATCATTCCCACCTAAAGCTCCTCCAATCCCACTTAATGAATATCTAGCTTGTTTATTATAAAAATCAACTTCAAATATTTTTTTATAAATAGCCATCTGTTCCGAATTTAGATCAGGAACAATGTCATAACTTACTATTTCGCCGTATTGACCAGTGGCGTAACTGCCAGAAAAACAACCATCTATTAAGTTATTTAATTTTCCAACATTAGAGTTTCCAGCAAACCAATTTGCTAAAAATTCAGTAGAGTAACCAGCAGATTCGCCGATATCTTCGTGGACAGATTGTATAAATTCATCATAATAAGTAGCCATATTATATTGTTACACTAATAGCTACCTCAATGTTTATTTTTTATTAAGCGCCCTCTCTCAAAATTCTTCTAGCATTCGGACTCAAAGAAGAAGCGTTACAATCTTGGTAAGCATTAGCATATTGATCAGTTCTGCTAATTAGCATTCTTGAGCCTTGAAATCTCCTAAATTCTCTAGCCAGTCTCTCTTTCAATACTCTTTTTTCAACAGAGGGAACTAGCCCAACCTTTTCAGCGTGTCTTTGAAGATCGGTTGTATTAAGTTCATTAATATAGCTTTCATACTCTTCCATTTTTGAAGTTTTGTATGGATTACTATTATCCTGACCCAGAAGCGCATCCAAAGTTTGAAAACATTCAGTTTCATCAATATGCTTACCGTCAACTTGATCTAATTCTTTTATTTTTTTATTTTTATTCATATTAGCTATATTACTTGAATTTATTATTAATTTATAATAAAATTATCTAAGACTGTCAATTTGAGCTTGAAAATATCCACTAAGCTGCAGTAAAAAACCCAAAGTAACGGCATCCCCAGTTATAGTTGGCCATTGTAAATTAATTATTTTGGTATTCCTCATATTTATTCCAGAGCATGTTATTTGCCCAGATACATCAAGTGCAGAAACGGGACTTTCATTATTTATTCCGACCCCATCTTGATTAACAAAAAGACTACTAACACCAGAACTATCTGACCCAATCTGTATCCCGCTCCCAAAATAACCAAAACCATTTTCAACATTTAAATTGCCACTAGAAATATGCAAAGCTTCTGACGGTTGCTTTGTACCAATGCCAATAGAATCGGAAAAATATCCCGATTTGCTTTCAAATAATTTAGATCTAAATATAGCCGACATTTGTCCTTTTAATCACCCGCTTACCAGTTTGGCACTCTAAAAAACTGCAGTTTATCAATTATTATACACGTTAATAATTGAAATTAAAAAAAACTAATTAAATTATAATATTTAGCGTCAAAATTTTCTTGGAATATGTAGCAAAATAGTACCTTCTTTGAAATTTGTATCAAATTGTAAAGGATCTCCTTCTACAACATCAAATATATCATATACTTCGTTTATATAAAACCCATAGTCATGTTTTTCTACTGTCAAGATTTTTTGATTTAATTGCTCGTCTGTGAGCTTATTCAAGTCTTCTTTTAGTTGTTTATATGTATATTCATTCATCTTCATTTCTGGAAATAAAATAATCTCTTATTTCCTTTTCGAATTTTTTACCACTTTCTGACAAGCATAACACTCCGTTATTGCACTCTAAATCTTTTTCAATGTTAAATCCTCTTTCATTAAAAATTCCCAGCCTAACAGTGTAGTTTCTTTCTTTTATTTGACCATGATAATTATGCATTATTAATCCATCTAAATAATCTACTTTTGCATCTTTGGATTTTTCGCAATAGTCTCTGTACACATTACCCAATAATCTATAATGGAAATGTCCAAAATTTTGTTTAATTGCCTGTGCTAAAAACCCATCACCACCTCCGACAATACACTTGTCGCATAACCCACCAATTTTATCATAAAAATTCTTGTTTATGCACCACACATGCCCAGAGTGACTAAGGGTATTAGGTTTTTTTTGCATTTTTGGGTCGATAAACCATTCACAAAAACTTGTAATAGTATTATAACCCTTTTCTCTAAAATATTCATTATTTTCGTGAGATATTTTAAAGTTATTGTCCAGATAGAGGCAATCAGTAAACGGTTGAATGATATCACAGTGTTTTAATTTTTCGATACTTTCTAATGCCCAATTTGGATTAGCAAACTGTATATCTCTATCTATCCAACAACCATATTGCCAATTTTCTAGACTAGAAAATCCTATGTTTATTAAATTTTCCTTAACCCATAATACATCGTGCAATTTTACTTTTATATGCTTAAAAACCTGATCTCCGAAATCATCTAACCGAGCATTTTCATCTATAAATCCTTCGACAATTATTAATTCAGCATTAGAATATGATTTAAAGTTTTTTAAAAATATATTTAAATTTCGTTCGTTACTTTTATAACCAACAAAATTAAAATAGGGAAGTATTACGTATAATTTATCATTCATGGTACTCTTGGATAGAATATGAATTTTGGTTTATTCTTTTTACCCCGTTTTGAGGGAATATTATCTATTATTTTTTTATCTAAGATATTTATAAAGTCTTTTGCCATTTGACTAGCATTTTCTCTAGAATAATTTGTATGATATGGATGATCAATAGTATATGAATAATCTCTTATAATTTTTTTTCTTTTCAATTTGCAATAAGCTCCAAATAGAGAACATATGCCCCATCCAAATTTGGTTTTTAGATATTCTTCCCAATTTGATTGAAATTCTTTTAAAATATCTTTACCGATAAACCAAGCCGTACAATCAGTGGCTGTTACATTTTTTAAATTATAATCTTCTTCTAATCCTTCATTGTCGATATCTACAATGCTGGAATGATATTGAGTAAAATCTACGTTCGGAGCATATATGCCATAATTGTATTTAGTATAATAATGTCGCGCAGAGTCTACAACAGGCTTCCAATCATGATAGGTTGCATCGCCTTGAACGTGCATCATTACATCACCATCAAACATTTTACAGGCAGTAACAAATTGTTCTGCGAAATATGCGTCTTTATCTAAATTTATCCAACTATCTTTCTTATAATCTTCATAACTATTAATCACAGTAACATTATCAAAGATTTCCAAAAGCTGCGATTCAGTTCGCAAAGTCTTCTCATATTGACCTTTCCAGTTGAATATAAATGGATGAATTTTCATAGATAAAAAAAATAGGAGCGCGTATGGCTTTATTATACACGCCCCTATTTATATTTTTAAATTTTAGTTACTTTTTATTTTTTCCTGCACCTTTTTGAGAAGATTTAGAACCTTCTTGTTTGGGTTTCTTTTTCTCGGTTTTGTGAGCGTTATTTCCCTTGGCCACTTTTTGTTTCTTTCTTATATTTTCAAGCCTTAATTATGGCTTTGCAAATTCTACAACAGAATTATCTTTCCAACCAGCGGCTTTACCTTCTTTGCGGAAGGCAAGAACTTGATCGTGTTGAGCTTCTGTTAAGTGAACTTGAGTAACACCTTTTGGAACTTTATCAGCAGTTTGTTCTGTTTCGAACATTCTGTTAATTCTTCCCATTGGTCCGACGAATGCGTATTGTTTTGTTTTCATATATTTTTTTGTTTGTTTGTTTATTTCAGAGACTATTAATCCATTTAAAAGATTGATTAATTTGTTCTGAAAAGTCTTTCCCTAAAACCTCTTGCCAATCTTTTTTTAAGGGTTCAACTTTGTTTCTTATCTCATGATCTCCATAAGGCCAACCTAATTCATGTTCCATTGTATATTGTTCCACGTTATTGAAGTCGTGCTTGAAAGGTTTTTCTTCAAGATATTTCCAAATTTCATTCATAGTATCTCTAGGATTTTCTGTAAGATCCTCAAAGTGAACAAAGTGAAGTTTGTCTTGATATCTTTTTACTGCATCTGAAAGTCTTTCTACAGCAATTCCAAGTGGTGGAATGTTTAGCCATCCTTGTGTTCTTTTTTCAACAGTAGTCCAATTTTGTGGGGATTGTTTTTCCACTCCAGTAAAAGGAAAAGGGTGTTGCCGCCATTTCTTTTCAAACGAAGTAAGAATTCCACGCATGTCTCTTACGGGAACTAGAACCTTAGCATTGGGCCAAATAGCAAACAACATATCTAAATGTCCTACCCATGAACGGCATTTGTCTACTACTACTGGACGATCTGTCAATCTATTAAAAGCATTTTCACATCCTCCCTTGACATAATCATAGAATAATGTTTCCCCATCTTTGGGATCGGGAATGGTTTTAAATTCTTCTGTAGCTGAAAATTGCCGAGCAATATAACCAATTTCATGAAGACCGCTTGTGGCAGTAGAATGAACTCTAGGATTTTGAGCTAGAAGATTCATCAAGAGAGTGCTTCCTGCACGGGGCAGACCTGATACGAAGTGAATAGTTTTTGACATGCAATATATTTTATAGTTAAGAAACAAAAAGTCAAATAATTTTTTAATTCTTACTCATAAGGATTGGACTTATGAGTAAGATTGTTTTTATTATAGATCTTTTATAACTGTTACGTTATTGTTTCCTTGGAATTCTAATCCAGTTCCAGTTGTCCAAGAATCATCTGAGACTCTAGCATGAATGGTAAGAGGACTTGATGTGTTTTGCAATGCATTAGATCCAATAAATGCTGCTAATGTTGTATTACAATTAACAGTAGCTAGATTTGTGTTATTATTGAATGCATAGTTTCCAATAGTAGTCACAGAATTTGGAATAGTAACTGAAGTCAGTTGGTTAGAATGGAATGCACCGTCTCCAATACTAGTTACAGAATCTGGAATAGTAACTGAAGTCAGTTGGTTATTATTGAATGCACTGCTTCCAATACTAGTCACAGAATTTGGAATAGTAACTGAAGTGAGTTGGTTATTATAGAATGCACCGCTTCCAATACTAGTCACAGAATCTGGAATAGTAACTGAAGTCAGTTGGTTATAACCGAATGCATAGCTTCCAATACTTGTCACAGAATCTGGAATAGTAACTGAAGTCAGTTGGTTATTACCGAATGCATAGTTTCCAATACTAGTCACAGAATTTGGAATAGTGACTGAAGTGAGTTGGTTATAACGGAATGCATAGCTTCCAATACTAGTCACAGAATTTGGAATAGTAACTGAAGTCAGTTGGTTACTATAGAATGCATAGCTTCCAATACTAGTCACAGAATTTGGAATAGTGACTGAAGTAAGTTGGTTAGAACGGAATGTACTGCTTCCAATACTTGTAGCAGAGGAGCCAATGTCTACATAACCTGCAATGTTTTGTTGGGATTTCCAATCATCTGGAACATTTCCGTTTACTGTGAATAGAATGTTTCCTTCGCTGTCGTAGATTGTGGTATCTAAAGGAGAGACAAAGCCTCCCCCGCCGCCGCCATCGAGTTCTAAACCATTTCCACTGTTGTAGAGCGCAGCGACTTCTGCATCAGAGAGTGCTCTGTTCCAAATGCCAACTGCGTCCATTGAACCAGTAAACGGACCATATGTTCCATCTGCATTTTGTCCTAATGAAACTGAACTTCCGCCCGGAATAGGAGTATTATCTATAGTATCAGAAACACAGTCTACAGACCCATTTATATAAATCTTTAATTGACCGTTATTTCTTACACCAACAAGATGATACCAAGTGTCAGTAGCTAGTTCTGTTTGGCTGGTTAAACCGTAACCCAAACTGTCTCCACCAAAATTGGCGTATGCTATTGGGAATTTATCTTGTAAATCCAATGTAATTCCGCCATTTTGCCAAGCATTACCTGTCAATCCGTTAATTAAAGACTGAGGACCACTTGAATTAGTATCTAATTTGACCCAACATGCTAATGTATAGTTAGTAATTCCAGTTTGATCGACAGGAGAACTCATCCAATTACTTCCATCAAACACAGCCGCATTTCCAATTTTACCAGAAGCAAAGGAGACGTTGCCGTTGTTGGTGAGTGTTCTGTTGTTTCCTGATGAGTCGGAAGT